TCGCATTCCATAGCGTTGGCTCTTGCCTGCGCTAGTCTCTGTGCGTCAGCCTGTGCCGCGGCGGTAAGTGCGGCCTTATCACCATTACACTCACACCAAAAGTCATCTAAATATTACTCGAATTAGGATAGAATTGTTATATTTGTGGCATGAAAGTTAAGTCGTTTAAAATACTTGATCAATACTTTCTTCGGTTCTACAGGTCTATTATGTCTAAGAACGGAAAGAGGAGGAAGCATACGATCGTGGAGAAGAATGATATTCTCGAATGTCAGTCGTTGATCTGGAAAGTCATACGTGATAAGTACTTAGATAATGAGGGCGGGGTTTATATAAATAACATCGGTTATCTGTGCCATAAGATTAATCCCAACCGTAAGATATATCTGAATAAACTTACCGGGACTATAAACAGGCGTGGGACAGGTGGATATTCTTACGTCCATACGTGTATGGATTTTATGCCGAGGAATAAGTATTTTCATTTATATATCTCTCCAGCATTAAACAAGGAGTGTAGGATGGCTATGGAGTCTGGAAGGAGGTATAAGTTCTTGTACCGGGAAGTTGAATCGGAAAGTAAGGTATTTGGAGTTAAATGGGTTTACAAACTGTAGAAGTTTTTGTGATCCAGTTAGCCCGTGAGGGTAGACTGGATTTTTTTTGTATCACGGATTCAAATACATATCTTTGTGCAAAAGACTTAAATATGACGATAAAGGGCTTATTGGCCGAGATCAAGGCCGATTTACATAAATACGATGATAGCGGGGCTATAGATACCTCATCTGTTTATAGGTGGGCTGAGATCGCTTTAAAAAGGTTTGGGGGTGTTATAGCCATCATGTCTGAGGCGGTTATCAAGACCAGTAACAAGCAGGCGGTATTACCATCCGATTTCTTCGACATGCTTGACGCCTATAGGTGTGAGCCTCTTGTTTGCGAGATCCCTGGCGGCGATAAGGCTAAGGCTGACCTCCAACACGAGATCGGCTGGGTTGAGCGCACGGAGCGCGGGTTTCGTTGGAACTCCTGCACCGAGTGTTGTAAGGAAGAGTTTGAGAAGACGATCACGGAGAAGATTTATATCGGATCCCATGAGGTTCGTTTCCATTACCATCACCCAGTAAGGTTATCTATAGGTCGTGGATTGAGGCGTGATTGCGCCGCTGATAAGTATCGGGATAAATACGCTTGGGATAATTATGATATAACTATATCCGGCAATACTATGTATACCGGCTTTGACGGATTTATTTATATCGTATACAGGGCTACTCCTAAGGATGAGGATGGTCTACCATATATACCTGAGACGGATTTAGGTTATCTTGAGGATTATGTCGAGACGTATATCAAGATGAAGATCTTCGAGAACGCTGCCGTGAATGGCTTGATACAAGGCGCTGGTGAAGCTTATAAGCTATACGCCCAACAAGAGCCGGGTAAGTTCGCTAGGGCTATGAAGGAGCTTAAGATGTCGATGATCACGTTAAATGATTATCGGGAACTGGCTGAGGATAATAGGAGAAGGATGCTGTCTCATGAGCGTATGTGGCCCAACGCTTTTGATAAGTATATTAAACTTATTTAACAAAATACGATGATATGGCTGATTGGATACATTTAGATAAGACAAGTGGTACCGGCCCTGCTGAGGTTAGGGTTACCGCTGATATCAATGAGACTGGCGAAATACGTCAGGCTACGTACAAGGTTATAAAAGAAGGCACCAAGGAGGAGAAGACGTTCGTGTGCAGGCAGGAGTCGGTTCCGGTGGTAATCATCCCTGAGTTCGACTACCTAGTGCTTAGGTATATCTGGGCTGACGAGGACGGCATTGACTTCGACACGGCAACCGGCTTCGACAACACCGGCCTCCCGGACGTGGACGGCAAGCTGGTTGGTTGGAGTAAACAGTACCAGACCACGCAGGAGCGGGTAGGTGATTATCTTATCCACGGTGGTGATAACATGGAATCAGGTAATGAGGCAGCTTTGATCCAGATGGGGCCGTTATTGGATGGCGATAATTACGATAAATTACCTCTTGAGATCAGATGCAGTATATACGGTAACTGGTATGGTGGTCGTGAGAAAGGTAATATCACTATCAAATTCACGGCATATAAGGGTGGTTCTATGGAGAAACGTGGATATGATTTTGTCAATATCGGAGGCGAGGAGGTTTATACCGGTGATGCCCCTACCAACGTATCTGCCCATGGTGAGGATAATTGGCAAAATATAAAGACCTTGTATTCTAAGGTAGGCACGATGATCTACAACAAGGAGTCTCGTGACTGCATTGTAAGAATAGGTGAGTGATTGTTCTTTTTTCATAATACAAATATCTATCAGCTCTCTCGTCCGTGAGGATGGGGGAGTTTTTTTGTTTTTTAGTCCTTTACTTATGACATGTTTGATCTTTTATTGCACAGAAATAATCTAGCTTTGCCAAAAACTAGTATTATGATTACATTGAATGATGTCAATAACGAACTCCATGTCCGGTTATATATACTGGAGGTGCTTAAGGATTATATAAGAGATGATGATTTCGATGGTCTTGTAGATAAGGCGTTGGATTTTGTCATGGAAGGCGTTTCTATACCTAAGGCTCCGGCCAAGGATACTACCATGAGTGACATATCAAAGAGTGTTTTAGCTTTGGTAGCAGGAGCGGGGCTGGATGATAGGCTAAGCAAAAGCTCTTTAGAGTTAGCCTATGATAGGTGTAAGATGAGGTACGTATTCGATCCTCGAAATCGGGATATACACGGTGTAGTCGTAGGTTATTCCAATGACTTTAATAGTCTGGTGGCTGTGTGTGATGAGGGATCGAAGAAAGGGGTGGACAAAGGATCTACTGATTTTGTGGATGTCAATGAGAGATACGTGACTAACGGTTTCTTTTACATATCTGTAGAGGATGCCGATAAGCAATCGAACTACATGGGTAAAAATTTGTAATTGTTGTGTTTTTGTACTTTACACGAGCGTTTAAAAGTATTTAGTTCTCCTTCTGGCTTGTGAGAGTCAGAAGGATTTTCTATGATTATTTAACCAACAAAACCACCATACTTTAGAAGGTGGATGAATTGGTTTGATTAATTTTGAATCAAAATTACAAATAAAAAAATGATTTCCTACAAATATAATATATACAGATCCAAGAAAACGAAGTATCTTGATAAAATGCTTCGTGAATGTTGTTTTGTATGGAATCATGCTTTAGCTCTACAACGTAGATACTATAAACTGTTTGGGAAATATATCTCAATTGGTAAAATGAAGAAGCATTTTGCTAAAAGAATTAAAAGAAATCTTCTTCATTCTCAAACAACACAAGAAATACTTGAACGTCTTGATGAATCTTATAATCGTTTCTTTAAAAGAAAATCAAAGAGACCACCTAAGTTTAAAAGATCAGATTGTTTCAACTCTTTTGTTTTTAAACAAGGAGGGTTTACTCTAAATGGTAATATTCTCACAATCAACAAAGGAAAGAAACGTTTTAAGTTTTCATACAGTAGAGCATATGAAGGTAATGTTAAACAAATAAGAATAGTCAGAGAAACCTGCTATCGTTTTAGTTTGATTATAGTTACAGATTACAATCCTGCAAACTCTTACAGAAAGACATATGATGGTGCATCTGTAGGATTGGATTTTGGTCTGAAAACTTACCTAACTAAAAGTGATGGTAACAAAATTGGGTCTCCATTATTCTTCAAGCAATATCAAAACAAGATTAGAAAACTAAATAGAAAGTTTTCTAATGCGAAGAAAGGATCCAATAATAGAAAAAGAAGACTGTTTGAACTTCAACAATCGTATCGTAAAATAAACGATTTTCGATCTGATTTTCAATGGAAGTTAGCACATCAGTTGTGTAAACAATATGATTATATTTTCATTGAAGATCTAAACATTGAAGGAATGAAACGTTTGTGGGGGGAAGAAGATTTCCGATCTCAGTCATTCTTCTTTTATTAACAAACTTACGTATATCGCTTCAAAGTATGGAGTGATAGTACATAAGATTGACAAATGGTATCCTTCCTCAAAGACTTGTGAATGCGGGTTTGTTAATAAAAACTTGTCGTTGAGAGATCGCACATGGTGTTGTCCAAAATGCGAGTCTATCAACGACCGTGATGTTCTTGCGGCCCGTAATATACTTCGGAAGGGCATTTCCGAATTGGAGAGCAAGAGTAATTCCAGCGATAGTAATATCGGGGTTTCTTGCGTCTGTATCCAAGAATCCCATTTGCTTTAGTGATGGGAGTATGTCAATTTTGTGCGATTTGAATGTTTTGCATAATACGTACGGTTTGTTAGAATCCGCCACATAAGTGATTATCTGGTGGATTTATTATATTTGCGAAAAAGATAATGTCGTGCAAAATAACTCTAACATAGCGGTTCCCGATTCCGGGATGAACAGGGATAAGCATCCACAGGACCTATCCCCGTCTGAGTACAGTTTCGCCTTGAACGCTACCATAGAGGGTGACGATGGGAGTCAGATTAAGATTCAGAACGAGCCTAGCACCCTTTTATGCAAGCGATTCGATGGCTATAAGGTTATTGGGTATAAGAATGATATAGCTGGTGATAATACTTATTTCTTTCTCGTGAATCCTGATAACAATACCTCTAAGATCACGTTCATGAGGTCATTGGATTATGTCAAGACCGTGGAGGATCAATTGGCTGGATCGGGAAAGGACATCCATCGTATCCTTGGCGAGAGGCTTGAGGAGTCGGATGGTCGTTTTGATGAGATATGTGATTTGATGGAGGTCCTGATAGAGGATGGGGTTGATGATCCTTGTCTTAACTTCTCCATCCATCACCCGATATTCGACATAGAGATCAAGGACGAGAAATGCGGGAAGGTGATATACTGGACCGATGGATATAATCCCCAGCGATATGTTATGGTCGATAAGGCTCTTAATCCGGATGATGATGGTGACTTTTGGTATCATTACCATGGGTATAAGACATGTGGGGATGACAAGCCAATAGAGAGGTGTAGGCTGGCCTGCGAGAAGCTGCTGGTGTTCCCGTTGCTGACGGCCCCGTGCGTGGAGCCTGAGGTCGTGGAGTTCGGGGGAAGCCTGCGTGCCGGGACCTACCAGTTCTGCGTGGCGTTGTGCGATGAGTTCGGGATTGAGAAGACCGGATATTGCTCATTGACCAACCCAATCATGTTATTCGATCGTCAAGATATGGTTATCCGCGATGGTTTATGGGGTAAGTCAACCAACATGGGTATCCGCCTTACCGTGTCTAATATAGATAAGCAGGTATCTCATTATAAGATAGGCGTTATACAGAACACGGTTGGGTTTAATGGTGAGCAAAGCCCGGTTCTTGAGTATTTCATAGAAGGTATACATCCGATAACGGAAAGGACCATTTATTACCTTACGGATCAGTATAGCGAGCGTACGACCATGGAGAAGTTATCCAAGGAAATACCGGTATATAAGACAGCCAGAGGCATGACGTCTGTCGGGAATCGTCTTCTTCAATACGGCTTGACCGTGGAGAATGAATGGAATCTTCAACCGGTCGTTAATTTTTTGGGTCATTTCGTTAAATGGCAGACATCGATAGCCACGGAGAATCTATATAAAGACGGTGTGGCTTGCTCTAAATACGCCTCTTTCATGCGTGACGAGGTATATCCGTTGGGTATAAGGTTCTTTACCAATACGGGATACAGGACAGCTAGATTCCCGCTTATCCCTCGTCCGGCCACAAGGGAGGAGATGGAGGTTATCGTTGATGAGGACGGCAACTCTGACGACCTGTCGGCTGCGTCGGTGCTGGAGAACAACCCGCAGTGCGCCGGGAACAGCCGCCGTTATCTTTGGCAGTTTAAGAATACGGCAAAGATCATAAACGACCCGTCTTGGGGATTTGATGATTTTGGGGGAGAATGCAAGAATCAGCTAGATGTTAAGCAACTCAGATATGTAGAACAGGAATATGCCACGGTAGGAGAGACCCAATTCGTTATCAACACGATGGGGGAAGATGTTACGGTAGATGATGCTATTGATTATATCGCTGATAATATAGAGAACTTGTGTGATATCATAGAATCTAATGTAGGTGTTACTGACGAGTTATGCGCTGCTATATCATTGCCAGAGGATCAAGACGGTATAAAGGCTCCCGATTTCTCTAGTGGATGTGATGATATTGAGAGGATAGAGACCAGGACTATATTGGATAAAAACTCTTTGGTGGATTCTAGGATTGATTTTACGTATAAGCTGGAGAGTGATTATACGGAGACCGAACCTACGACATTAATACAAAGTAATGCCGAATCCCAAAGGAAGTTTTCTGTATTGTGTGATTTTGATAATTACTCTAGTGGAGGTAAGAATATCATAGATCTGGTTCAAGAATGGTTGGATGGTCAGGATGAGGATAAATTCCCGTCTGATATAGACTCCTCCGCCTTGGTCTTGTGTCAGGATATGTCTAATGTCCGGCAGTTATACGATGAGGGTATATGTACTAATGGGTGTTCGGTAGGTGATCCTCACGTGAATCCTACTATTAACAATGTTCAACTTCCTACATTCCAAGGGAGTAGGTCATTGGGTAAGTGCACATATTTGTATCAATATCCCGGATGGGAAGGAAAGAAGCATACGGAGACGATGCTTGATCAGTTAATGGATACGATGGAGGCTTATTTCCCCCAATATGAGAGTCAGTTTGGTATCGAGAACGCCATGTGTCTTTTTGGCGATGGTGATAATTCTAAGTTTAATACCGGTATAACTACTGACTGGGAAGGTCGTGTGTCTATGCAGAATGATATTGACGCCAAGACCAATTGGTTCGGTAGAAGCAACTTGACTTATTTCAAGTTCTATCCACATGTATCCTCATACGCCAGATGGGTGGAGTTGGATTACGAGAAATACATAAGTGGTTTATCCGATCCTGATAACGGTATTATGTATATAGAGATGACGGGTAACTATAATTATCCGATCGGCGACTCGTCATCATACAATAAGGTTCGTATAACGTTTTTCTCGGACAAGGAAGGTACCGTGGCTCCTAATCCTTTGGCTAATGATGCCAAGAAAGGTGTTATAGTGAATTACGTGGATCATAAGATATTTATGATGCCAAAGTACTTGTTCTGGAATGATGACAAGACTACTTTCCATAAGATATATGTTTGCATCGAGCCTGCGGTATGCGTGTTCTTCACCGGTTTCGCCATGAGGCAGGACATGAAGGAGCTTGCCGGATTCTATACGGCCGGCACCGCCATCTTCCCCGCCCCGTTCTGTTTTGGCATTCGGCCACTGGAGGTGAAATACGTATTCTTCTTCACAAAAGAATTGAAATTAAGGAGATTCGTTACCTATGAGGCGAAATGTATCTCATGTGGGGATAAACCCGCTGACTGCGCTCCCAGACCATATCAGTACGGTAATTTCGGATATTGGGAGTCTACCAATAATTACCCGGCTAATTTTGAGTTGTATGATTCAAGTAAGATCGGGATATCATCGGGAGGATCAAAGAGGAAGGACATAATAGATTCTTTGACGAAATACTATGGGTCTCCTAGATCCGTTGGGGGTAAGTCTTATTTCACCGGTAATGGGGGTAACGCTGAGTACCCAAATACGTCAACCACGTTTTGTCAGAGACCTATACGCCATTACAAGTTCCCGGATAACTCTGTCGCTCCTTTTATGGGTAATCCGTCTCAACTGACTGGTCAATATGGAGTTGACTCCTATATTTATCCTATGGGGGTGATGCTTGATGACGATATCGTTAATGAGTTTCTGGATATAGCGGTAGAGAACGGTCTTATAGATAAGGCTAGAAGAGATTCTATAATAGGATATGAGTTGTATAGGGGCGATAGGACGTTGGATAAGAGCGTTATCGGGACCGGTCTGGCTTATGATATGTTTAAGTACGATGATCCCGACGGATCGGCTAACCTTTATCCTAATTACCCTTACAACGATTTGTCTGATGATATGTATATCTATAAGGATATTAATCGTGAGAAATTTATAACGCATCCGTTTAACAGGAGGGGTAATATCTGGTATTCATTCTTAAGCCCTGATATTGCCTTTAACAAGCCTGACGCTCCCACCGAGTGCCTTGTTGATGGTTATCAATTAGGTAAATCCTCAGGTATATTCAGGGAGGTGGAGGATCACCCTAAATGGACGATATTAGGGAGTAAGGCTTACAGTATGGCAACATCATTGGCTACGGTGGAGGCTATGGCTAATTTAATATCCGCTATAGCTGAGTATACATATCAGTCGGCTTCACAGCAATATGTCGGTGGAGGTGTGTTCTTTTTAGCCAACCCTGTCGGCATAGCGCTGACGGCTATCCGTCTGGCTACAGGTATCGCCAAGGCCACAGCCCAGTCCGTGGTGGATATAGGCAAGTACAGGTATCAGTGGTTAACGGCATTGATAGATAGGGGACCTAGACGGAACTATGCTTATTACTATACTTCTGTCGCTCATTATAATTTATTTTACCAAAAAATAGGGGAGTCAGAGTTACGTGGATTGTCAACGGCTAAATATATCAAGAGCGGGTTATATCCGGTAACAGATATCTCTTCGCAAGGGGAGACCGTAGGCGGTAAGCCTATTATCATAAACAACCTCGATCGTGAGCATTCATTGTTCATGTCATTTGGTATGGATAAGTATATGCTTGAATATCCGGAGTTGGTTTCAAGTTACGATACCAGCCGTATTCAGGATGAGTGTAATATTCGTAACGATGAGGTGGCTGGTATGACGCCTCATTTTATGACACGTGAATCTTTCGTATCCTGCCCCTATATGAGGATAAAGAAATATTCTCCGGCTCAATACGGGCAGATAGAGGATATCAGGTGGGTATCGTTAGGTGGTTGCGGGTTGATGGATGAGGATAAGCGTAAACCTGTTTTTGGAGGTGATGTATTTATATCAAGGTTCTCGCTTAAGAGGAAGATGCCTATGTTTTATTTGACTCAGTTTGGTCAGGGGGACATGATACCATTCCCTTATTATGATTATCGGAACATTGGGTATCCACGTTATTTCGTTAATTACGATACCGGGGAGGATTATCTTAATAAGACCGATACGGATACCGGATCGCTATACTCTTTCCCTAGCCGGAAGAGCGCTTATGAGATGGTTTGCAAGACCGGAGATATGTATCTTAGCGGTCGTTTCTTCCTATACTTCTATGGCATACCTCAGTTTCTTGTGGAGTCTGAGATCAATTGCAATTTCCGTATAGCCGGACCTGAGCCTTACGAGGGGTTCTATCCGGAGGTGGGGGATTATATATCATGGACTCAGGAGCGTAATGTCCCTATATCAAGGAGTAATGTGTTTAAGATGAGTCCTGTGTATAAGAATCGATTTACGTTAGGTGGCAGGTCATTACCAGAGACGTATGATAGCAATTTTTGGGACTGCGCTTACCAAAGACCCAACGGCGTCATATGGAGCACCGCCGACGTGTCGGAGAACGGCATGACCGATCCTTGGCTGTCGTACAAGCCTATGGATTACCATGAGTTCAAGACATCTTTCGGGAAACTTATAAGCATGAAAGGGATAGAGTCGGATCAGATACTGGCTCGTTTTGAGAATCAGGTAGGGTTGTACAATGCCATAGACGTGTTGGCGGAGAGAATATCCCCGGAGAGTAGCGAGCTAGGGACAGGTGGTCTTTTCGCCTCTCGTGGTATCGAGTATAATAATACGACGTTAGGATATTCCGGGACCCAGAGCCGGGATATGATCAGTTGCGAGTTTGGGCATTTTTGGGTAGATTTAAGGCGTGGTCAGGTGTTTAAGGTAGATTCTAATGGTAGGAATCTTACGGAGGTCACACCGGGGCTTAGAAACTGGTTTAAGGAGCATCTTCAGATGAAGATCATCCGTAGCCGGATATATAACGCTGATACGGACGCTGAGTTGTCTTATTACGATATCGATAACAAGTTCTTTGGTATAGGGCTATCCATGGGCTGGGACAATCGGTTCAAGAGAGTTCTGATAACCAAGAAAGATTATATACCGGTAGGGAATCCGAGCGAGTACCAATTCCGTGGCGGCCGGTTCTACAGGAACGGACAGGCGGTGGAGTTGCAGGACACCAGCCATTTCACGGACGTCTCGTTCACCGTTGGGTATAACTGCCTGAAGGGTGAGTGGAAATCATATTTATCCTACACCCCTGATTATTATATCGAGCACCAGCATTATTTCCAGTCCGGAAAGAACTACTCAAGTGAAAGTCAGGAGATAGGTTTATGGTCTCATGGTTTGACCAACCAATCGTATCAAGTATTTTATGGTAAGCTATATCCGTTTGTTATAGAGGTTCCGGTACGTGAGCAGTATGTGAATAAGATCCTCACGAACTACCAATATAGGATGGATGCCAGAAGATATCAGGATGAGGTTAATTACCAAATTCTTAGGACTACCGGATTCAATAAGGCATGGTTTTATAACGATACCAACAACAGTGGTGAGCTTCGGATGGTTATCGCTGACAAGAACGATATGAGCCAGCGGTTAAGGTATCCTGTAACCAATGACGATAGCCGTGAGATATTGGTGACGGAGGTTGATCAGAAGATAAATATAAATGACTATTTTAACGAGGTCAAAGACGATACGAACAATCTTCCGATATGGGTTAAGGATGTGAATGACATTGACCGTAAGATCGACCCCAGGGCTGTCGATTATCATCGGAGGTGGCGGGATCGTCTTCGTGGCGATTGGTTCTTGGCTAGGTTCGTGAATGACATTGAGAGCCGGTTCAAGATGATAGTACGTTGGTTTAGCAACGATGAGAAAGTTTATTGAGGTGATTATATACCTTTAAATATTTGATGTTATGGCAGCAGGGAAAACTAGCAGTAAAAAGAAGGGCAAATGCCCGAAATCAGGATGTATCAAGAAAGTAGGGAGTGATTGGCGAGTGGTCAGTAACAAGACCGGTAAATTATGGCCGGCTAAGTACAAGTCTAAGGAGAAAGCTAAAGGAGCCTTGGCTGCTTATCACATGCATTAGCGTATAAACGGGTACATGATTTATTATGTACCCGTTTCGTGTTTTTAGGCTTATGATATTATGGTTATCTTTGTGAAAAACGTAATATATGTCTAAGAAGAATAAACCGGAGGAAATCCCATCGTGGATAAAGGATTTATATAAGGAGGATCTTAACCGGGTTGTCAATGGCGAGCGTCCTATGTATTTCAGAGGTATGGATGATAGTCCTTTGAGAAACGTGTCCCCGGAGTTTGATATCCTTAGCGGAGGAGCCGCAGTTAAAGGCATGAATGGGATAAGAGGTACGTTGTCCCCGTTGAATAACGGTATGGGTAATTATAATTTCAGCCTCAGGGGTATAAATAAGAAGATAGGTGAGCTGGTTGATGAGGCGGGATTATATCTACCTGAGAAATTAAGACCTGTATATCGGACTGTGGTGGATGCTATGTCGAGTTCCAAGGATAAGGGGTTGGGTCATATCACGCAGCCGTTGGGCAACGCCCTGTACCCAGCGGACGAGCGACGGGACCGGCGTCTGGAAGGGGAGCATCCCGTTGGTTATGTGGATGCCATAGATGGCATATGGCCTAGGAAGAAATATGGGCTATGGGGAGAAAAAATTGAGAGGAAGCAAGATGGAGGAGAAACAAGAGAGTCTGTTCTTGATAGACCTAGATTCGGGAGCAGGGTATTGGATAATTACGTAGCTTCTGCTCACCCGGTTTTGTCAATAATATATGATATCGCTAATTCAAGGTATACTGATGGCCCTACTCGCATAAATAAAGCTGCGTATTCATCAATAGATCCTATGGGGAAGAATCCGGAATGGTATGAGTATCCTGTTCATTTTATGAAGATGTTCGGGAAATATATATCTGGTGATTTTAATAACAAGTTATATAGCGATAGTGATAATGATGATTTAGGCACAAGAACTAGTGATGAGGCTTGGGCTAAATATAATAAACTCCCTTACGATGAGTCTGTATTGATAGATAATGGTGATGGTACGTATAGTATACGAAAGGAATTATCTAATAGGATGATACCTGATTCGTCTATCGTAAGGAATAGGATTGATGTGAATAGGAGTCTGTTTGATAAGGAAACTAAGGAATACAATGAAGGACTTATAAAAGCTTTAAGTGATGCCGATCCAGAGGAGTATGAGAGGATTCAGAGGGAATATAAGGATCTGAAAAGGGTAAGAGAGGGTGCCATATCAGCGGACGAGATGAATATAAAAGGGTTGAGGTCTCTTTATGATAAGGGGTATGGTGTCGTGAATGAGTATAATTATAGGGATCGTAGACTTGATAAGAACGAGACGGGTCCTCATAGTGTACTTGGTGATTATACGATATATCGTGACAAGGATATGGGCGGATACAGATATAGGGATGTATATGATTTCAATCCCGCTGTCCAGTTTCTTTTGAATGGGGATGTATTTAAGATAGATGGTAGTATTGATAAAAAGGATAGAGGAGGTTCGGTAAATACAGGGAGGGCTTATGGTTCTGGCAAGTATGTAATTGATCCTCGTAGATCAGAGGATAGTAAGATGGCTGTATATGACGAGATATGGGATTATCTGACCGACAAGAAGGGAATACCACAAACGCAAGCTATCGGTATCCTGTCGAACATCGCCGCCGAGTCCGGAGGGGACACCGAAGCCCTAGGGGCCGCCGGTGATTTTGGCATCCAACAATGGCTTGGACCGAGGAAGAAGGAGCTACAGCGCAGGTATGGTAAGAAACCGACATTGACCCAACAACTGGATTATCTTGTGGATGAGTATCAAGGTCGTGTACCGGGGCTAGGTTGGAACTACATGAACCAAGGCAAGTTCTTTGATAAGGACGCTCAAGGCAATATATATAATTACTATATGTATTCGAAAGCTGATTTTGATAACGCCACGAATTATAAGGACGCTACCGTAGCATGGAATCAAGGATACGGAAGACCCCTTGGATCGACATTAAGAAACGAGAAGCGGTTTGAGTTCGCTGATATGTTCGCTAATAGGTATGGTGTCCCGGAGAACGAGCCAATGAGATACGAGTTCGGGCAGCGGGATTCTGGTACGGGAGACGGAGGCCAGCAGCCCGTGCCTGAGACGGTAGCCCCCGCCGCTCCTTCTTTGGCTTCCCATCCTGCCATGGATAGCTGGTGGGAGAAGGAAGGCCAAGACCTGTTATATAAGATGCTAGCTCAATCTGGCGCTAACAAGAAAGCCATAGAGGACATCGCCAATAATATTAAGAATGATCCTCAATCAGAGGCGCAGATAGCGGAGGCCGAGCGTATGCGTAAGGAACAGGCGAAAAGGCAGTTGGTGCTTAATATGATACCGGGGTTGATGCTGAATATAAAGGGTATGAGTAGATCTCAAAATTAATGTTACATTTGTGAAATCATTAAACGTTTTAGATATGAAAAGATTGTTGTTTTTATTTGCTATGTTATTGACGCCATTCGCTTTGATGGCGCAAGAGGTAATCCCATCAGAAGGACCTATTACTATTGATCTGACTACCTTTACAGGCATCATGGCTTTCGTCACGATGTCAGCTACGCAGTTAGCCAAGGTTGTGCCGTATATTGACACCCATAAGTGGGCTAAAGTCCTATCCGCCGTAGTCATAGGTATGCTGGTTTGTATATTAGCGTGGTTTCTAAAGGTGTCTCCATTGCTTATAGGGAGTGAATGGTGGGAGGCTCTATTATATGGAGTGGCAGTCGGGCTCAGTGCTGCTGGCTTCTATGACCTAGTGAAAGCAATAGGTTCGTTATTTGTAAAGAGGATCTAAAAGAAATAGGTTGATATAATGCGATAGCTATATGGTTTATTATAGGTAATCCAATCAGCTATCGCATTTTATTTTTTTTATTGTTTGTATTTTTTAAATCCGTATTTTTTAGCTATGCTATTTATTATACCTTCATCTATATTAAACCATTCTCTATCTTCTTTAAATCCTGATAAAAGTTTATGCATATACGACTCGATATCGTCATCTATTGTGTATATCATTTCTATATTTATATTTGATACTCTAAGAGCTGATAGTCTTTTTTTTATATTAATAGCTCTACCTATTTTACAAAGACCTGATATTCTGTCTATTGCTATATATGTTTTATATCTATTATTTGAAATACTTCGATAATTTTTTGATATACTGTTTAGTATTTCATCTATAATCTTTGTTGAGGATATTGAGTTTATCGCATAAGATATTAGATGCGCTTTTATTTTATCATCTATATTCATTACGATTGATATAAATACTCTGTAATCGACAAACCATTTTTGTCCAGGCCCTTTACCTTTTCGGTATGCTAATCCAACATTTTTTAAATCAGATATTGTCTTTATGCTTTTTTCTGGCATATTTGTTTGTTTTAATATATTATTGATTACATTTTGTGTTATACTTGATGTTATGTAATGGTCGGTTCTAATTTTTGGATTATTCTTTGATTCTCTGTACGAGTTTATTATATATACAAAGTCTGTTATACAAATAAAATTGTCTTCTTTGTTGAGCTCAATGCTATTTTCTGATATTTCTCTATTCATTGTTTTGTAATGTTTGTTTTTACGCGAATATATAAAATAGTATGCATTACAACAATATTTATAGGTGTTTTTATGCATCTTTAAAAGATTAATTTAAAACAAAGACTCATCGTTGCTAAATGATGAGTCTCTATTTTTTTTAAACTATCTTTGTATCAGAACGAAATAATTTGATATATGGGAAAGTATGTAATTAAAAGGAAGATACCTAAATATCAAGATGCTGGGGAAGTTGACCCTGTCATGCCCGGTAATGTTGTTGGTCTTCAGGGTCTTGGAGTGGAGCCTCTGGTTTCGTCTACCCGGATAGGATTTGATATTCAGCAGCCTGATATTAATACCATTGATACAAGTGATTTGAGCGCTTTGGTTGACAGTAATAAGAAGGTTGATAAGTCTGGTAGTACGGATGTTTTTGATTTTACCACCATCCCTTACTATGGCGCTGATGATATAGGGTCTAGATTCACTCAGATGGGTCGTGGTATAGGGCGTATGAGAAGCGAGGGATATGGCGATTTATCCACCGGGGCTAAAACAGCCAATACGATAACTACCATAGCATCAGGTATTAGTGGTATCATGGGGTTGGCTCGTAACGTGGTTTCCGGAATAGCGTCTGAGAAAGGCACCCGTACCAATATCAGGTTAGCTCAGGAGCGTGAGGCTAGGCAGAGAAGGCAATCCCAGATGCAGTATAAGGATGGAGGCGGTGTTTATCTAGGACCTAATAACAGGTTCGATAGCGGTAGTCTTACCGGTGAGTACCTGTATCCGTTACCTAAGTCGATGGAGGATCAAGCCAACGTAGAGGTCGAGAAGGGTGAGTACGTGACGCAGCCCGGAGAGACGCCGATGGAGGCCATGGGGCAGAAGCACGCTGATGGGGGAACACCCGTTTCATTGGAGCAAGGCACGAAGGTCATTACCGACGACACCACCATAGAGCCGGATTTCGCTAAATACATCAGAGATACGTATGGGATCAAAGCCACGCCTAAGGATACGTATGCTACGTTAATGGACAGGTATAAGGCTAAGATCGGTCTTAAATCGGCTTACGATGATCAGAAAAAGGCGCTGGAGAAGCTGAAGAAAAACGATAAGATAGATGACGAGAATACGAGGCGCTTAAACGCTTCCGTATTATCCAAGGCTATAAATGACAGTAACGAGACGGTTAATGGCTTAGAAGGAAGATTTACGGACTTCGCTAACGTCATATACAAGGAGCAGGAAGACCGGAAGATGAAGAAGGATGAGGATACTTATTTTGCCAAGGGAGGTGAGATAGATAACATCATATCTAGATCTATGAAAGAATATGGCCTTACAGAAGATGATGTAGCTGAGGCTAAGAAAGAGCTGCTTAAGAAAGTAGCTGGTATTCGTCAGAAGATGGAGAAAGATGGTAGCTCTTTATTCGGTTATCTCCTTACTTTCCGTCCTGTTGAGAACAAGTATAATAATAAGGATAATACGTTTGGGTATCAACGTCAAGATCAGGACGGTTCTTATGGCGGCATTAACGCTGATGAGAGACTGGATTATTATAAGACGTTTAATCCTGTCGCTTATGAGGCTTATATGAATGCCACGGGCAATACTAAGGTTAGGGCGCTACAGGACGCTATCTACGGGCAGACGAGTGGCTGGATGGGCTTGGCTGCGGCGGAGAACCCGATCATCGCCAACGCCGAGGCGCTTCGGGATTACACGACGCTCGTTTCCTTTGGCGGTGAGGATAGCCAAGGTAATTATCCGGAAGATAAGAAAGCCGCATATCATGATAGGATGAGGGATAATAAGTTTGGAGCATTCTCCTCATCCCGTCCTATGGCTGCTTTAGATGTAGTCACTGAAGATCAACACAAGGCTCTTAGCGACGCTGGTATCACTCATTTCAGTCAACTGTTTTCTGACAAGAATAAAGATATTGTTAATAAGATCCTTGGGGAGGATATGCTTAAGATGCAGGCGTTAAGATCCATGAAAGGTATGGAAGGTCTTGATTTTATACTTGACCCGCATAAGGTGGCTCCCGGTCCTATGGATATAGGTGATGTGGAGGATCCTGATGTTAAGCTGGATATGCCTGAGCTGATTGATCCTAATACACTTCCTAAAACCAACACAAATGCCGGTAAGTCGAACGGCGGCAATGGAGGCAGGAATATAGTAGGTGGTGGTCTTGACTTTCCTGAGGTGTTCAGGATGACTCCGGGAGCCGTGACAACGGAAGGTCTGGAAAGACATTACGCTCCTACCGTTGGCCCGGTGTTGAGATCGGCTGATCAGTATATGGTTGAGGCTAATCGTGCTTTCCAATCACAATTAGATCAGATGGGTAATGTCCCGGATTCCCAGAGAGGGGCTTTATCTTCCAATTTACAGGCTATCATGAGTTCCAATATAGGTAAGTATATAAATGAGGTAGAACAAGGGAATGTGGCTCAAAGGACTTGGGCTGATAATGTCAATTCTCAATCATGGGCGAATACTTACGACAAGAACATAGCCCAACGTCAAGCTTATCAACAACGGATATTGCAGGGATTGGCTATAAATGACGAGAACTGGGCTAGGTATTTCGATAGCGTCAATGATGAGATTCAGCAGAAGTGGAATACGGCTACGACCATGAATACATTAAGATCTATATTCGGGGATGTAAAGATCGGTCCTAATGGGCAGCTGATCGCTGATCCTCAAGGAGATATATTGAGTTATAGGAGATTATATCCCGCTCAGGAAGTAACTAAAGGCAAGAAAGGATAAAGGATGGCTTCACAATATAGTATATTAAGGAATTACGGCAAGTACGTATCACCCTACAACATGGATGTCATGATGCAGGGTATGGGATACATGCAACAGAAGATAGATACGAATCGGCAAGCTATTAATGAGTACGCTGATTATATTATTAATTCTGATATAGCTAAACCTCAGGATAGGGAATATCTTCAGAATAGGTTAAATGGATTAATACAGGATGTGAATAACGTGTATCGTAAATCTAATCTGGCTTCTGATGGTATAGCCAGAAGTATACAGGCTCGTCTTGGAGAGGCTTTAGATACCCGTGTATTGAACGCTATCGCCGGTACTAGGGAGATTCGGGCTTTCAGCGAGAAGATGGAGGATATGAAGCTGAATAATCCTAAGATGTATAGTCCTATCAATGAGGCTGAGGCTTTCGCCGATGCCGTGGCTTGGATGAATGACGGTCAGGTAGGTACACGTCTTAATCCTATACATTATACCCCTTATACGGATTATCACGCTGAGATTGATGAGAAGATGAAGAACTTCATCTCCCTTAACAAGGGGAAGAAAGTCAATGTGCCGGTAGTTGACGCCAATGGTAACCGGACTGGGGAGATGCGTGAGATGTATATAGATGAAATGAGCTACGCTCAGGTCAGGGATATAGCTATGGCTTCCATATCTGAGAACGGTAAAGCCCAGATGCAGTTAGAGGGAAGATATATGGCTAGAACTAATCCCGATCTGTTCAACGTCCAAAGCACGTCTGATTTCTTAAAAGGATATATTGATGATTTTAGCGCCAAGGAAGAGTCTATACGTGCCAAACTCAAAGGGGTAGGTAACGATAAGATAAAGAAGGCTAAGCTGGAGTCGGAGTTGGCTGATATCACCAAACAGAAGAATGATTTCGTGGAGGAGGCTGAGGGCGTTATCGGCAGCAACTACAGTCCGGAGCGGGCCGGCATGTTCATGGTGAGGCAGCAGTTCCTTCGTGGCGTGGGGTTACGATGGTCTTATAATAACTCATACGAGACGCTTGGTGTTGATGATTATTATTTCAAGGCTAATCAACAGATGATGGAGAGGGCTAAGTTCAATGAGACAAAAAGGCATAATCTAGCCATGGAGAAATCCGCTTTGATAAGAGCTAGTAAATCAGGTAAATCGGAGAATGGAAATGGTGGAGGCGATGACATGACCGGTCCCACCGTGGTTACGAAGAGTGCCAATCTTGAAGATGTGAATATAAGCGATGAGTTCATGAATGGATTTATAGCCAATGAAAAGGCGGTGAATACAGGCATGGAGAATTTTGTAAAGTCTCTATCAGACGATGCCAAGAGGAAGATCGACGCATGGGCATCTGATCCTGAGAATAGTAATGTGGTCAAGGATATGGATAACAATCAGGTTATCATGGCTTATTTCAAGGCCAATGGGGGATCTACGAATACACTTCTTGATTATAATGGAAAGGATAGTTATATAAAGCTTCTTGGGTTAAATAACCAAAGGAATAAGTATAGTAAGATTAATGAGGGCTTCAATAAGGCTGAGAATACTGTTTTGGATGGTGTTGATGCTATAATTGAGAAAGAGGCTAGATCGTATGAAGGATCAGGTATAGATATTAGTTACGGATTTGGCACATTCAATCTTGGGGATATCAACAATAATGGTGATAAGGTTTTTGATATAGATGGCATAAACGATATAACATTAGACGATTGGGCTAAGCTATCTGCTTATAGTTCTTTGCTAAATGATAATATAAACGTTGTTAATAGTAATATTCAAGGGGAAGCGCCATACGTATCGGTAGATTCAGGTCAGTCAAGTATTATTATGGATCGTTTGAATGATCTTATGGGAACGTCTTTGTCGCTTGATGATATTGAATCTATAATGTCTCTTGCCGTATCTGGGGCTAACAAGAATAGGCATATCGAGGAAATAAAAGACAGGTTTGCTGGGGATAATAGAGCGATCGCTGTCGCTACCGCTATATATGACGAAGCGCATAAGGAAAGAAATGATTTATTAAGGCATAAATGGAGCCGTGGAGATTTGGGTAGGTTAAATGATGACGCAAAGCGTGCTGGCGAGGATTATTTAAGGCAATATCGTCATGAGTACGCCGAGCGTGAGTATATCTTTTCCGGTGATTATCCGTCTAAAAGCAAAGCCGAGTATGATTATATAAAGATTAGTGACCTATTTACCCGTGGTGGTGGTTTTATTCCTAAGGATAAGGATAATGCCAATACGAAGATAACGTTTACCATATCCCCTATAGGTGATGGTAATTATCAGATCATTGGTAATAATGGAGGTGATGGTAGATCTGTTGTTGAGGTAAGCGAGGCTGATCTGGCTGCCAATGACCTTGCTTTCTATAAAGAGGATGTAAATATTCCATCCGAGACCTACGACTCTGGTGTTGTATCTATATCGTTCGCTAATTCAAGTGATAACGCTTATGGGAAGATGGCCAAGGCATTGCAGGTAGCTCCTTTTGCTTATGCTAGCGGGGCCAAGGACATGACAATGCCTTATATAGATATGTTTACGAATATAAATGATGGTAATATCAGGAAGAATCAGATGATGATCGCTACTGACGTGTTGTTTGATAACGCTTCCATGTACGAGTTAAGGGCTTCAGGATATAAGTACAATAATGGATCTTCTGGCATAAATGTGGATATATATGGTAAGGGGAAAGCCAGTAAGGGAGATACCCCGTTGTATTCTATAGACCTAGATGGCGTAGCTTACGCTGACGAAGTAGCCAGAAAAATTGATTTTTGTCCTCAGTATTATTTGACTATGGCGTGGCAACAGATACTTAGTAAGGAAAATGAGGTGTATTGGAGGAGTGAGGGCAGATCGACTACCGATGACTTCGAGAGTTTCATCTCCCCTATAGCCAGTATCATTGATCAAGAGATAAAAAACAGAAATAGTGGAAATAATGGAAATAATGGAAACCGGTAATAACGTTCCTGATGGAAAGAAATTGGCCGAAAGATATGGCTATCCTACAATGGGTGTTGATGCCACTAGAGCCATTGGTACGAATACCTACGATATACCGGATCGTGATTTGCCTCCCGTGCTTGATCCGTACTCTGCTTCGGAGAGATCAAAGTCGCAGATACCATCATTGTCGGAAAGGATTAAGAATACCGTTAAGACAAATTATTATGATGATATAAAGCATATGTCCCCATTGGGATATATGGCATCTGACCAAAGCTATAAGGGTAGGTTTAACCTTACAGGTCCGGAGATATCGTTGGAGGATTCAAGATATCGACTCAGTAGCGGTACTTGGATACCTAAATACGAGTCTTATATTCCCGGCGTAGATAACGACACGCGTCTATCTAGGAGCCAAGGTAGGACCGAGAAATGGATGAGAGGATTGGGTAAGCTGGCGGGTAAGACTGCTTTATACGGATTAGGCGGCGTTATCCAGCCTTTTTATGGTATTTACGCCGGTGTATCCAGAGGTAATTTTAACGCCGTATTTGATAACGATTTCACGAGATGGCTGGATGATCAGGATAAGAAGATGGATTATGGTCTAGCTCATTATTACAATCGAGAGGAGCGGGATATGAATTTTCTTCAGAGCATGACTACGGCTAATTTCTGGTCTAACGATTTCTTATCCGGTCTTGCTTTTACCGCTGGTGCCATGTTATCATCAGCTGTATATTCCGGTGCTGGATTGATGAACTTAGCTCGTACGGGAGCTAGGGCAGGCGTGGCTTTGGCTAGGATAGGCAAAGCGGCTTCGGATACCAAGAAAGCGTTCGGCGTTTACCTTAGGGCCGCCCGTACGGGACAGAGGATAGGCAAGGGGCTGGACACCCTCGCTTTTCTTGGTACATCTACCTCGTGGGAGGCGTCTGTCGAGGCTAGAAGCATGCTGATGGAGGCTGAGGAGAATTTCAGGCAGTCTTACCGTAACGCTTATGGAAGGGAAGTCCCATATGAGGAGCTTATGAAGTTCAGGGCTGACAACGCCGATGCCGCTAATGCCGTATTTGGCGCCAATGTCGGTATATTGTCATTATCCAATATAGCTATGTTCGGCGATATGTTCGGCATGGATCTTGGCGTGGATAAGTTCATAAAACGCAATATATTTGGCGTAGGAGCCGAGAGGATGGATAACGGGACATTGAGGGCCATAACGCCTAAGAAATGGCAGAAAATAGCCGGGAATACGTTCAATATCATCAAACGTCCGGTATCTGAGGGTCTGTATGAGGAAGGTCTTCAGGGAGTGGCTAGTAAATCCGCCGAGGATTGGGTAGAATCAAGATACAATCCTATGGCTATCCGGCAGAATATAGGCTATATGGAGGCTATAAAGAACGGGTTCAAGGAGACTTACGGATCTAATCAGGGATGGAAGGAAATCGGCATCGGTATGATTATCGGATCGGTTATGGGAGGAAAAACTATTGGTGGTATAAAGGAATGGAGCCAAGACATGTCCCGGAACAAGGGGATGGTGGAGGCCTACAACACCAATGCCGGTGCCTTGACTACCGCCGCTATCCGTGCTATTCGTGGCAGTATGGCTCTTAACGCTCAATTATCAGGCTTAAGTACGGATAATAACGCTGACGATATACCTAATTCTAGAATCGTAGATAAGACTTTTAGTGACGCCGTATTCAACCGTCTTCGTTATGATCAGGAAATGGGGATGTTAGATGATACCAAGGAGAATTTCAAGACAGTCATCGAGTCTATACCTAATAGCGATATAGCCTCTGATATGAATATGACAGATGAGCAGGTAAATGAGTATAAGTCCAATCTTGTTGGCGAGTTCAATAAGAAGGTTGATAATTTTACTATGGCTAGTAGATTTGCCGACTCCCTTACCGATGGTATATCCAATAGATCATTTAACACCTATATCTCCAACATGGCTTATAACGGTCTTGAGGCTAAGGATAATTTGGATGATATCGCTAATCAGTTAGGAAGGATATACAATACGGATATAGGACCTGCTTTAGATATATATTCTCGTCTTAATCCTGATTCGAGTAGGGATCTTGAGAAACTCAGGAAGCTTACAGATGATATACAGAAAATGGAGAAGAATGTTTTGAAGCTTCAGCAGAGTATCACATCTAAGGAAGCTCTTGAGTCTGATAAGGTCAAGTTAGCCAAGGAGAATGATAGACTTCTTAAATTGACGGAGGATAGGATTGCTTTGGAGAGGAGATTAGCTACGTTAGTTAACTCAGAGACAGATATATCTAAGCTGTTATTAAACAGGGATGAATCAAGGATCAGCGCCGCCGATCTTATGGCAGCTTATGAGACTATAGTCGGTTTTGAGAATGCCGTATCTATCCGTGGGGTTGATAATCATAAGGAGGCTATGGCGTTGCTTAGCGAGTATCGTCATAATCTTGTGGCTTATAAGAATATAAACGAGTCACTTCGTCGTATGCGTGACAGAAGATTCATCCGGGCGCAGGAGCGCGGGTTCATGAAGATATTATCGAACGCATGGGGGAAGACTTATGAGGAGGATGACAGCAAGTATGATTTCAGGAATACCGATGATCCTGATGCTAATTCCCTTTATGCCAATGATCAGGCCATAGATAAGGCTTATCAAGATGATCTTATAGGAGAGGACGAGGCATTTATGTTCAAGACCTATAATCATATGATCGCCAGATCTATGGAGAATGACATCAAGGCTGATGATGGCGGTATCGTTGAGAATGTACCTGATAATGAGGATATCATAAATCCTTCTGATGATAGAATCAATAATATAGCTATAAAGATATGGAACGGTAATGAGGATATCTTATCTCCTAGGGAGAGGCAGATATATGATAATAATAAGGATCGTATCAATGATCTTGTAAATGGGTTTGGCGATAATCCTATAGCTAGGCTTAATAAGATTAGGTCAATGATAGATAGGTTAAATACCAACGATAACGTATTAAATAACATCAGAGATACTATTGATGATATCATAGATATAAACATTAATGGTCTTGATCAGGATCAGGTTAAGGGGGCTATACAGACTTACAATGATCTTATGAATGATATTGACAACGGGAATGAAGTTGATCAGGATAAACTTAATGAGGCTATTGATATTATCAATAATTATTCTGATGATCCTCTTCTTCAATTCGTGGAATGGATGAGGCTGTATAATAATGGAAGTATGGTTGTCAAGGATTACGATAAGTCTATACCTATGGGTGATGTTCTCACGGAGAGCGAACCCGGGACATCCACCGGCAGGACGGAGGTCAACGCCGCCCAGAATCCGGTGGTGTTGATGGCTCAAAAGAGGGAGATCGGTGGGGTCATGTATTATGAGGTAGGAGGGATGAGACTTGACAGGTTTATGGACGGTCTTGGGCTTAAAAGATCTGATGCCACTGATACTGATAATGGAAGGGTGATGGATTTCACCAACGGAACCGACATATTTACTGTTATAGAGTCGAATAACCACTCAAGATGGATGATAAGCGAGGATGACGCTCAGGCTTTCGAGAACGCTACCGGTGTCATACTGGGGCGGCAGACCGCCTTATCGACCTCCAACTGGTTCATGGTGTATCGCAAGGGGCAGGATGGATCTGTTGTTCCTTATTATACAGGAGATGCATTTGGCTCTAATAATGAGTCGATAAATCAAGAAGCTGCGGCTAGTCTTCGTAAGAACGATATCGTGAGGTTCAAGGTAGATATGTTAGATCCTTATACCAAGGAATTGTATGATAAATACAATAGCCTTTATGCCGTTGATCCTAATTCTGACGAGACCAAGTCTGCCCGTAGTGATTTGGTTAATAATATGGTTATTAAGATCGTGGATGGTGACGGTAATTTTGTCTCGGTGCTAAAAGCCAATGATCCAGACTCAAAAGGGAGTAACGCTGATTTAAGGAGTATGGCCTTTGAGTTGTATAGGGATAATGTAGGATCTGTCGCTGGCGAGATTGATATACCGTTCGTAGGCGCAGTCACCAGTGTTTTGCCGGGAAGACCTAATTTTAGCATAAGTGATGATAATGGTACGTTGATGGTATCCGAAAATGACTTTACCAACGAGACGGTTGGCAAGGTAGAGAGCGTAGGATATATAGAGAATGGGGAGGTTACGATGAGGGATAATATCAAGTATAACATATTCCCGTTCTGCACGGCTATTGTTAGGGATAAGTATGGTGATTATAAAAATTCACGTATCCCGGTCGTGGCTATAAAAACAGGGAACGGAAGAAATTATCTATATCCCGTAAGGTTGAAAAATCAGGATATATCGTCATTCTCTTCCATGATCGGATCAATGGCTGACAGAATTATAGAGGGTCTAGGTGGTGGAGTAAGTATTGATGATATAATGGATCTTAATAACGCTATAGCCAGATCCGGGCTGGATAACAAGACATATATGATTCCGTTGACGGGAGACGTGGATGTTATCAAGAAACGGCTAGAGGCTGTCAAGGAAGCGGCTAGTAAGATGCCTATGACCGCTGACGTAAGAGGATGGATAGGCGATTCTAGGACCAAGGAGGATATTTTGATGAATGACGTTACGATCAACATCGATCTTAATAACGATCCTTTCATAGCCCCTAAGTTCAGGATGAGTATTAGGAGGGATGAGACGTTCTTCGAGGATACGGAGACCCCGTTCGGCAGCCCGTCTGACCTCCAATCGGGATCCGCCTCGCCTGCGAAGGCTGCCGAGGACAAGTCGTTGGTTTCCGACGGTAACGTAGTATCCGGAGAAAATGAGGCGGAAAATCCTTGCTAAATTAAATATCTTGACTTATCTTCGCAGCGTCAGTCCATCACCTGACGAGTAAGATATTTAAAAGTTGGTCCCTGTCGGGTGTGTGATGGCCCCGGTGGGGACTCTTTATATTATGCAATTAGATGCTTTTTTACACCGGAAAATTATGCAAGACTTACGCATCCAGCGAGTGAAGGTCTTGATGATGTTATATACCAGTCATTATTTTGTCAATAACAGACAAAGGCAGCTGCTTGACCATACATACGCTTTAAGCAGAAGTCAGGCTTTCGATTATATGACGGAGTTCAATAAAAGACTTAGTGATAAGATAGGTATAGAATGTACGATGGATATTCTTCTGCCTACTGATGATGATAATGCTAATATCATAATCGAGTACAATGGCATCATTAAGAAGTTGATGAGGGAAGCCGAGAAGCTGGAGCTTGATACTGATGCTATCAAGTTCATGATGCGTGATCTTCTTAATGAGTTGAAGGGTGATATTGATCTTAACATCCTGATATTTGACGTAACCCAGTTACTTATAAAATACAATCTATTTAGGTTGGACGCCATAACCGAGCAGGAGTTCAAGGACTCTTTCGTCAGGATGGATAGTAGGAATATGGAGATAAAGAAATTAACTTTATCTGATATCAAGAAGGTGGTGGAGATGATAGAGACCAGATATAATCGCTTTGTATGGTGAGAGAAGATAAATGAGAGTCATTGGTGGAGTAATATCTGCAATAATATATAAAACGTTAAACAATGTTTGAGTTTTATATATCCAGTTTACTGGCCGGATATTAGCCTAAGTCTTGAAATAAAGACTACGTTATTGAAGAATATATAGTTGCCTACGGATGTTTATCCAAGTCTGTAGCTCTAAGGTAGGTGATTAAACAGGGATTGTATTTGGGTTCCGGTGTTGCCTGTACAAAACCTTCAATAACATTGGCGATGGGTACTAACAGGGTTTTGCCCTGACTTATGTTGAATAAACATTTTATTAAATTATTTATTGTAAATGGTTTATGTACAGGATATATATGGTAGACCCTTAATGCCAACAACGAGGCATGGTAAGGTTAGAAGATTGCTTAAATCAAAGAAAGCAACCGTGGTAAATCTTTGTCCTTTTACAATCAGGCTTTTGTATGATACAACCGGTTATAAGCAAGAGATTACGTTAGGCGTTGACACAGGTACAAAACATGTCGGTTTATCAGCTACAACAAAAAGCAAGGAACTTTACGCAAGTGAAGTTATTCTAAGAAGTGATGTTGTTGATCTTCTATCAACAAGAAGGGAATTGAGGAAGATTAGAAGGTACAGATTGAGATATAGAAAGCCAAGATTCATGAATAGGATTAAATCAAAGAAGAGAGGATGGATCGCTCCATCAATCCGGCAGAAGATTGATTCTCATATTAGGATTATCGGTTTTGTATATTCTATACTACCTGTCTCAAAACTGATTATTGAGGTTGCCCAATTTGATACTCAAAAGATCAAGAATCCAGAGATATCAGGTAAAGAGTATCAGGAAGGTGAACAATTAGGATTTTGGAATGTAAGGGAGTATGTCTTGGCAAGGGATGAGCATAAATGCCAACATTGTAAAGGAAAATCAAAAGATCCTGTCCTTAATGTCCATCATATTGAGTCACGCAAGACTGGAGGAGATTCACCTTCTAATTTGATAACATTGTGTAAGACTTGCCATAAGGAGTTTCATAAAGGAAATATCAAATTGAAAGTAAACAGAGGTGAGTCGCTTCGTGACGCTGCGGTTATGAGTATCATGAAATGGGAGTTATACGATGAGTTAAAATCTTTGTATCCAAACGTAAAAATGACTTTCGGATACATAACAAAATATAATCGTATAAATCACGGGATTGAAAAATCCCATGTATCCGACGCTTTTGTGATTTCAAGGAATTTTGACTCCGAGAGACTTGGATATTATTACAAACGGAAATTAGTTCGTCGTCATAACAGACAAATTCATAAGATGAAAGCACCTAAAGGAGGCAATAAAAGGATGAATCAATCTCCTTTTAAGGTTTTCGGATTTAGATTGTTTGATAAGGTGATGTTTCAAGGTAAAGAACGCTTTATTTACGCAAGAAGGCTTCGTGGAATTTTTAATATCCGTGATATCAACGGAGAAAATAAGAAAGATATATCTTATAAGAAATTGGAATATGTCAGTCATGGATTGATTTCTATTGTAGCAGGTTGAGATTGTTAGGAGATAGGGGAGGGTATACGAATCCACCCCTATTCACAATCAATATGTTAATCAGATAAGGATATTTTCGCTAAACGATAAATTCCATTTTTTTGTTATTTAGGATTTAGTTTTTGCCTGTTCGTGAGGATCGGCAAAAATATTTGTACTTTTCGGAGAAACATAAGGTTTGTTACATTATTGTTATTTGGCTCCCGTCCGCTCGTGAGAGTAGGCGGGATTTTGTTTATCTTTGTAACAAAACGATTTAGTAATGGGAAGATCTTGCTATGTTATAAGAAATAAGGAGGGTGGGGTAGATAATGTCCTTGCCCCTAACAATCAACCATCCGGATTATACCAAAGGGCGATGGAGGTGCTTGGCGACCAGAAGCAGGCCTTATCGGTCTGGGGTACGGCCTACTCCCCCGACTTCGTGTCCTTCTTTGGCGATTGGATGTCCATGCCATCAGAATACGACTTAGATAGCAATGGGGAGCCTAAGTATGATGATGTCATGTCCTTTATCAAACAAAAGAATTATGCTGTGGGTAATTTCATGGCTGACGAGGTTAAGGATATTAATAATACCCTTACTTCCTTGGGCGTCGATAATATCAATGATCTTAATGATATGATCGTATCTAATTTCCTTTCAGGCGGTGATATATTCCTCAATAGGTACAATCTTGAGCGATCGGGGATGTATGACGCTGATGAGATTGATAATATCATGACTAACCGATCGGAGTATGATCGGGTAAGGGGTATGATGAGGAGGATTGTCGATTTTATGTCTGACGGGGATCTTAATGAGAAGGATATGTATTTCCTGTCCTCCGAGTCGGGCCTTGGTGATGATTATATGATATATGAGGATACATATGACTCGTTAGGAAAGAGAAGGGGCTTGAATCCAATAGAGGTAAGGGATACGATCATGAGGGCGGTAGGCGGTATCAGCGACCGCCGGGAGTTCGATCAGGCTTTCGCCTCCATCCCATACCCTTCCTTGGCACTCCGGTATCAGGAGGATCAGGATTACGCAGATCGGATGTATGACACGTATCGTAATATGACCCGTATGGAGGTTCGGAGTCAGGACGGAAATACGATTACCGACTCGTACTTCAATAGTACCACACCGTATATCAGTATGCCTAAGGATATGAAGGGTCTAAGGGATAAGGTTGGGGAGATAATCGATATGGATGATTTTAAGGACATCAAGGACGTTTCCGGACGTCTGTATGACATAGCTATGGATCTTGCCGACATGGGCGTGGATATAAGCGAGGCGATCAGCGATGAGATGGTTATATCCAGACCGGAGGATATCCGTGATCTTATGGCGTCGCTGGATGTTATGTTATCTTCCATACAGACCGGCAATCCGGTATATGATAGCTTTATCTCCGATCTTGACAGGATAACAGGAAAAGGGAATCCGATATACGAGGTTCAGGATACTTATTCTACCGGTGATAGGATGGTATATGTAAGGTCCGGGAAAACATCTCCTTCCGATATGTATGATAGGAATATGTTGTATGTAGGTAGAAATACATACCATAACACGACCCCGATAACCGACACCGATCAGGCCTATGAGGTGCTGGCTGATATCGGGATAGAGCGGCCCTCGTACTTGCCGGCGGGCGTGGTCCCCCAAGGGGCTTCCCGATCTGATATTGGTGCAGTCGTGGATAATATCAAGAAGCTAGTTATGTCCAACATCTCATCCTCGAATACTGAGAACATGATCCTTACCAGATTGATATACCAGCATCCCGTAACCCCTAAGATGGATGATGTCGATATTGATCGGGAGTTCAGGAGATACGAGGCTAGGCAGGGAAAGGATCGTGATTTTATCAAATCCTGTACATCGTTGAGGAAGATCCAGATCAAGGAAAGGTTAAAAAAATCGGATTTATATAATAATGTCTTACGTTTCCTTGATTTTAATGGATTTTATAACGTATCTTTGAACCACCATGACAGAGGTACGTTAAAAAGCATGGAGATGTCGTTGCCGGAAGGTCAGGTAAGGGATCTTCTGTTTGACGTGGCTATCGAGTCCGGTGACAGTAGCATGATAAACCTTTTCTATCTGGATAAACAGGATAGGATGATGGATGCCGGGTTTTATAGGTATCTGTACCAAAGGAATCCGGGCCTGCTCCGGGAGGTCAACGGCGGTGTCGAGGCGAGGCCGGACGGTTCGTTCTTGGCTCGTGGAAGGTATGATGATTTCGTGTCATTCCAATCCGGCTTATATGAGAAGATAGGTGAGACGGTTGATGGTGCGATATACAGGTTCGTTGATGATCTTATATACTCCGATCCATCATCATATCAAGAAAACATGGTACGAAGGATGGGTGACGTTACGGTAAGGAGTGACGATAACCGCCTGTCAAGGATAGAGGATAATCCCTCATCCAGCAAGATAGTTAATGAATACACTGCTAATACAAATAAGTTGATGCGATATTTTTCGTGTGGTTAATCTCTCTTTGACGTCGTGAGACGTTTTCTTTCGAGCATTGAAACATTGAATTTTATAGATTTGCGATGAATCCGGGCCGTAGCGATACGTTCCGGATTTTTTGTCTTGTACCGGTTCTTATTAATACCAACTGCATGACATGACGTACTTTGATGATGACACATATCATGATCTTAGGGCTGTTAATTTTTGAACTTTGTAACGCCCGCCATCAGGTGGGGTTATTATTAATTCAAAAATAAATAGACATGGGTACAAGTGGAGACAAAATCGTGCTGTTAGACGGCATGGGTTCCGGGAGCGGTAGCGCCGCTAACGGTTTATTATCTATGATTCCGGGTATGTTTACCAGCCTTTTGGGTGGTAATAAGATGGATCCGAATTTAGTCGCTGCGTTGATGAACGGTCGTAACAACCAAGACCAGTTCGGAGGAGCTAACGGCTGGTGGTTGTGGATTATAAGCGGTACATAGACACCCATGGATATCACTTTTCCAAGGAGTTGGCTAGGGAAGCCGCCGACAAGATGCTTAACGCTGACGGATCCAAGAGAAGATGGACGATGGAGGACGCTAAGCAGATGTTCGATAAATGCGGGGCCAAGAAACCTGATAACGCCACTTGGGGAGATATCCAATACCTGTTCGCTATGTTCTATAGCGACTACTTTCCTAAGGTATTGGATTGCGACCAGAAAATAGTCAAGGCTGTCTTGGCTTATCTGGAAGACCCTGACGCTCCGGAAGGGACGGCGTTCGTAAGGTATCTGGCGGTGCGGTGCTTCGTCGGTGACACAATCAAATGGAGTGATATGATTTAGGTTTGATACAACGTTGGAGAACCCTGTCGGCAATAGAATACCGATAGGGTTTCTTTTTGATCGTAGCCTTATTATGATTACATTTGTTCGAGGTAGATCTTTTGTTCATAGGAAGGGTGGGCGGGAATGAAAAAAGGCATCCTCACGGACACCCTTCCCCTTTGGTTGAAAATCACTTAAAACATTATGAGTTACTACACCGCAAATATAGATAATTAAATACAAACTGCAATGGGTAAGGGGTATTATTGGATAGAGCCAGTGGATCAGACGTTAAATGATTTCCAGTTTTATAAGGCACGTATCGTAGGCGATCCTGAATATGACGAGAAGCATCATCGTGTTATATTAAGGACGGATAAGTACTTCCCTGTAGGGAGTATCTTCCATGTCTTGAAAGACTCGGAGATGTTCGTTATAGAGAGGAGATTTAAGACATGGGGGAATAAGTATGTCGTTAAGCCTTGTGAGGGTGAATGGGAATGGGAATCTGTCCAGAAACTTAAAGACAAGGCTATTATATTCCGTAGCGGATTCCTGCACGGGGACGGCAGTTTTTGACACTTACCCGTATCTCCCCCCCCCTCGATTTCTTGGTATTTATGTATATAACTATATTTGAGCAAAAAATAAGTTTGATATGGAAGATTTTCAAGGTAAATACAATGGTAAGCAGATAGAGCAGCTTTTGGATAAGGCTAATGATATTGATCTTACCAAATATGCTCTTAAGACGGATAATGCCCCTACCGCCACGAAATTACAGGCGGCTAGGACCATAGCGCTGTCCGGGGCCGTGACCGGTAGCGTATCCTCCGACTTCGGGAGTAATATTACTATCTCCACGACATTGGCCAATTTTGATGCCTCTAAGATCGCGTCCGGAACCATCAGCATAGATAGGTTGCCTAAGGCGGCTTTGGAGAGATTGGTCGTGGTAGCTAATGATACGGCTAGATTCGCCCTTACCACCGCTACGGCTCAAAGTGGTGATACGGTAAAGGTCACGTCTACAGGTAAGATGTATCTGATAAAAGACGAGTCTAAATTAAACAGTGAGGATGGGTATGAGCCTTACACGGCCAGTCAGGCTTCCTCCGTGCCTTGGTCCGGGGTTACGGGCAAACCAAGTACCTTCACACCTCCCACGTCCTCCGCTACCGTTCTTGGCGGTATTAAGGTGGGATATACGACTTCCGGGAAGAACTATAAGGTGCAACTGGATTCGTCCGGCAACGCTTACGTCAACGTTCCATGGACGGATAATAACACAACGTATAATGAAGCCACGGCCGACACCTTAGGATTGGTTAAGATCGGCTATGCTTCTAATGGAAAGAACTACGCTGTGCTATTGGCTAATGGCAAGATGTACGTCAATGTCCCTTGGACTGACAGTAACACGACTTATACCCAAGCTACAAGCGATAATCTGGGTCTTGTTAAGATCGGGTACTCAGCTAATGGGAAGAATTATCCGGTAGCTCTTGACGGAAATGGTAAGATGTATGTGAATGTTCCGTGGACGGATACCAACACGACATACACCAATATGGGAGCCGCTTCTGCCTCAGCGTCGGGAAAGGCCGGCTTGGTCCCCGCACCTGCCGCCGGAGCGCAAGCCAAGTATCTTCGTGGTGACGGGACATGGCAAACCCCTCCTAATACCACATATAGCAACATGGGTGGAGCGACGTCCTCAGCCGCAGGATCGGCGGGATTGGTACCCGCTCCGACTGCCGGCAAGCAAACCTCTTTCCTTCGTGGCGATGGTACGTGGGTGGTTCCGACAAATACCACATACGCCAAGGCCAATACCACGACATTAGGATTGGTGATGATCGGATATACTGAGAACGGTAAGAATTATCCGGTAGAGCTGGATAGTAGTGGTAAGATGTATGTCAACGTGCCTTGGACGGATACTAATACAACGTATGGTGTTGTAGGAGCTAACGGGTCCACAGGATTGGTCAAGAACGGCAGTACCGTGACAAACGCCTCTGGATATACGGCTTGTCCTATTGTCGGTGGTATCCCCTATTATAAGGATACGAATACTACCTACGCCAATATGAAGGCGGCTACGGCCTCGGCGGCTGGTGCTGCGGGATTGGTACCGGCCCCCGCTGCGGGCGAACAGACGTCTTTTCTTCGTGGTGACGGAACATGGGTCGTACCTACCAATACCACATACGGATTGGCCTCTACTACAGCTAACGGCTTGTTGAGACAGCTTAATGGTAGTACATCCAGTTTCATGCGTGGAGATGGCACTTGGGCTACACCTCCTAACACGACATACGCCGTAGCCAACGAGTCTACTAACGGGTTGATGGCGGCGGCTGACAAGAAGACCATGAACAGGCTTATAGGAGTTAATACGGTCACGACATTAGCTCACCTGCCTATTAGCAAGAGAAGTATCACGGCTACGTTATCAGCCGCTACCACCCTATCCGTGCAGTCAGGGATGCAGGTAGGGGAGGAGCTGATGATCAGGTGTGTCCCCTCAGCGGCTTTCACCCAAGCGATACCTAATTCCGGGGATTATGTCAGCATGAGCAGAACTTCTATAACCACTACGGCTAACAAGCCTTTCGAGATAAATATCTGGTGTTACGCTTCAGGCAAGTATAGCATCGCCGTTAAAGAACAAGATTAATAAGCTATGAGTTTTACATATATAAACAGGGAGATATATCCCAAGATGTTGGTTCAAGATGAGCCTCTTGACGATAATTACGCCAAGGGCTATAGTTATGATGATTACTCCAAAGGTATTCCCGCCCCATGGATAGAGCTTGGGGAGGAGCAACTGGCGTTCAAGGAGGCTAATCCTAAAGCTACTGTCAAGGAGATTATCGAGGCTAAGCTGGATGAGTCAAGGCTTCTTAATGAGGAGAAATCAGTTAAATACGAGGAGATAAGAACTTATGAGACCGGAAATCTATATGAGTTCTTCTTGGATGATCAGAATATCTATATTCCTGAACATGATAGACGTAACGCCTTGTCTGATGGGGCTATAGCTGGCAAGATAACGATCATGGGTCTGGAATTCGATATAACGGAAGGCAAGATCTTGATCGGGATGATGGATAAGTATGATAATGATCTTATGTCGGCGTTAGGGGACAAGCAAAAGCAGATCAATCTAGCCACTACCGTAGAGCAGGTAAGGGCTATTGATGTCCAATCCGGATATCCAGACAAGATAAGTGTCACCACAGCATACGTCCAGCAACAGGCGAAGGAGAAGGACGCCTCTGATCCTCAGAAGGTGGCTGTAAAATTTTCTAGAATGGTGGTTAATAATAAAGACTTATCCTTATCCTCTAACGATAAATTGGATGTTAAGGTTCTATTCCCTATATGGGGACAAGAAGGGGCGGAGTTCGGGTTGTCGGTGGATGCCGGATTCTGTCTCAGGGTGGTGAAGGACGATACGGATATCCTTTATGAGGTTATTCAACAACATACGTTATCAAAGGAATGGGAACCCGGACTAAATACGGCTTCCTTGTATAAGGTTATTGATAAGGAACATGCCGGGACCATAGGGGATCCTATCCCGTATTTCCCTCCAATGGAGATATTCAAGGATAAATATTACATCCAGAACGCTGATGTGTATAAGTGTACTAGGGATAGCGGAACTCCTCTCAGCCATAATCTACAGGATTTAATAGGTCTGTACGTGGAGCGGGTGTAGCCGTAGTGCGATTTACCCCCCCCCCATATTTTATGGCTAACATTATATAAGTTATTTTTGGCATAATAAAATGACATTTGTAAATATATTTAAGTATGGCATCGCAAAAATTCGGTTTCGTAACCGTCGACCCGGTATCAGGATCAGGAGATCAGGCGGTTAATTTCTCCGGTGATAAACACACCGGTCGTCTTCAACGCACTATCAACCTTACGGTCACCACGAACGGCGGGGCTAAGAAGGCGTTGGTAGTTAATCAGGCAGCGGCTGCTGAGGTGGTAAGATCAGACAGCCCTAACGCTTCCGTACAAAAGACAGGTGGTAATGTTACCATCACCGGTAAGTCTAACAGTACTAAGCTTACGTTCGCGGTCACGCCGGCTGAGGAGAACGGGCTTACGTTACAGCTCCCGGCTAACTACACGGCGGCTGGAAAGACTACGGCTAACGGAGCGATTATCGCCGACGATCCCGGAGCCGCTGGCGAGTTCGTTTGGAGCATCACGATCTCGGACGTACCGGCCAACGTCACGATCGAGGAACTGACAGCTACATTGAAGGTAACTGCCGCTGGTGGCCAGACAGCCAACGTGACGGTAACGCAAGCCGCTGGAGACTCTACTATCGAGCTTGACAAGGAGACTATTAACTTGGATGTAAATGGTACTCAACAGACGGTTAACGTAACATCTAATGACAGCTGGACATGGGCGCAAGCTGCGGCTAGAACCGTATTGAGAATGATGGGACGATAATCAGTTTCTTTTCTCTTACTCAGACCCCGATCGACTAAAGCCGGTTGGGGTTTATTTGTTTTGCTATCTTTGCAATAGAACAAAAATAATACAACTATGGCTAATGATTTGAATATTAATTGGAAGGACGGGGTAGGCGAGGTAACGGACCAGCCTCTTACCGTCAGTCCGGGGTCCGGGGCCGGAAGCGCCCCCGTTTCCTTTGGCTCGGTGATGAACAAAGGTCTTGATCGGACTCTTGAGCTGGAGATAACAACCCCCAAAGGCGTTAAGAAGACGCTTACGGTGAATCAGGAGGGATGTAGGCAGGCTTATATCACAAGCGACGGTAAACGGTGGCTGACTAGCGACAATCGGGTGTATGGGGTGTTGAAGAGTGACGCTCCGTGTCAGTGCAACGGTGCTTGCCTTATTTCTTATGTCCGTCCTGATGGAAGCATAACGGACGCACCTTCCGATAATTGTATAGGCGTTGTCCTTAACGCTCAAGGTAAGAGATTTATGATTGAGAAATATGAGGATCTTAATGAAAGCTATGTAACAGCCGGAGCCGGGAAGGACAGCACTTCCATTTTTTATTGGGGTGGATATGGTACGGATCAGACCGGCATTACAAATTATGACAAAGTAGATGGAAGTGATATTAGAGGTTACCTAAAACCGGAGTCGGGTTCATACAATGGTACCCCTAACCTTTCGGCAAATATTACTGCCTGGACAAGCGGGGCTTTATCTGATTGGAATGGAAAATCCAATTCAGAGATATTAAAAGGAATAACTACCGGTGGTGGGTCTTATACTTCCTATGCGACAATTGGCCATGTGCTTAATACGTTCTTAGCTAGTGCTGACGCTAAAGGATATGATGATTGGTATATCCCATCATGCGCTCAACTTGCGTTAATATTTATGAACTTGACGAGTGTCAATAACGCATTATCGGCTATTGGTGGACAACAACTCAGTCCATCCAAAGCCTATTGGGTTAGCTCAGAGTTTGACTCCAACAGCGGGCATCGCGTGTACTTCAAAGATGGCAGCGTGAACGGCAGCAGTAAGGGCAGCCGTTATAGTGTGCGGTTCATCAGGGACATTTAACCATGGGACTGCTTTGTTTTTACAAAATTTGTAATTACATTTGTGGCGCATGTCCATCACCATGCTTTTCATCGCTAATTTATTATAAAGGGATACAGGTCTGTGATGGGATCGGTATCCCTCTATTTTTTAATATGGAGAAGATAAATGTTTTCGATGTTCAGATTCCTGATGGAAGACAAATCCGTTGTATGTCGTATAATAAGGTTACTTATTTTGATCTTGACGATATATGTAAGTTATGTTTCAGTTCATACGATTTACATGATGTGGCTGATACCAAGGTTATGAGTGAGTTCCTACACCGTGAGGGTGTTCGTTATTGGACTACGATAGATGGCGTAAGGCAGTTGTATCGTAGGATTGAGTGTAAGATGTGTTTTGAGGTTATAGAAAAATTAAAGAAATTATGAGAGAGATGGAGTTTGATTTCGTGATATATCCGTTGAAGTTGATTATCACGGTTGGGTTGGATTATAAGACATTGTGTGATCGTTTCGAAAATATGGAGCCTGAACACGAGGGGAAATGGGGAGATGAGGATGATATGGACAAGGAGGCGTCTTTCGCAAATTTGGTAAGGGATAGGGATGATGACGATAAATTCGCCATACTTTGGAATTTTTCGAGCGACGATGATTTAATAATGAGAAATATATGTCACGAGTCATTCCATATAGCAATGGGCGTATGTCAGTTTTGCAATATGTCTCTTGGTTTTAAGGTTGGAGAGGATGAACACGCAGCGTATATAGCCGGCTTCGCTGGTGATTGTGTTAGCGAGTTCATCAATAGCAAGAATACGGATTAAGTAATAAATTCTATAAGGAATATAAGAATATCAGCCTCCGCTTATTTGTGGGGGCTTTTTGTTTATCTTTGTCAAAAACATGAAGTTATGTCAAGTTGCGTAATTAAAAGAAATAGTAAGGGTAAGATAACCCGTGTCTTGACCCCTTCCGGAGAGGTATCTACCTTGTTCGACAAGATAGCGGGTATAGCCGCCGTAAGTGACCTTAATAAGGCCGCTGAAGCTTATATGACTATTTATAACGATAAGTTTAGGTCTAAGTTCGGGAACTGGACGAGATCCGTACCAAGGAATAAGGAGGCCGCCAGATCCATAAGTGCCAAACTTAACGCTAGCGAGTGGGGGCAACTTATGTCAGCCAAGGTCCTGCCCGCCATAAGCGATATGGATGCCCCGGCGTTGGCCAGAAGTCTCGGGAATAGCGACAATGTCGTGGCTTATCTTACCTCCGGAGAGGTAGGTGATGTCAATGATATGGCTGTGGTAGATACATCTACGGTACAGGAGGTGGATCTGGATTCCATAAACGAGGATAATATTGGCGATACGATACTGAAAGAGGCGTCATGGGATGATATAAGGGCTATCAGGGAGAATATAGATATTAAGGAGACAGCCCGTATGTTATGGAAGGCCGTGGAAAGCGCTTTTACCGGTCAACGACCTAATATCAGGGTGAAGGGCGGAAATATAGATGGGGAGATCATATTTTCTGGTAATGTCTTGCCGTTAAATGATATTGAAGATTATACGCCCCCATCTTCAAGATTGGTGTATGATTCCGGTGAGCCTCGCCTGTTCTTTAAATCGGATGACGGCAAGATATACGACTCTTACGCCAACGCCACAAAAGGCTCGTCCGGCGGGCGGATCGAGGCCGGGTTCTTGGCCGGCAGTGTCGAGGAGAGCGACGTCCCGTCCGGTACGGCTGACATCTCCTTTGGCTCGTCCTCTATAACCCTTAACAACAGTGATTCGTTCATCCCGGTCCTTGGCATCAGCTCAGATTCTAATATAAGTACCCGCGGAGGGTTTGTCAATTACCTTATCAAGAAAGGTCTGTTGAGCGGGGAGCGTATAAGGCTAGGGGATAGGTATTATCTTACAGGGGCCGGCAACTCCGATGGTCTTAAGATCTATAACGCTATGGATGCCTTGTCTAGGCTAAGGAATAGGTTTGGAAGTCAGTCCTCCGAAATGAATGTATTGGGTTCTATAGGTTTTGATACGGAGGTAAGTAATGATCTTGATCTTATCACGACATCAGGGGATAAGGTTACGGTAAGCAGATCGGAGATCAAGGGCATGTTAAGGCAAGGTAAGTTTGAGGAGCTTAACGATAAGTATGATGGGTTCATGGAGCTAGCCTTGTCGTTGATGATGGAGGATAACGCTTTGTACGGAAGCAATGTCCGTGGGGTTATCGAGAACGAGAAGGCGGAGGATCTCCAGAATAGGACTGATATCACCAATATCTTATCCACGTTAGGTATCCGTGTGATGGGTATGTCTGAGTATATGGATAAGTATAAGATGCGTAATGGTGTCGAGCCTTCGGCTAGGGCATTGTCCGATATGGCCAATGGGGTTATCGCTTTGGCCGAGGGAGCTACGGTAGAGGATCTTAATGAGGAGGTGGCTCATTTCTTGATCGATACTTACCGTAACCAACAGGAGATTGACGAGGTTCTGGACTCTGTTGTCGGCACGCCATTATGGAATCAATTCGCCGGTCGTTACTATGAGGTGTATGGGAAGGAATACCAAGGGGAGGAACTGGATCGGATGGTGAAGCGGGAGATCCTAGGCAAGACGTTGGCCCAGCGGTTCGTGCCGGGGATGGAACAGGCGGTAGAGGATCTGACCTCGTCCGAGGACTCCCAGCTCTCCTTGTTTGGCAGGATAATCCGGGCTATAAGGAATTTCTTCTCTACTCAAAGATCAGACTTGAATAAGGTTCTTGATAGGATAAAGGAGTCGGCGTTAGCTGATGATCCAAGCGCATTTGACGTGCTTCTGTTAAAGGATAGCGACCATCTCATGTACTCATTATCGGATGTTGATGTGGCTAATAAGTTGATCAAGAACGGTAGGTCATTGGAAAGGCTATACACCAGATTGCAGAGGATGAGGTCAAGCCAGAGCCAGAGGATCGGGGAAAGCATCTCCCTTCTACGTGATATAGGCGAGAAGGTAAGACAAGTCGGGGGTGAGCTAAATAAGAATAACAACCTATTATCCACCAAGAGCGTCATAGCGACCGCCAAGGCTGAGGTGGAGTATTTGGTCACTGTCGCCAGTAGCCTACGTAAGAGCGGAAAAGGATTGGATTATGAGACGATACAGGTTATCGATAACGTATATGGGGAGATAGTTCCTCTGATCAGGAACCTTCGTGGATTCGTCAATAATCAGGCGGCTGATTATTATGGCAGCAATAAGGTTGGCATGGTAGAGGATATGGATGATATATTACGTATGGCTGAGACATCCATGTCTGATATAAATGCTCTTCGAAGTGATCGTAATGAGGACTGGCTGGATGGACAGCTCAGGATGTTTAATATCCCGGAAAGATATTGGAATGGGATAAAGAAGTTGATAAATAACATCCATAAGGATATCAATGTCATGTCCCGGTTCTTTGGTACGCTGGAGCATAGTGGTAACGCTATTTTAGGTATGTTAGGCCAACGTCTAGCCAAGGCCCATAATGAAGCCCATACCGAAGGTATATCTAATATCAATAAGATGACTAGGATGATGAAAGAGCGTGGATGGGGGATAAAGGATAATGAGGATCTTATACAGAAGATAAATGGGAAGAACTCGGATTACCTTGACTCGTCCCGTGATTTCGCTAAATACGATTTGCTATACAGGACCGAGCAGGCTAAGGCTATTATCGATATATATGATCTTAAGAATGTTACGGGTAAGACCGAGAAACAGCTTATCGATCTTCTTCTATCCGATAGAGGCCTTAAGGTGAAGACCCGTGACGACATAGTAGGATATGACGGGGATAAGCCTATTACGAAGGAGGTATATCATGTATTCAAACCTACCATCCAGAATTTTGATATCTCGGACATGACGTTCGAGGATCAGCAACGATATCTTGACGCGATAAATAGGTGGTTGGACGAGAACCGAGAGAAACCTATGGTGCAGGCTTATTACGATAAGATCGAGAAAGTCAATAAGAAGGTCGAGGAAAGACTGGGTCGTAGGGTATCGCAAGCCACGTCCGATTTCATGACCCGTATCCGCAGGAGCAGGTATGTGGCTATGGATAAGTTCGTGAGGAACGGGAAGGTCGATTGGAAGGCGTTTCAATCCGATCCTATAGCTTGGAGATCTTATCTGGATATCTTACGTGATAGGGCTATAGCCAAGAGCGAGTGGTATTCCGATGGGACACCAAAGGAAGAGGGATCCGAGGCTCTGATGATGTCCGAGGAGATCAAGGCATGGGACGAGGCGTGGGCCGAGGAGTTCGGGAATACCAACGATGGTCGTAAGGCTTCCGCCGAGTTCAAGGAGATACTTCGTGGGATAGAGCGGTCCGAGGGCGGTAAGGCGGCGTTCGAGTTCCTGCTGGCTGGCGGTCATCTTGGTTTCTCTAAGGATATGTGGGGATCCGAGGAGGGTGATTATTACGAGAATCTGGTTGATAAGATCACGGAGCAATCTGTATCATCATCAAGGATAGAGAAGGTAGAGGAGGCGATGGCGACAATAAACGAGATCAATGACCAGCTAAGGCCTTTGCTTATCCAGTACCGGGATAGCACGAGATACGGGGAATATGATTTCGATAGGTTACGTGGATCCGCCTCATTAAGAAAGATAAACGAGTTATATGATCGTCTGGCTGAGGCTAAGAGCGTTATTAACGCCGCCGCTTCCGCTGAGGCTATTGAGATGGATATGCCTGATACGGTGGAGAGTGGAGTCACGGATTCTTACCGTAACGCTTTAAGGGATGCCATGGCATACGACAAGGGCATGGATGAGATTAAATTCGCCAAGGAACATATGTCTGCTCGTTCCCGGAGTCAGGTGGATAGGATGGCCGCTAAGCTATCTAGGAAGAACCCGTCATGGACGACCGTGGAGGTATCGTTTTTGAGAAGGAAATACGGTCCTGACTTCAATAATAAGCTAGCTAACGACATAGCGATGGGTAAGACTGATGAGATCCTTGTCGAGTACGCCAGAACCCGGTTGTATCCTTATATGAGGAAATACTCTCCCAAGGGATATTCTGATTTCGTCAGGAAGATAAATAACGGTACGTATAAGGTATCCGAGTTCTTTGATGCGATGGAAAATGGTATATCCAAGGAAGAGAGCGTATCCCGTTTCGGGTTCGATATTAATATGATCGACCTGACGATCAACAACCAGTGGCTTGATGAGGCCGACGCCGAGAGTTCTTTCCGTAATCCTAATTATAATCCCGATCTGGGTTATGGGTATCATACGCCTAGGTTCGATAAGTACAAGAACGAGGCTTTCTTCAAGAAATACGGTATTACCAACGAGGGGGAGGAAGCTACGATCAATAAGGATAAGTGGGAGATGAGGAAGGAATTGCTTAACATAAGCCGTAAGGCTATGGAGGATTATGATGAGCGATTCCGGAACATCTACCAAATACCACAGATATCCAAGGGCGGCGTGGAGAGGATGGTGCAGGCCGGGGTTGACCCTAAGGCGGCCATCGGCAACGCCGTACGTGATATCGTTGGCGAGAGGGTGGATGACCCTATACATGGTCAGGGGCAAGACCTAGGAGGGATTGATGAGAACGATAACAAATATCGTATGATCCCCAAATACTATCTTAGCAAGTTGGAGAACGCCGATGACGTGTCCCATGACTTCGCCTACTCCTATTCCATGTTATCCTTACAAGCGACCTCTTACAAGTATAAGAGGGCGGCCTTGGATGATGTTATGGGATATAGGAATAAGATGCTTGAGATACAATACGACGGAGGCAAGAACCCGGAGGTCACTCACGCCTATAGAATGTTTCAGGACTGGGTCAACGCCAGCATCTATGACGTCAGGATAAACAATAAGCGGGCGGAATGGAATATAGGTAATTATAAGGTCGATCTTAATAAGCTGGCTCTTATGTTTACCAAGTTCGTGTCCAAATCCAACCTAGGCTTCTCCCCATTCGTAGCGGCTACCGGCGCCCTTACCGGGCAGGCCAACTTCCTTTTGGAAGGTATGGTAGGACAGTACATAAGCAAGGACTCCATGAAATACGCTTATGGAGAAGCCCAGAAGCAGTTAAGCACGTACGTGTCTGAGATCGGGGACATAAATCGTACCAATAAGTTATATGTTGTCGGTGAGGCCCTAGGTGTGTTTAATGTCCGCAACCGTGTACGATCGGCGGCATATAACAAGATCTGGAGAACCTTATTCCGGGATCTGCCATTTAAGATGATGGAGGTTTTGAACTCTCCTTTGGACCCGCAGGTTATTATCTCGGTAATGGATGACACTCGCCTGTATGAGGGTCAGTTCTGGTCATATTCTAATTTCAAGGAGATGATGATGAAGGACAGGAATATGTCCGCTAATGAGGCTAAACGTAATTGGGAGCGTTTAAGGGATTATTCCATATGGAACTTAGTAAATGTCAAGGACGGGAAGATCGTGGCTAAAAACGAGGCTAATAAGGATATTATAGACCGATACATACCTACATTGTCCAGCAGGGTCAGGAGTATGGTGCAGATATGCAACGGCGCCCTTAACGAACAGAACCGGGTGGGGGCTAGCCGGAACGCTATCCTTAACATGGTGCTCCCTCATCGTGGATGGTTTATACTTGCCATTCAACGGGCATACAAAAAAGCCGGGTTTAACTTCCAGACCAACCAGTTCGAGGAGGGATATATGAGAACGTTATGGAGATTCGCCGGAGATATCTATAATATGATGTCAGAAGGCAGGATGAAGGAAATACATGACGTGCTGAAAGAATATCATAGTCTTAATCCTTATGAGCAGACCAATATCAAGCGATCGCTTATCAATATGGCAGTATTCGCTACGATGATAGCCATAGGAAGGGCTTTGATGGGATATAGGGAGGATAATGAGGATAGCTGGTTCGGGCAGTTCATTACCTATATCGGGTTCAGGACGATCAATGAGATCGCTTCCCAGACATCCCCGTTCATGGAGCTTAACGCCATAGATATGCTGCAAGATCCGCTGGTTACGGCCCGGAAGTTAGGCGATCTCACCGATCCCCGGAACTGGGACCCGTTCGCTACTGTCCAGACCGGTGTGTACAAGGGCGAGAGTAAGTTGTGGAGACAGCTCATGAAGTTCTCGTTTGGTAAGCAATGGTATAATATCAAGACGGCTAGGGATATTAAGCAGACATCCGACTACTGGCTGATGACCAACGGCATGACGATGGGATTCTTTCTAGGTGGAAGAAATAAGGATGAGTCTGGGGAGGACGCTAATTGGTACTTTGATAGGGGAAGATAGCCGATATAGTATGACAAAAAAATAGCCAGTCGATTGCTTAAAACAATCAGATTGGCTATTTTTGTATTCCCACCTATCCATCCCGGACGGATGGGAATAAATAATTATCAACTATGAATGCAAATGTAAGCATTTATTAGGATTCTTCAAATAACTAAAATTAAATTATAACCAATAAATATAAATTATTGTTATTTAAGTTTGTAGCATAAATATTATGGCTATATTTGCGTCATAAAACAATGAATGACGGGATCTCACTTCAAGGTCATTCAATGTGTAAGATATTTTTGGCTCATTAGGATTTGTCGAGGTGAGATCCGGCATTTCCTTTTGAGCCTATTTTTTTATATTATGGATAATCTTGTTTTTATTAATGAATCTAATGATGTGTTGACAGACAGCTTGAGAGTAGCTGCTAAATTTGAGAAGGATCATAGCAAAGTTATAAGATCTATAGATGATTTGTTAGAAAAGAGCTATGTTATTGATACTGAATGTAATCCAAAAATGGATTTACATAAAATGTTTTGTTTATGCTATGATGACATACCTCAACCTAATGGTGGATTTAGAAAATCCAAAAGATATGTAATGAATAGGGATGGATTTACTATACTTGTTATGGGGTTTACTGGTAGCAAAGCTATAAAATTTAAATTGGAGTACATGAATGCTTTTAACGAAATGGAGGCATCCATAAAAAAGAATCTTCCGCATAATTACATAGAGGCATTAGAAGCGTTGTTGGCATCCGAGAAAGAAAAGCAGGCGTTAGCTGAAGCCAAGAAAGCGGTAGAGGAGGCTAAGAGAATATCCGACAATATTATCAAAGAACAAGCTCCTAAAGTAGGATTTGCTGAAACAGCTATTATGGCCAATGACAAAGGTGATGATATGTTGATTCGTGACGTTAGGAGAGAACTTGAGTCTCATGGATGTGATATAGCGGAAAGATCTCTAAGAGAGTTTTTACAAGAGCAGGGTTTCTTTTACAAGAATAATAGAGAGTGGATATTAACGGAGAATGTTATGAAGAAGGGTTACGCACATTACAGATACAACACGGATACCGGGATCAGGAATACGGTTTATATGACCAGAAAGGGATTTGAGAAAACGTTATATAATATCAGGAATATACCTAAATCAAGAGAATCCTTTATTTCTTTTGGCGGTAAGATATTCGATTAAAATAGTAGAAGGATAGGATATTATCATCCTATCCTTCTTATTTTTGTTATACTAAATTATAGATCCATCTTTTGTGACTATAGGAGTTCCTGCTGGTAATATCCTGAAATTAACGCCAACTATTATAAAATTTCCTTCTGGATCTGGATCTTTACATATTAAATATTCTTTCCCATGAAAGCATGTACGTTTAGGATCGTTTAAGAACTCATCGAATTGGGCTAACTCATCATTCTTTAACCTGAACTCTTGTTGATAATCTTTTGCTGTCTTCATATTTGTAATTTTAAAAAGTTAATAAAACTAAGTTCTTAGATGACGAGGCATTCTACCTACTCCACAAAGTTTCCCATCCTCTGATTTGACAATCTTTATTCCATCAATGGAATGGTAAATGTTTCTTGTAGGGTCATTTAAAAATTCTTTAAAACTTTCCAGTTCTTCATCTAATAAGAAAAATTCTTTCTTGCAAAATTCGATGCTCATATAAGGGCGTTCCTCGATGACTGGTTCAAGAGACGGAATAAATCCAACAACCTTTTCGGTAGAAGATCTTTGTTTTATAAAACTTTCAGCTTCTTCCCATGAGGTTGCCCATATTTCACCAGCATACTTCTTGCCATTGATTTGATACTCTGTAGCAAATTTCTTTTCTTCTTTTTCCATGTTTGTAATTTTAAAAAAAAATAATAAATTGCGATAAAACAAAAGTTGGACTAGTCTAATATCAACTTACCAATCTCCGCCATCATTTAATATACCATCAATAGTAGTTATACTATTTTCTATGTTGCTACCTCCATATTGCGTAAATTCTGGTGTAGGATTATAATCTGTATCTCCGCGCATCATTACATGAAGTGAGCCGCTGGCGGAATATAACCAAAGACGCTCACCATCCTTTTCCCATTTCTTGGCCAATCTTCTCAATGAGTCGATCAGCTTGCATTCCTCCGGGGTGCATTCGATCCCCGCTCTAGTATGATATTTCATTCCCATATTATTGATTTGTTTAATTTACGAGCCTCTGATAAGGCTCGTGTTAGTATATCCTTTTTTCTTATAATCTCCTTATATCTTTTGATATTCATTTTTATTATCTTCATAATAAGTTCTTTTGTTTTAATAACACCAACATCTTATTCCAATCAACATATCCTTTATCCGTGAGCGGAGTGCCGATATTCCTGTCATCTATATAATAATCACAATACAATTTTGGTGATGATGATACTGGTTCAGGATTATAATTTACTGAGTATAGATTAATATGGTTATATTTGAACCAATCCACCGCATCCTGTAGATATCTACCATCTCTCACTGTATACAATATCAGTAGATTCCTATCAGCTAATTTCCTCAATACGCTAGCAGCCCCGATATTGTCTCCTACATAAGGGTATAAGTCTGTCACGCATGTCCCATCGAAATCTATCCCTATTATTTTCTTCATATTATATATCTTATAATAAATACTCTTCTATTTTCTTAGCCATATCAATAAGCATCTCACATCTAAGGTCGTTAAGATCCTTACAAAACCTCATCTCCTCCTCATGCTTTTCCTCCGGCGATCTGTTATCACTTATACTGTAGCATGGTGATGAGCATATCGGTATGGGCTTCATGGCATCTATGGCTAATTTGATAGCCTTTTCTTTGATATCGCTTATATTAATTTCTTTTTGCATCCAGATCATACCGCTATTATGGCAATCAGGGAAATCGATATGATCAAAGTCACGTATTGAACAACATCCCTCGTTATAAAAACAACATCCTGTACAATGATCTTCTTTTATCTCCGGAATAGCCACGTATGTCTTTCCTTCGTATATTCTAACTTCTCCCTTTCTTACCTTATTCGTCTTATTTATCTTATCAAATTTTTATATCCTATTTTCTTTAACTGCTCTTCGGTAGCTTTCTCCTTCGGGAACTTCCCGTGCCATTTTCCGGGCACCACGACATCACGGCCGTCTGGGCTGGTAGCCAGCCTCCCGCATTCGCTGCACAGCCCCATGCCCTTGTACGGCTGTAGTTCCTTGGCATACTCGAATTTGTCCACCATATACTCGTTTGTCAACATCCAGTAACTAGACGTAGCGGTATTATCAACGCAACCGCATTTAGCGCATACAAATAAGCTCATATTTTAGTATCGTTAAATGTCGTTATCCTTATCATCGTCAATCCTCTCCACTTTAATTGTTCCCATATCGCCTGAAGGTAACGTGATATCACTATACACGTTATTCCAGTCCTCGTCAATGGCCAATTGATGTAATATCGACCTATATATCTGGTAGGTGTTACCGATAAGTCTCTTCCTATTTATCTTATCCTTACTACCCCCATCATATCCTATATGCTCATAATCCCCAAGATCAGGGAACAGTCTTCTTCTTATCGCTCGTGAGTTATTGATTATAAAGCTTCTTATCCCCAGCGTTCCGCTCCATCCATATCATTTATCAACGTATCTGTCGTATGTTGTAGGTCTATGTCGCCAGCGGCGAATCTACTGATGTCTTCCACGCATTGGGATATCAGCATTAGCTGTTCCCTTGTCAACGTTATTTTATAAAGTTGTTTATTATCCATGATTATCTGATATTAATTTTTCTTTTATATGTTTAGATATATCAATTATCTCATCTTTTATATTGCAGTCATCTTTTAATAATGAACCAAATATACATGATATGGCGCTCTTTAGGCCTAGCGCTATCCCTATCTCCAATATTTTTTTATCGGTATTAGAGATTTCTACAGGTTCATATAATATTGATGATATGTTGTTAACGACGTATATTATATCATCTTCATTCATTGATGTAGATTTATCGACAATAGCTATAAAATCTTTTATAATCATAATATAAGCTATTTTTATTTCTTTTATCGTATCATCGCTTAGATGTCTATCTCTTATATGCCTTTCAACATACTTGTTTGCTAGATTCTCTATTTTGTTTGATTTGTCCATTTGTACTATCAATTATTTAGTTAATAATAGATCATAGTCCTCTTCGTCTATACTCCCATTATTGTTGATGTATATAATGAAATCATTTAAAAGCACGGACTTATCCTTGGATAAGGCTTTTATAATAAGCTCTCCATCATCTTTCAACATCACATGCACAGTATCCCAGATAACATATTTTTGACATTCTTTCTCAATCTTCTTGATTGTTTTAAGTATTGTCTCCTCATATCTTTTTACTATTCCGCACAGTTCAGTCGTATTATATTTACGTATAGCCGTGAATATATATTCCTTTTTACAATCCCAGCATTTTATCAGTCTTTCTGATCCGCACGCCTTATCCTCGTAGAAGAAGCAACCCTTACATGGTTCATTATGGTCGTAGCTTAATACTACAAGCAGCTCCACACCATTCTTGTATATCACGTCTCCTTGTTTCATCTTGTCTATTTTATTAATCTCATTATCAATATAGTAAAGTTGGATATTATCCATACTATAGATATCCAGAACGTTGTACTTAACATAAGACCTATATCCCTAGGTATAGGATCTACTCTCCTGAATGTCAGGATCATGAATATAAATGTCTTGAAGTTCATAATTTATTATATTTTTCTATATAGTTAACTATAAAATCTTTAACTCCTTTTGGGGCATCTGTTAGTTTAAGTTTTCCTTGGAATATATCCTTGCCGTACTCGTCCATGATCTCCCCGAACGAAGGATTCATGACTCTTGTTGACATGCATATCGGTTGATCGGTATCGAATTTGAGGACAATCGTTTTTCCGCTGTTTATCACCTTTTTTAAAGCCACGTAAAGTTTTCGGCCTTTTATTATATCACAATTCCCTTTTAGGATATTGGACATATGTATAACATGCTCTTTCTTGATACGGGGAGCTTGCTTCCTAGGACTTGTGTTATTTATATAAACAATATCCCCTCCATTTAACTTCCATTTATCGAAACATGACAAACATATACCGTAATCCGCCCATTTTCTTATTCTAGGCAACATCCGTTTACTTCCTGCCGGCATCTTTTTCCCGCAGCATTTGCATTCCCAATCTTTGATGGTCCTGAACTCTGCGTAATCATCTATCGAATATTTTCTTTTAACCATTCACCTGATTTTAATTTTCTTTTTCTATTTTCAAAATTATCATCACCATACTCATAATTAGGACAAGCTTTGTTGCTTGGTCGTCTAACATAAGTCTTTTGCTTCCTGTTATATTTACTGTTAGGATTTATATAATGGTCACACACTTGCCAAATAGAGCAACATACTTTCCCGTATCTTTTCGCCCACTCCTGATCATGTAGATGTATACAAGTGGCGCAAGTCGGATTCTTAAGCTTATCCTTGTTATCATCTATGATCTTATTGACCCGATCAAGAATAACATGCATTTTTTCAATATTTATGACGTTAAATGCATCTGGTATTGGAAGATATGTCATCGAGCTTATATCTATGTCCATTTCCTTAGACTTATCGTAAGCCGATTTGTATTTCCTTATCATCAAATCCTTTAATTGATTTACTTTTCTCTCGTAAGTCCCCATATTTCATTCAGTTTTCCATCCTTGTTTCTTCAATAGATCCACCATCATCCCCTTTATCTTAGGACTGATAGCCTCGGTAAGTATATCAGCGGCTAAGTTGATAGAGAAGTTTGTCATTCTAGATTCCCCTATATACTTCTCGCTGGTAACTTCCTTTACATAGTCATGGATATCCTTGATCATCTCATTTTGAGATTTCAGGAGATCCAGTATCTCATCAATCTTATCATCCATTTTTCTCAAATACACCTGACAATAACCAGACAATCACTATCAGAAAGAAAAATAGCCCAAGCGCCTCATCCGGGTAATCATGTATAGCTTCTAAAATTTCCCTCATAACTTAACATCCATTTTGTTGATTATCTTATAAAATATATCCCTAGTCAGCTCAATATCATAAGTAGCGTCATGGAGTTTATCCTCATTAATCTCAATACCCATAGTTCTGGCCACGGTCATCAACTTAAAGTTCTCCATATCGTTCCTTACGCCCATCAGGAATGGTGTTACCATAACATACACATCCATGCAATTAGGATAGAACCATGATCCAAAATACTTATTCCCACATTGCTGGAATAAAGCCCGTAGGAAGCTGTTATCGAATCCTGCGTTGTTATACCCCACCAAATACATTTTATCCCTCTTGTCGAACTTATTCACGTATTTGGATAATATACCAACTAACTGCCTGTACCCTTCTTCCATAGGCTGATACGACTGCACTTGCTCCAAGGTAACGCCAGCCACGTCCAGTGCCTCTTGCTCTATCGTGGCGGCAGGATTCGGGGCTAGACGGATGTCAAACCTCTCGACCTCCTGCCCGTCGATATCCACGATCCCTCCTATTTGGTGTATCCCGTTTCTCCAGAACTTAACCCCGGTTGTCTCTAAATCGAAAATAGTAATTTCATATCTATTGATTTTTAAAATGTTCCTTAATCTTCTCCAATGCCTAAACAATTAAACGCCAACCATCCACTTACAACTCCCATCGCAAAAATAAACAAAACCATAAGCGAGAACAGCGCCCAATCTTTTGTATTTAGTTTATTGCTCTCCTTCTTTGCTTTTATTTTTTCAAGAATATTCTTGTCAACATTGAAATCGAAATCAAATATCGTATTACTATCTATCTTCCCATCAATATCTTTGTTATTAATAAATATCTGTCTCTTAACACTCATATCCCTAATATTTCTGCTACATAAACAAATCCATAACATATATAATTATCAGCATCATGCTCCCCATAATCAACATGCCAAATAACAGCGCATGGGAAATAGAGTGGCATATCCTCAGCCATAGGATCCTCTTTGAGGTCATCAATGTTTATCTTCTCCCTCCACCTCCACAGGTCTTGGATGTCGTTCAAAATTAATTTCTCCATAATTATGACGGATATTAGATGTTATTAATTCAATAGCCAAGCTGATCATAGCTCCCGCTTCAGTAAGTTGATTCATTTGGGCGTACATTCTATGCTCTGCACTACGATAAGTCTCTCTACTACTTATGGTGTCTAGTAAATCATCTATAGCCTTTCTAAGAAGATTGGTTGTCCCTCCTTCTCCCATACCCTTGAAATAATAAATATCACGACCAGCGTAAAACATGTCCTGATATCTTTTAGCTACGTACTCTATTCCGGATAGATGATATTTTTCGTTGTCTATCTCCACCTCCCCTTTTTCTATAGCCCTCAACAACTTCCAATCTATCGTTACATAAGTTTCACGATTTTTTACCTTTACATAGGTATATCCGCCATAATGAGAACCCAATGTCCTCATCGTAAGTTCATTGACTTTTTGTTTGTTTTCATCCATAATAATCTGGTTTTTAATGTTGATACAAAAGTACGATTTAAACAAAAATAAAAGCATGAATAATATTAAAATAATATTAATCATGCTTAAATATAAATATATTCCTTCTAATTCTCACGGATATACGTATTCGTACTCATCTGGAGGGGATGTCTTGTATTCAACATCGCACTCCATAGTTGTAAATTTCATAGAAAATCATAGAAATAATTAAGATATTCTACTCCATTTTAGACGCTTCAACACAACTGGCAACCCGGCTGCTCTGCGTCCGTATAGCCGCATCAACTCCTACGGCTTGTATGTTTATCGCGGCGTTGAGATCCCTGTCGATCTCCATGCCGCGATCTTTGCAGACAAATGTTCGATCCGATAATTTCAGATCTTTATTCTTCCAGCCACATCTTGAACAGGTTTTCGAGGATGGGTAAAAACGATCTATAACAATCAGTTCCTTACCATACCACCTACACTTGTATTCAAGTTGGTTACGGAACATCGAGAAAGAAGCATCATATACAGAACCGGCAAGTTTGTGATTCTGTAGCATACCGGAAGCATTTAGATTCTCAATACAGATAACATCGTAATTATTTACCAGCATCGTGGTCAAATTATGCATGTACCATGAACGCTTGTTGGCTATATCACGATGAAGTCTTGATACTTTTAGCCTGCATTTGTTTCTTCGATTACTTCCTAATTTCTTTCTTGATAAATGCCGTTGCATCCTTTTTAACTTCGCTTGGTTCTCACAAAGAAAATGGGGATTCTCAACAGCAATCCCATCAGATAATGTAGCTAATGTCTTAATCCCTAAATCAACTCCGACTGTTTTGCTAGTTTTCTGTTTGTAACACTGTTCTGTTTCTACAAGAACTGATACGAAATATTGACCAGCACGGTTCTTTGAAACGGTACAGGAGATAAAACGAGCGTTGTCTGGAACTTCACGATTAATAACAATCTTAACCCATCCGATCTTTTCGATCCGGATCTTATTGTTAGTGATTTTAAACTTCGGGAACGGCAATCTAAACGACTGGTTGTCGTGTTTATTTTTGTAATTCGGTTTACCGAGTTTTTCTTTCCTGTTCTTGTTGAAGTATTGTCTGGAGAACTCAATAAAATCACGTTGCTTCTGCTGCAAGGTGGCTGCCGATACTTCATTTAACCAAGGTTTTTCAATAACAAGATCCGACTTTGTCGGGAATTTCGGATTAGGGTTTGTTTCTTTATCGTATGAGTTAAATGAGTCAACACAAGCATTCCATACAACACGTACGCATCCGAATGTTTTTGCAAGAAGTTCTTCTTGTGTTTTGTTCGGATACATACGATATTTATATGAACGCTTTATTAGACTCATCATCAATTCATTTTAATATATTAAATATACAAATAATTCTATGATTTTACAATGGATTACTATCGATTTTGTAATTATTTAATCATACTTGTCTCCTCTTCTGTATACTAACGCTACCCAACAGTCGTATTTTTTGCTGTATCCTATAAGAGGGACATTAGCCATAGGCGGATTATCCTCCGTTTTGTACCTTATTCTTGCTGTTTGTTTTATACTCATATAATCCATTTTTTAATAATGTTGTTATCAGTGAAAATAATGTATCTATAAGATGTTTCTCCTTTCCCCAATATATAGGAATATCATCTATATCCCTATATAATGCAAACCATGCGTTTTCTAGCTTATAACATTCGAATGTAGAACCCTCTATCTCATATGGGAGTAAATTCAGTAACGTCCCTACATCCCAAACAGGATTGGATATATCCGGGGTAACAGCCTCGATCAACCCTATACGACCAGCGTCATCCTCCATAGAATGCAATGAGTCAAGGTACTTGTCTCTGAAGCCGATGGCGGTGGAGATAGGGAGGCCGGCCTCGACCAGCATCCTCCCCTGTTCTTTTGTGGTGAATATTCTTTCCTTCATAATTTCATTTTCCTTTCTACTGTAACTATCGTATCATTATGCCATCCCCCATGAGCCACTAGAAGAATCTCCTGCTGCTCGAAACCAAGCCCTGCCCCTATACCGCCGGAGTTCCACGCGCAGGTAATGACCACCCCGCCCTTCTTGGTGATCCTAGCTATCTCCTTCTTCTGCCTAGCCCAGTAGCTGGATTGCGTTGTTTGCATATCAACAGCACCTCCAAGTCTTTTATACGACTCAGATACCTGTCTCGCAGAATATGGTGGATCATATAATACCATATCAGCTATATTATCATCAAGATGACACAAGAAGTCCGTGGCGTCTTTATGATACATAGCCTTAGTCTCAGGATCAAGATCGTTGGTTATCGTCCCTATATCGCTGTTTCTGGCGAATGGATCTACTATAACCATTCCGTCTTTTTTATATCTATCTATAAGTTCTCTTATCGGTTTTATGCTGAATGTCTCGCTGTTCGGCATTGACCATTTCTTGTTTATAATCATCCCTTAATTCTGTTTTAAATTTAAGCTTCATAGTACTTATAGGTACAGGATCGCATACGTCTTCCCACCAATTCTTGTGCCCTTTTGGTGGATGTATATCCTTTTTCCATGAAGACCCCTTAACTGTTTTGACTCTTCCGTATGGCTTTATTTTGCTCATGTTTATCACATGTCACATTAGTATCCGTTTCTGATGATCCGAACATAAGCTCATCAGTGATCTTGCGAAACTCCTTTACAATATCATTCATCTGCTTACGCTCTATGCTTCTTAGCAAATGGGCTATCACATCCACTGTCCATCCGTTTCCCGCTAAAGACATGGCCGTATTCGGGGCTATCCCATCAAGGTAATCATCCGGCAATGTCTGTAGCCTACACATCTCCACAGGAGTCAGGTATCTGAACTTATCTTTCATGTCAAAGGCATTAGGATATCTTCCGGGCGGTAATGATGATATCACGTTATCTTTCATGACTGTTGTAAGGCAATTACTTTTCTTAATAGAGGTAGTATTCTTGTCTTTTCTTACTTCCAGACATTGCGTTATTTTCACGTTCTTGTCATAATCCTTTCGATGTCCGTCCTCTCCTATCCTTCTACCGACAATGACTCCTATATATATTCCTCTTATGGCTCCCGGATTCCAGCCCTTGTCATGCTCTAAAATATCATCCAACGATATATGTTTGTCTTTCGGCATTTCTACCGGCCAATTACACCAATAAAGACGATGCCGGGTCTGTGCCGAGACCAAGGCGCTATCGATCTCCACCGGCTCTACGCCCAGCTCCTCCGTTATCACTCGGCGATGCTCGTCCCGCATCCGGACGTTCTCGCCCAAGAACAGGATCTTACCTTTGGTCTCCTTCTTTAAATACCTTACGATGTCCGAAAAGCAGAAGAAAAGCCTTCCCCTTGCGTCCATAAACCCCTTACCCTTACCTGAGCTAGAGAAACTCTGGCAACAAAATCCTCCCATGACCAGATCTATGTCTTTCCAAGGGATATCCCATGTTCTCCAGTTATTGACATCCCCTAACTGGATGATATTCGGAAAATGTTTTTGACTTACCTTTATGCATGTCTTGTCTATCTCCGAGGCGTAATAAGTATCTATAGGTATGCCGGCCCTCCGTAACGCTAGATATCCACATGATATCCCATCAAATAATGATAATATATTCATGACCTGAAAATTTCCCTTTCGGCTATCCGCATGATAGATTTATGTATACCCGGCAAGACCTTAACCAATTTTATACCAAAATTTTCTCCCCTTTTAACAAAAGTCCATTTACCGTATATGACCCCATGTATCATATGTTGTATTATCTCCTTGCTATCTGTCAAGAACACTTGATAATAGACGCTACTGGCATAATTGAAATCCTTCCCATGATCATCTGCCGGTCTTAATATCATTACGGCGGAGGAGCATCCACGGACGAACCCGTATATCTCAAGGCATTCATCAAACTCATAATTATTGCGTTCCTCATCATGAGCATCCTTAACCCACTTACATGGTTTCCCGTCTTTAAACGGGATTCTTAACTGTTTCTTTGTCATAATTGTTTTTATATTAATTGTGATATTACTCTAATAGCATAGGAGGGGCTGGTCTTCCTCTCATCACTTGGATAAAACTCATTCCCGTTGTAAGTCATTAACCATGCTTTCTCATAATTATATTGAGTGCTAGTCCAATAACTTGCAGCGCTTTCGTCTATATCTAATCCATCGATAAGAGACATGCATCTGTTAATCTCATCTAAATTATTTATGATCTCCATCCATTCTCCCACTGATGCTAAATATCCCATTTGCCCGTTCTTGAATTGAGTAACAGTACATTCATAAGCGGCACTAGCATGCGTATATTCCGCGATACTTTGTGTGTTTTGAAATCCATTAAAATCTTTTTTTGGCTTCATTGCTTGATGTTATTGTAGTTACTCCTTGGATCAATCCAGTCGTATTAGACCAGCTTCGATTCTTAAGCTCAATACCTGAAATAACGAAGCTGTTGTTGTCGCTTATCAACGCCACTCCTACGGCGTCGTTTCTCCACGAATAATTCCATTTATCACGAGTATATAACTTGCCATTGGTGTGTAAGATATATATACCGTTTGAAACGGTTTGACCGCCTATCATCCTTCTTCTCATATTCTTCTACCTTGCTAATGTATGTTTATAATTCTAAGTTTATCATATTCTTCAGTAAGAATCCCATGATCAAACAATTTGCTAGCGTCTATTTCAAAGTCCCTATATTTGTCAGTTATATTGATATCAGCCCACATGTTCAATCTCCCCTTATCATCCAACTGCATATGGATAAAGCCTTTTGTCACCTTCTTCCCGGCTTTAAGAGCCTCTACGTCTTTATCGGTAATCTTTTTCATGCTTTCAATATTTTATCGATACAATTAAATTCATCTTTCATCCTGATCTTTATGCCCCCATATGATAATTCCTTATGAGCTGTGACAAAATAATCAACCGCATCTTCATCTAATAAACTATGCGGACACCTTTCCCATACAGGACTTTGATCTAGATGATCCCATGTAGCTACAAGCAACTGATTCTTGTCATTATCAACAGTTATTTTATATGTCCCTATAGTAGCCTTACGTTTAATGATCGCTCCATTTAACATCTGCTTCTTAGCCCAGCTCCATGAACCTCTCAACCCAAATGTCCTTATAACCCAGTCATTTATCTTCTTCATTTCAAGTTATTTGTTAAAAGCGTAATATAAATATAAATACATAAATTGGATAGGGCTATTCACCATACCCTTATCAGTAGGCTCGTCATACTTGTCAAGCCAAAGACGAAGCGCTTCCCAATCGATATCCCGCCGGTCACAGACCATGCAGGCTAGGTTAGCCCCGAACAGATCCCCTCCGCCACGTAAAGACTCGTTAAATCTCTTGGCTAGCCTTTTCTTGAATCCTTTATTGTACCAAATACCGGAGGTAGCGGCATAACAGTAATAAGCGTTGTATTTCATTTTCACACCCATCTTCTCAAATAAAGGCGTATGCCATATCCGGTCAAGGAAGAATACTATTCCACGATAGATAAAGGTTCGCAGGTTCTTTCTGTATCTTTTCCCCATGAAGTTATCCACACAAGATATAGTTCCGCCTGAATAATACCAATTATTGGCGCCTCTCTTAACCTTATCCGTCATCTTGAATTTATTCTTTCTGTCTTCCACCCTATCCCAAGGTTTCAGCTTATCCTCATTAAATGTCGGGCAATAATGATAGTAATGATTGATCCATGAAAGGTATGGGTTGTATATCGTATATCCATTATCACTTACATATGAGTTTATCTCATACCCAAGCTTCTTAGCTAATGGCGATCCCTCATCAGCTAATACCTTCAATATCGGGTTCAAGTTCCATATCTGGTCTTGGCTGACGAACATCGAATAACAAGGATCCTCATCCTCGCCATACCATCCTCCCATGCCGCTTACGATCTTATCCAGATCAAGAGCATAATCTTTACCCCTAGAGAAATCATCCCTTATGAAGAAACCTTTGTAAGTAGGCATATCCTGCACTCCTGGTTGATCCTTAAATATCTCTTTAGCTCCTTCTACTAGTCTTTCCAGTGTCTGTAAGACAAAGAATATCTCTAGAGGATTATAGTCATGCCCATACACCTTATTGTGTATCCAAAGATATTGAAGAAGCTCGGCTATATTAATAGTCCCGTCCTCCACATATCCCGTATTGTTATCGAAGTTTATTTTGGCCAGAGGGATGTTACTCCCCGGCGGTTGATCTATGTCGTCATAACAATGAACAAACCGGTCGAAGAACAGATCCTTCCAGCCAAGATATTTATCCTCAATCGTCATGAGCTTATTTTTTATCGTACATAGACATGACGTTGATAAGATCAGCCTTTCTGGTCATCCCTTCAAGCTTCTCGAAACCATCCATATTATCACCGCTGACGATGATAGTAGGGTATACCTCAATACCGTATCTGGATATCTCCTCCTCCGTAGCCTTGTTCTCCGGGATCTGGTTCAACGTAACCTCACCCTCATACTCCTGTAACGTGTTGGCGATAATATATCGCATGTAATCGCTGTACTCAGCGTCTTTCTTCGTGAAAAAATCGATTCTTACCATTTTAAACAGTTTTTAATCTATTAATAATTAAATCCGCTGTAAATATAGCGTTATCTATCTCATCCATACCTATTTTCCTTCCATCAAAATCGTTAGATAATAAATCTTTCACGATTTGATATCTGCGCTGCTCCCAATTTATGTCTATATCAAAATTCAGATACCTTACATAATCATAATTCAATTCATCATAACTATAATTGAGATACTTAACTATCGGAAATGGAGTATCATCATAAATAGTGCGCTTGATTAAATCAGCATATTTACCGGTTTTTTTATTGATAGCTCTTAATCTCTCATCTACTACTCTTTCTCCTGACTCTCCCATTCTATAAGCCCTTTGTTATGTTTATCGTAATATAATAATGCTATGGCGTTCCAGCATACGGCGGATAGATGCATGAATCCCTCCTTATCATATCTCTCCCCTTTCGTATAAGCGACCAAGTGTCTCATGAGTGCACCTAGATAACGACTGAACCCATCAGGTATATCCTGCCATGAGTTATCAGCATACTTCTTGGCACCTTCTGTATATACCCTCACGATATCCTCTATCTCAGCCAAAGGAAGGAGATCCCACCGGAGTTTGCCGTCGACCCGGTCATTCTTACCGCTGCCGTCCTTCCCAACGAACGGCACATCTGTCGCTTTCCCATCATTGGTATTACATAGACCCTCGCCGATAGAACTATAATCCGTAAGCTTATCGACCGTTTCCTCATCAATAATCCTTAATTTAATAGCCCTGTTTAACGATACAACCATTTCCTCGTCAGCCCAAGCATATTCATATGATGCTTTAAATAATGGGCCTAATTTCATCATTCCTGTACGATCGGCGGTTTCAAGTACCTCAAATACCTCACCGTCATAAACGACCTTTTCGTATTTACCAAATTCCTCTTTCATATGTAATTATATATAAAATTCACTAAGATCCCTACATTCCGGTGTCTCGCCAGTCATAGAATAAAGCTCACCAGATGATAGATGCACACAAATCGAGGTCTTCCCGTCTCTCCACTCGCTTTGCTTCGTAATCCCGCAAATAGCGCAGCGTTGGATCCCCGGACCTGCCTTTACCCACGAGTGTCGTACGTTTTTCTTTCTCGTCCTGTTGGTGTTGTCAAGTTTCCTCATATTAATCCTCCAAAGTCATTATAATCTTATCTTTCCCGATAATAATCTCATCCCCGCTCCTTACATCAAAGCATTTCCCTCCATCTGCCTCCTTGAAATAAAGAGCGCCATTGTACTCGAATAAACCGAAGCCGTAATCGTCTAGCTTCATTTTGCTAAGTTTTTTGAACTTATATACGTTTTTCATATCCTCCATATTTTCTTTATCCATACAAAACATCGATGCCCCCATTGACATTACCCCTACAACTGCCATAATTAGTCCCTCGTAGAACATGCTGCAATGTGGTTTATTCCAACCCTTCATCATTACAATTATGGATAATATGATTATCGCCACAATAAACAATATCCATATCATATCACATCTCCTTACTTTTTAAGAACTCCATCATATCCTCCACACTAAGCTGGAAGCCTGCCGCCGCCTTATGACCGCCGCCACCGGGGTTGGCCTTGCGTGCCAGCGCCGAGACATCCACCTCCTCTTTGGTGGTATAGAATGAACATCTGAAGAATCTTCCGTTCCAGCAAAATGGCATCATCAGATCATGTCTCTTAGGGTTATACATAGATTCAAATGTAGTAGAGTTAAACTCCGTGGTATTCATACATATAGCCTTGTACCCAAATACATCAGCCTCGAATGAGAACATATTCATCTCCCCCCTGTTTTTCTCTACTATATACTCTATTATAGCCTCCCCGTTATTTATCATATCATTCACTAAGTTGCTATCGGCTTTATCTAGTACATCCTTAACAATGTTTACATCAAGACCGCAATATCCCCTCATCCCGTACTGGAACGCCATGACATCACTCCACTCGAACCGGTCGTGATCCCATACATCATAAGCACTCAATAATTCTACCACATTAGGAGTTTTGATGTCATCGAAAAGATATTCCCACGTAAGCTCACAGGCCGCCGCCCCTATACGCCTCTTGCCCTTTACCTCGTAATCCCTCATATCGTCTATGGCTGTCTTATGATGGTCTATCCATACGACATCTATACCTTTCTCTTTCCACTCATCGAAAAGGAATCTCGTTCTGCTCCCAAATGACACGTCAACTACAAATACCTTATCATATTTATTCACGTCAGGTATTTCCTTGCCGTAATTGTAAGGAAGAAGATCAATGTCCCCTTTGAAATACTTTTTCACTATAGCCGCTGACATTACTCCGTCAAGATCAGCCTCATGATATATACATCCTGTCATAATCTGTTGTTTTTGATTAAAAAATCTATGTATTCTTTTATATCCTTGTTTCTATCATTATCCCAGTCAAATGTCTCGTTTATGAATTTGAAGTACGATACCGGAATTGAATGCAACATCCATCCACAATACTTGCCGAATGTCATTAATGTAGAGCCAAGGGGATGATCCGGTCTTCCGGGTACAGGGGAGGCGGTCACGCCCTGCGCCAGCCCCCTCCTTCGGTCTTTCTTGGCGGCTTTGATATCCAGATCTGTTTTCGTTACCTTATCCCCCATCGGGATATTGGTAATTAGTTTATCGCCGATAAACATCCCCCATCCATATCCTTTGTAGTTCTCTATACTAAGTTTCCTTATATCACCGAACCTTGACGAGTTGTTACAACAATCAACGACCAATGCGCTATCCTTACCGTCCTTTATCCTAACCGCCCTGCCAAGCCACTGATAAAACGAAGAGAACGAAAATGTCGGTCTTCCTACTATCACGCAGTCCAGACCCGGATGATCGAATCCCGTACCGAGGGCGGAATAGTTGAACACTACCTTCGTCTTACCCGACTTGAACCTCTCAACTATAGCCTCCCGCTGCTTCTTTGGCGTGCCTCCGTGAACCACCTCCGCCATGCCGGCACATATCTTGGCGTTCATCCATTCGGCGGCAGTATTGCAGCTCTCAACAGAATCCATAAACACCAATATAGATCTACATACGTCTTTTAATACCATCAATCGACGCAAAATAAGGTTGTTTAAGCCATTTTTTCTCACCGCCTCACTAATAGACTCAGCCGTATATTCAGAGCCGTTAGAATTAAGTTTAAGGGCATCTCCATTGAAATCCCATGTCTCATACTTAAGAGGCGTCCAAAACCCTTGTCTTATCATCTCCTCTACTTGTATCACGTGAATCAGGTCCTTGAAATATACCGGTCTCATACGAGTGATGAAATTAAGTTGGGAATATGATGTCTGTCCTATCGACATGTTTTTAAGTCTACATGGCGTGGCTGTAAACCCTATCACCTTTTTCGGTTTCAGTTCATTCATGAATGTCATGAACTCACTGCCATCCTCAGGACTGTATCCGGCATGAGCCTCATCTATCAACACGTTCCTGATCCCCATCTCCTTAAGCTGACCAACAACCTTCTTGATAGACCCTAACGTGGCGTATATCATGTTAGACAGCTCTTTCTTTCCACAGGAAGCGGAGTAGATGGTAGCCGGTATGCCATACGACGTTATCTTGTCGTGGTTCTGTTGCAGCAATTCTTTTGATGGTTGTAAAATCAGCGTCTTATCTCCCATCAATCTAGCCGCCTCTGCTATCAGCAGTGACTTACCGCAACCTACAGGACCTACGATCAATTCCGGATCATGTCTATCAGAATTTATGTAATCGGAGGTACTTTTAACACACTCCTCTTGATATGGTCTTAATTTGTAAATCATTTGGATTTGTAGTTATCAAAAACGTCTTTTACGTACTCTAGTCTTATAGGGCATTCCCGACCATCATCCATCTTCACCATCAAAGTCTCTTTGGTCTTGCTTATGGCTATCACCTCTCCTACTCCTATCTGGGTATGGACTATATCGCCTAGCTTTATATTACATTTGATCATGGTCAAGCTTTTTATTAAATTCCTCTATCTTGCTCCTGTCTGTCTCCTTGGTCATCTTAGCCTCTTCCTTAAACATATCATACCCTTCCCGGATATTGTCGCCAACCATATTCTCTATCATCTCCCTTAGCTCATCGCTTCTTACGGCAAAAGATATCTGGAATGATTTACTTGTGCCTTTCATCAGGTAATCAATCTCCTTCTTACATTCTGCCATTAACCGATCCAGATTATCGAACTTAACGAACTTGGAGTTGCCATTGGCTTTTCTTACCCCATCCTTGAAATCCTCCAATATCCCGTTAAATACATCCGCCATACACATCATGGAATGTAGCCATACCAGCATATTGAATTTATATTCATTATCAGCGTTATTCATCAAGCCTATCAAAGACTCACTTTTTGTCAACATGATTTTAGATTCCCGGTCTACGATATCCTTTATCTCTTGCCGGTATTTCATGGCGCCAACGAAATCCATCTTAGAATAACATTCATTTGATTTCTCTACCAATTTCCTGATATCCTTTCTAGACATCAGAAGATCCAATACCTGTTTTTCTCTTTCGTTTTTATCCACGTTACTAAAATTATTTATTTTATTTATTAAATTCACATTCATATCACAAAATGTTTACTCTAACCGGGTTAAACGCCAACCCACTATCGATTATCCCACTGACGTAAGAATCATCGAATACTTTCCTACCAATTCCGATAGCTCCATTGATATCAGCATTTAGCAGCTTCCCAATAGAGCTTTGAAACAATCCTCGTTTCTTTCTTTTGCCTAAATAAACATCATGCTTGCACAGTTTCTCAAAAGCCAAATGATCTACTTTGGAGGTATAGGATTCCTCGTTAATACAAAAATTTATTCCAACTAATTTACATTTGTAGAAAATTTTGTCAATTAGTTTTGAGAATGGAATCTCTACAAACTTCTGATTTATCTTCTTTCCTAGATTTACTCCATTCTTCCATCCTTTGTTTAACCCTACTATAAGACTACCAATATTATTGTCAATACAATAATTGACAATAAACCTGCTGATCTTATGGATATGATCATCTATCCAAAAATTCCTATAATTATTTAGCTGTCTAAGTCTCCTTGAAGTTCCCTTATCTCCAATGTAAGACATCAATCTAGCTCTCTTCTTATTATACCACTGATTAAAGGACTTGATAATCTTGCCGTTTACAATGAAAGTCTTGATACCTACATTGCTTATACATGTACATAAATTATTCAATCCCAAATCAATCGAAAGAACATTATCCTTATTCAGGTTTAGATTCTGTTCCTTCTTCTCATAAATCACCTCAACCACATAACAAGTGGCTTGTGGAATTATCCTAACCTGACATAATTTGTTATCTCCTATGTTTGTTTTGATTGGTTGAATTATGTTTTTGATAAAATGGATGCAACCATCGTTTTTCAATCTGCAAGCAGAAGTCGTAAAGACTACCATATTCTGCTTCTTACCTCGCTTGTACTTCGGCAATTTAGGTTCTGAGTTGAACTTAGAAGGATTCTTTTTATATTCCTTCTTTGATCTGATCCAAGATTTTGTTACCGAAAATACTTGAGCTACGACTTGTTGGGATACTACTGATGGTAGATTCCTAAAATCAACCTGATTCTCCTTACATAATTTAGTAGAAAACTCATATTCATTTATGTAATCTCCGGAAAATATACCTTGTCTGACATTGAAAAGAACATAATTATACAACAACCCGGATTTGAGGCATATATCCTCAAACCGATTGTCTTTTACGATATGTCTCTCAACTAGTCTCATTTTTAATATCTTATGCCATAAATATAAACATAGTTTATGATACAAATAATTTATTCTATCATAACCAGTTATTTATTGACACAAATATAATTAAAGCCTAGATATTTACCTAGGCTTTTTAATAAAGTTAATCTTTTTTATTCTTTCTTTTTGACTCATCCCAATCCGATGAGTACCTGCATGTCCCTTGTTTGTGGATCGAGAAATCGCACCAAAAACACAAGGGCTTGGGGCGGGGTTCGAGGCAGGCCGGCTGGCGTCCCATGAGGTAGCGCTTCTCGTACTTATACCCCTGTTTGGCATCGTCCCAAACGTGAGCTTGGTAGCTATCAATCTTCTTTGTCTCGAAATCATACATATCAAGAAGGATATCATTAAGTTCCTTGACCGATCTCTCCACTTTCTCCTTATCTACCTTCACATTTTGATTGTCCAGCATACGGGTAAAGAAATAGCTACACATATCCGGAAGTACCTTGTATTTCCTTAGTATGTAAAAGGCGTATATCGGGTGCTGGAGGTTGTGAAGCAACTTATCCTTATCGAATAATTTCCTCCCGGACTTCCAGTCTATCGTATACATAGCTATCCTATCCTTTGTCTTATACTCTCCACGCCAGTCCACCGATCCTATGATATGTACCTTATCGTACGTAACGCCATCCAAAGTAAGGGGCTTGGGCAGCTTATAGGGCAGGACGAAGTCCTCCTCCACGCCGGCCGGTCTCGACCCCCGGACCACCTTCTCCATTGGCGTAAGATCGGACCATGCCTTCTTATAATTGCCAGCAGCATCCTTCTCAAACAACCCCACAATCCATCTTATTAGCCTAGCCGCATGTTGCATGGACTCGATTTGGGATTTTACGCTATCGAAAGGAATCTGTTCTATATCGGCGTAGTAGTTGAATGCCTTGCTCATATCCTCATAAGAAGGCCTGCATCCGTTCTTGAAGAAATACTCCATTGTCTGGTGGATAACCGTACCATATGACGTAGCCTCATGCTTCTCCGTGGACCTATGACCCTCCACGTAAGTCTTATACCATTTATATGGGCACTGGACGAACGTGTCTATCTGCGAGTAAGAGGCGGCGAGAACCTTTTCTCCGTTTATAACCTTACATAACAAATTATTCTCCGGTATTACCATAAAGCTTATCTATGTTTATGTCATGTCCGTATAAATCCATTAACAGGTTTTGTAGATGGTGAAGATTCTTAATCTGAATAGGATCGCTTAGATCGTCTTCCAGATCCCTAAGGCTAAGATAATACCCATCATCAAAAATCTCTATAGATATTCCGTAGCCTCGATATACATCCCGCCCCTTATCACGCTTGAAATAGATAGTATCAAGTATATTATCATTTATCTCAATAGGCATGACATCATCTTCCCCTGAATACCATTTCATTATCCCATCATCAACCTCACGTTCAAGGATTAATGATCCACTTTCATTACGCATACCGGTAACGCACCCTACTCTCCATATATTGCCAGCCTTGTCTTTTACAAGATCCCCTATCCTTAGTTCTTTAGCCGAAATCATACTCGTCCTCCTCGTTATAATCGTCATCGCAATCATCGACAAGAGGGGTTTCTAGCCCCTCTTCCCAATCATCATATCCAAAGTCCATTACTTACTCTTAAACCAATCATACAACATATCCACAAAAATCCCTACAGTTAGTTCATCAACAGATTTATCGCCAAAGACATCATCCGGAATCCTTATATCCATCTTCTCTTCAATCCCCATCACCACCTCTACGAAATCCAAGGGATCCATACCCATGTCAGTTTCCAGATCATCCTCGTTATTGATCTCGGCGGCATGATTAAGACCCGTAAACTCACCCATTTTCTCGAATATCGTTTCCTTGACTACTTTTTCAACTTCTTTTCTTTCCATACTAAATCGACATTTTTAATCTTCTACCTAATTCTTTTTTTATATCCGATATCCTTTCGATGTCCATCTTAACATCGCCTGTGATAGCGTATTCCTTATCCATTTTCTTGGGAGGATCCGGGAGCCGGCTTATGGCGAACAACCATGCCAGTTCCTTGTTCTTGTTCTCCCTAAGATACAAGTCAGACGTCATGCCATACATTTTTATGATCGTATCGAATAACGTTGATTCCGATAAACTCATATGCACACTATATACATTTGATGGTTTCCATATCAAGTTATCCAATCTCATCGTATACTCACGTTTAAGGTCTATATGGGATATTACGGCCCTTACTATAGGTTCTTCCTTGAAGTTGGTGTTAGCCACAAACCAGATAAGCCTTTTCTCCACCTCCTTGATAGCTCCTGTATCCTTACCCATATCGTTATACACCCCAACAATACGGTCCCGGATCCCCTCGACCTCCGGTGTCAGACCGGGTGTCTCTATCAGCATCAGCAGCGACCCTCCCCTTGGTGTTATCTTCCACTTCCCATTCTTCTGAAGCTCGATATAACCAGATGCTTTATAACTATCTATTTTCTCCTTTGGAATGACGCTAGCCATCTCCTCTTTCTGCCGGATCATCAAAAGATACCCGACATCAGACATCGTTAATCCTGATGTCATCATCTGTTCAAAATTTATATACATAAGCTAATGAGTTAAAATATTGACCTTATCTTTCTGGCTACCCTCTCGACTATATCGGGATGATCATTTCCGTTATATATATCTATTAGCGTATCTATTATATGTAACCTTATGTTTTTCTTTGATGAATGAAACCAAAAATCTCCATTTTTTTCTGTTTACAGGTTTGAACATCTTCAGTTCTGGTATAAGATAACACGCCACACATGATCTTTCAGCAAGTGATAATTCAACCGCTGCCTTTTCTATTGCTCTGCACATAAATGTATAATTATCATTCTTTATTAGATCGTAAGCCCTTCTCAACACCCTAAGGGCGTCTGCTTTCGATAATCTCTTTCCCTTTTTCATACTGTTTTACCGTATAAGATTCATTAGCCATACCAACTCTACCAACTGATATAGATTGATTTATAGATTGGTTAAGATGCCCTACAACCGACATCTTAGCCCTAACCGTATTGGCGCATCTTAGAAGGATTCGATAATCCTCTAACGCCCTCTCGTATCTTACGTCCACCCTAGCCCTTTTATCAGCATCAGTCATGCTCTTACATGTTCCGTCCTCCCTCAGGCTTATAGCGATCTTGTCCCGTATGATTCTGATATCATCCTCGGCTATCACCAGTTCGGCGTCAAGAACCCCCTTGTATGAGCTAAGAAGATCCTCCACCGCCACAACTTCCCTTTTTAGGTTCTCCAATTCCAATATCATTGAGTTGTCATTTATCCTTTTATACTCCTGTACTTTATTGGATACCTCATCACAGATACTCATGATCTCCTTTTCCCGTTCCCGATTTATGATATATCTGATGCTGTATTTAGCCATTTCCTTTAACGAGGATATAATTTCCTTTATCCCCATCTTATCCTCAACCGACAATACGGTCTTTAAGAACATTTCCAGCACCTTTATCACTACAAGCAAGTAATTATGTCTCAATCTCATGTCAATAAGGTGTTTCGTCATGTACTACATTGAAATCATCACTGGGCGGTATGTATTGCTGCTCCAATGGAATACTGGGAGGCGGGGGCGGTAGTGTCACCACGGTCGTATCCGGCTTGCCGCTGCCTACGGGGGCGTCCGAGCCTCCCGGTCTTTCTTGGCGTACCACACCTCCATCAGGATAATATCGCTCATATCCTTTCATGATATCCACATGTATAGCCTCAATCTCTTCTAACGATCTCTGACGGACTTTTACTATATGATGGAATATAAGTCCATCTACACGGAAAGAGCGCCTTGATTCACTCTTAAAACGTTCCAGATTAGGATACCAGCCTTGCGGGAATTGCATGTATGATGAATAGCCGTATCTCTTTGGGATATTCAACGCTACCATAGCCGTACACAATTGCCCCAATGTATCTGATTGATAGAAATCAGATTGTTTTGGCATATGATCCTTAGGATCCCGTCTTCCCTCAATATCACGGTTAAGTTGTGATATTATAAGAAAGAATATATTGGGAAAAGTTCTTTTAGCTATATTACACATGGTTATCAGACTATCTATATTCCTCTTAGCGTCACCCGTACCTTGTATAAGAGCTGTATGATCTATGGATACAAATACCATTTTCTTATCCTTGTTTATTGGCATATACTCATTCCATAGAAAGTTTTGAAGCTCATCTACGGTTGATGGTTTAGGGATGTATGTTATTCTGCTAGAGTTCTCTTCTCTAAGGCATCTCTGCATTTCTTTTACCTCATCTTCTGATATCTCGTTAAGGAGTATATCTTGTATGTCTTTCCCCATTTTTTTTGATAGTGAACGTAACATCAAATCTTCTGGGTTCATCTCAAACTCACATCTTAACCATACATAATCATCTGCCTGTGGATTGATATTGACATTCATCACATTGCTCATGATTTTTTGCGCCAAATAAGATTTGCCAACTCCGGGCCTAGCGCCTATAGCCACCGCATGTTGTGGGTAGAACCCGCCCAGTAACGCCTTGTCAAGATAAGCGTATCCAGTACGAGCCGGGAGAAGCTCTCCCGACTGATACTTTCTTATCCTCTCATAGGCATCCATGATAATCTCCTTGGATGACCTCCATATCCTATCCTCACTCATCCTCGTGCGTTTCTATCGCCAGCCGTATCGGATTTAGATCCTCTGTTAGCTGATCTTGATTTATATCTTAATCCCTTAGCCGTATGGCATAGATCCTTCCCCTTCCGATAAGCCTTACCCTTCAGCTTATCGGTCTTGTAATTCTTACGACCCAACTCCCGTCTCTTGGCTTTCTGTTCAGGACGAGCATTAATCTTCTTGTCCGTCTCAGCCTTCTTCTTTCTGGCTTCCGGATGTTTCCTATAATATTCAGTCGATTTCCCCATCCTCCTCGTCCTCCTCATCATAATCATAATTCTCTACGATAATATCCTCTCCATCCAGATACGAGGCTTTATCCCCGAGTCTATCTCTCATGCTCTCATAAGGATCGTCTCCATCCTTTATCTCCCACACACATACGTGTGGACCTATTATATCAATCAGCATATTAGCCTTATCCTCGCTTATGCCTTTTTCTATCATCTTATCTCTGCATTTGTAAAAACCACATGTCTTGTTAAACACTGATCCTCCTACATAAAACCCTGTCTGTTTGTGAATGAAAATTACTTTCATGTTCTGTCAATTTTTTATTAATAATCATTTTTTTTGTAATCACCGTAACTCATGTCAGCGTCACACACCACCAAGTCAGTTATCTTATCCACCACATGGAATAGATGCTCCGGACATCCGTGGCAGGCGTTGCTCCCGATCACCACCGCTCCGTGCCTAGGGCAAGCCTTACCTATCGTGGTACCCTCATATATCTGTATATGGTTCTTTCCATATACCTTGATATGCCTCATTACTTTAAGCAACGACGATAAAGACATCTTGTAAGGAGATATGTGTTCTTGCGGTATCCCTAATTCCCCGGACAGTTCCTTACAAAAATCCAGCTTATCCTGTCCTGTCCTTTTCAGGAACGCATCAATCTCTATCCTTACCATATCCATGGCCTTAAGAAGACCCGGTTTGGCCAATCTTCCTATCGGGTTTCCCATGGAATCCGACCTCATCCAAGCCCCGCACTTCTCGCATCCGACCTGCTTCCCCTCTACCGTATTTATTATAGTGGATGGGGTTTTACAGTACGGGCATATGGATCCGTTTAACATAGCTTTCTGGGCTAAAGACAATTCTATCATACCGTTTCTTCCATCTTAACATTAAATAGACTGCAATATCTATTGAAATTCTTGTTTTCTATTTCCATATCCTCCTTATACCTGTCAATTGACTTGATGAAATCATTGTAACAGTCCTTGCACATCCATTGATTGATTACCGCCACATAATATCCTACGGACGTAGGTCTGTTACACATATCACAAATGCCTAAGCACCCATATCTGGTAAGCTTATCCATCATCTCCTGTCTTGTTATTTCAAGCACCTTGAATCCCTTGTAATTATCAACTACCTTTGCCATTATTATAAATTTGTTTAATTATAAAATAATCCGCTATATCCATCCCCTCATCTATATTGGGTTTTGATTCTAGAAAATCACTTATCTCTATATTCATCCCCCTCATATCCTTGTCTACCTTCTTTCTCCATTCGTTGAAAGCGTCGCCCTTATCCGGGTACAGGACTATCCGCCTCCTACCCAATGTCTCTATCATCTCCCTCTTCAACATATGGATACCGCCACAGGCCATGAACAACCTACTAGGGTACACGATGTTGCAGATAACAGCTGTCTTCTCTGACTCTACTATATACACCGGAGCGTCATTGGGATAGAAGTTGATAAGGAACTCCCCGAACAGGCATTGCCTAAGCAGGTAATCCTGACCGTCCAGTATATGCACCCAACATACGTGATCCATGGGAACCTTTACCCTCTTCCCGTCAGGCCCGTAGTCCATTATCTTCCCGGTCCGCACCACCCAATTCTTATCCAGTTGCCAGAACACACAGCACTTACCCCAGTCTCCGAATCTCATCATCCCCACCTTATACAAGTTAAATGCCCTATTGGTATGATACGATCCGAAGATATTGGATAGATAATCTTGAAGATCGGATGTCTCGAAAGGATTAAGGGTCTCAAACATCTTGTTTACTGGGATACAGTTGGCTATATCTGGGTTCACAGGAGGCCTGTATCTTCTTAGCACTTTGTTAGAATCGGTAAAAAGATCATTGCTCCCAAGCTCATTGCCTGTTGGATATTTAAAATAACCACATTTATTTTTGTGATCACATACCCCAAACTGCTCCCCTACTATCTGTCCGGTGGTTACATCTACGTACGGCGTAAAGCATCTATCCCTGCCGCATTGCGGGCACGTCAGCTTTCTTCTTGGCTTACTATGATCCAATTCATATCTGTGAACGCTCTTGTCAAATTCCCTAAACTCCATTATCCTATCCTCTCACTCATGATTCGATAAATATAATCTCTCAGTGATTCTTTTCTTATCAAGTTATTCAATTCAAAATCACTTTCTATATCCAAAGATCCTATTCTTGATGTAACCGTATAATTGGTTTTCTCGAACTTATACTTACCTTGGAGATATACGACTGTAGCCATGTTAAGTATAGGATTATCAGTTTGTCTCTTCAGTTTATATTGGCTTGTCTTGGCGGTAGGATCACCCGGAGCGAAGTTATATATCTCCTCTATCTCCAATATCTTTCCGTAGTTCTCCATTATCATTCTTCTATACAACTCAAGTTGAAAAGCATACTCATCATAGAAATTGCCTTTCCTGTTTGATTTGAAGTCCAATATAGCGAATATCCTCCTGCATCTCTTTATCTTCTTTTTCTCTGTCTTAGGTTGACCCTTCTTGGCTCCAGTCTTATAGAACTCTCCTGTCTCGACCTCTATCTCCACTGTCTCCGGCTCGCTGTCCATCTCCACCACGGCGTCCACCGAAGAAGCTACCTTTAACCTGCTTGACCTCAACATCTTCTCGATCAATACAGGTTTTACATGTCTTTCCTTGCAGAATATGGCAAATGATATTAGATCCTCTATTAGCTCATCAATGTTATCCACTAATATCCGCTCCATCCTATACTTGTCTATTCTCAACTTAGCTTCCTTAACAGCTTTTCTTATCCATGTTGGAATCAGTTTTATCTTAACTCCCGTCAGATATAACCCAAACAGATAATGCATGATAGTTCCTAAGTCAGCCCGGTAGTTGGCATACTCGTCTGGGTCCTTACCCTTGAGTCTCATCTCATTTTTCCATTTTTCTAATGCCCCGGAAGTATCACAATACCCATTCGCAATATTATTGGTAGCCCCATCATATATGATAGGGTATCCATCAGCTCCCATTTCATAATAAACACGCTTGCCAGCCACGGTCATTCTGTATAAGACTGGTGTCGGGATATCCTTGATCCATTCAGCGGCATAATACTGTTGCTCAGTCTCCAGATCATACTCAATTTCTATCTCCTCATCAGGTTCTTTTTTAGGCTCGTCAACAGGCTTTTCTTCCTCATAGATATCTTCCTTCGGAACCGTTGATAAAACGTCTAATATGCCAAAGAATGCGGTAAATTTAGGATCTGTATGATATGCTCTTAATATTGGAAGTGATGATCTCCAGTAGTATGATGGACACACGTCCTTTATCTTGCCTAAACCCGATCCTCCTATCTCTCCATTATCCTCGATAACCACATTGTGTCTCTCGGATAAACGGACTCTCATGTCATCAAACAGTTCTTGATCGCTTATGACCTCCATGATCGTCCCATAACTATATATCGTGTCACTTATAGCCTTATATCCTAGGCCTAAAAGTAATCTTTGTTTTCTTCTATCCATGATAATAATCTGGTTTTTAATTTACCATCCTCCTCGACTCTAGGTGCGAGATCCCTCATCCTTCTGGCCGCCAACAGCCATACGTTACCAAACTCATCCAAGAGCCGGCTAAAATCCATCGTATCTAATAGATAATCGAATCTTGTATGCTCATCAGCCGTCAAGTAGATAATGTTATCATTATCCTCGGCGACCGATTTATATTTCCGTTTAGGGTATAAGTGACAGATGTTACTTACCCCAGGACATGGTATATATGCGCCGGTAGCAGATCTCCTTGTCATACTCAATCTAGTCACATGGGCGCCAAAGAACACGGCTAGGCTCCTACCCCTGGGCTTGGCCTTCGCCCGTATCGCCGTCCTTCCCTTTGGCGGTAGCTCCTTGGCCCTGCATACTTGGCATAACCCTTTGCTTCTGACAGCTACCATCCTCCCGCATCTCTCACACGGCAACATCCTACCTCTCATGCTTTCTTTCGTTTATAATTCTTATTGAACTCCATAAGGCTTATGGTCCTATATCTTTTAAGCCTATCTATCTTACTCTCCGCCCAATCCTGTTCCTTGAAATTGATGATCGTGTCGAATATCTGAGCTAGTTCCCGGATATTAAAACTCCTGTTTTGTATCTTCTTATAGAACCCCGATCTGCTATATCCTAATTTAGAAGCTAGATAAGTTTTGTTAGACAATGTGAGGATACGATAAATCGTACCCTCCATCTTGCTTATCTCCATCAACTTCTCGGCGACGGATGATGTGGTCTCATAGCTAGCTTTATTGCTTATTATTCTCATGTTTCTCCGGATTCCTGATCTTACCATCAAACTCGTAGAAGTCCATCAGTTTCTTCTCTTCCTTGATACAAGTGACAACGAAATCTGATATGGTTCCTTTCATGCCTTCCTCGAAATTCTTTTTGGCATGATCAAGGTCATTGGCCCGAACGATGTAGTTAAACGCCTTGCGTTTCTCATTGCCCGATTTCTCGTCTATCGTAATATAATCAGCCGTGACCTTATAGAACCGGTCTCCATCCATGGCGAATAATTCCGCTATCCGGAATCGTTTGATATCAACACTAAACTCACCGGAGATAAACGGTCTCATCTCCTCTATAATTCTAGCCTCACACTCTGTATAAGAAAGGGCATCCACTAAATACTCTTCCTTTACCTTCTTCTTCATGCCGTTCTCGGCATCGGTCTCATAAGAAACCGTACATTTAAACCAATTGTGCATCTTATTAATCTATGTTGTTGTTAAACAATGGGTAATCCTTTATCCCTTCACGAATATATCTTTCCGTATCATCATCCACGTCATAAGCTTTCTTAAAAAACGTTATAGCCGTATTCGTATCATGATCCACCAACGGAAGATATTCCTTTACAAAAAGGAATCTAAGATGATTCATATGATCAATCTTATTTCTTACATCGATTACCTTCGACCAGATCTCGGCATGGATTTCACTCATTCTTTTTATATCCTTCTTGTATTTATCTACCTGATCTTTATACTCCTCCTCAATCTTATTATTCTTGTCCTTTATAGATTTGTAGGATTCCTCATCTTTCGTATCAAACATTGGAATATGTTTGATATTGATTATATCCAACTTATTATATATCTTATCATTGGATATAGTGAAATCGTATGTAGTCTTGTATAAATCAAACTTACTTAAGAACTTAGCTATTTTAATAGCATCATCCTGATTAAAAACAGCTATGCTCAATCCTTCTAAAAGGTAGAAGAAATTAGATGGAGAAATAGGTTTGTAGTCGTATGTCTTCATAACTGGAGGTTCGTCCACAAACCTAACACCCTCCTTAGCGCATCTTGTTATGATCAATCTATCTATCTGCTCGTCAGTAAGATCATATATCTCCTGATCGGTCATCTCATTAATTGTCTTCATCGTGATCCTTCTCCATCATTATAGCCTTTACCGCCTTTTGTTTATAAACCTCACTCATAAGGCAGGTAAAATCCATATCATCCATACCAGCCATAACATTGGCTTCTACCCTAAGATTCATCTCAATGTTCTTTACATTGATTTCACAGTTATCATCATCTTCTTTATAGAAAATGACTTTGCCACCATACTCGAAACCATCATCTTCGGTCTTAACCATATCGATGATCTTCTCCAATTTCTTTACAAACTCACTCTTTTTCATATATGCAATTTTTATGTGTCTACAAAAGTAGACATTTTGTTTTTGAATTAAATTAAATAAACATTATTAATAGTTAATACCATCCTTCCTCCCATCATTCATATTTATTCTTTCATAAACTCAACACAACATTTATCCACTCTAGTTATTGTTCGATAGTCATCGGTACGGATACCATATCCTTTATAGCTTTTGACTATGGTACATATTTCTCCTTCTTCTATAACCGTACCGCCCTTGCTTTTTAAAGGGCAAAGGGTTCTTACTTTCGCTCCTATTATCTTTCTCATATGTTTATATTTTTAAGATCAAAATAATCTATAAATCTATCCCATAGCTTCCTATTCTTTTTATTAGGTCTAAATTTCCCGGATTGTATTCTTTTTACCAGCCCCTTGAAATCATCCACCGTCCTCTTTGACAAATACCATGCTAATACCGTATTTGGATTTCTCCCTAGCCCTTGATAATGACCATCCTTTACAAGCATTTCTATCTCACTCAAGAACTTCTTTGTCTGATGAGGGTAATCAAACGGGTATCTCATCATCTCTTCAATACTAGACATCGGACATAATATACATCCTATCCTCTTCGCCCCCTTATCATATAGATCACAATGTTCTATACCCATCTTATTCAAGAACTCCCATACATCCTTGTCCGTCCATGCAAGTATCGGAGATATTATTACTTATCCTTTCCTCCAACGCAAGATACCATCTTTTCTTTATGCTCATCGAACTGATCGAATGATATATCATACTTTCTTTTACTGGTTCCGATCTCATTTCTTTTGGATCTTGTTTTTGATTCCTCTGATCTTATCCCTACTAAAGTTACCGTACCTCCTCCTCCTCTTTCTTTAAGTACCTCACAACAATATCTTTGAGTTTTTGATGGGAGACATTTCTTTTTCCGTATAAGCTGGTAGAAGTTTATATCCGGAACATGTCTTATTACATCCGGATAGTTCTTCTTCACGAAAGATACTATGTTTGCCGGATCTACTGTAGTCATGTTCATATGAGCCTCAAACTTAACGCCAGCTAATTTAGCTACATGATAAAGAGCTTGGCTATCCTTGCCTCCACTGAAAGCAAGATAATATCCCTTATCATAAAACCTAAGGGCAAACTCCTCTCCCTTTCTTAATACGTCAATAGAATGCTCTATCTTACTCATCAACCCATCAGAGAAGTCATACTTTTCTTTAAGCTTCTCTATCTCCATATAATTATCCTCCATATATTTTAAGTCCTTTTGTATTATATTTACTTATATCAGCGCATAAATTACACCCTCCAGCACAACAGCACCATGAACAAAAATCTAGCTGTTCAGACTCAGGCTTCCCTTGAAATTCCGCTCCGCCGCCCCGATGATCGCCTTTCGATTCCCGAACGAGAGCCACGAAGTAATGAACCCACTGACCTCCGCGTCCCGCCCGGAATACCGCCTTGGGAACTGGACAGGGTCACTGGAGATAAAGTCGGCGGTTTCGTATTTGTCCGCCATGCATTTCGGCATGTCTACAAATTTGTCATTCATTGTTTATCCCTTCATTTGTTCGCATGCCAATCTTTCAAGTTCCGGTGTAACGTTGGTATTCATTATGCCTTTCAAGCAAGGGCATTGTCGCCAGACTATATCATAAATCTTTGACAATTCAATCAAAGCCTCATTGTTTGATTCAACTGTCATAATCCAATTGTCCGGCGATATCTCTATCTCCCTGCATGGTATTTCTTTCTTGCCTTTTGGCATATATCCGTTCTGATAGTCTTTTACATTACATCTACCAAAATATCTTCCAGTGAGTATTCCGTTTTCGTCCGTCTCAAACAACCCTCCTATCCATCCTATCTTATGGATGTTCTCCGTCCACGTTCGAGTGGCGAATAAAAACTTTTTTACAGGAACTTTTGAAAATGCATCAACATCATGGATACTCCCGTCCGGCTCTTTGAATATCGATGATTTTCTTTTATTCTGGCAACTCCCGTCTAAGCCTATTTTTTCCCATTCGCCATCGTCAAATCTCAAAGGAGAGATTATATCAAAACTGCAAAGTTCCTTGACGAGATTGATTTCAAATGGTGCCGAGAATCCGCTGTTACCATGAGAAGAGAACAGCGCGACAGCTTCTATTACCTGTTCGCGCATCCATTTGTTAGGACCGTCCTCTTCTTTGCTATATCCGGCTAATTCCAATTCTCTTATCGCATGTTTACATAAATTACTGTTTGCGATAATATACCGAAGAGCCTTCTTGTTGATAAGGCTCTTCTTGCTCATTTTCTTTACAATTCTTCTACTCTTTTTCATGTTTAATGTTATTTAATGTTTTAATCACCAATCTCCTCTATCATTCGTATTGTGCCATGACCATCTGTTTCGCGAAATCTTTGTACGCCACTATTTTTCGCAGGTTTGCTCGCATTCGTATTTCCCCGATACCGCCGACCGGAGACAAGGCGCCTGTATTAACACCTCTTCCCATGTTTATTCCTCCTTGTTATATAATTGCTTGTTTTTATATTCCAACATCCTTCCCATCCTCTTTAACCCAATTAACTGTATCGCAATACCAACAATACCCTGTCTTGGAATCCTTTTTATGAGAATGGGATCCACATGTAGCGCACCAATAATTATCATCTATATCATATGTATAACTTTTATCCTCATGCATCTTATTTATTCTAGCTACCCTATCTTCCAGCAGATCCTTTAGATAATTGCATTCGTAAGGCCTATCTTCTTCCCTTAATATATAAAGATCGATGTCCATCATACTCCCCATCCTGTCCGTACACATGCACTCGGCGGCATGACGTACGCTAACTTCTGGCATCCCCGGGACTATCTCCCGGATCACCGCCTCCATCTTCTCTTGGTATTCGGTGTCTACCTTGACCACCAAATCCTCTAATTTATCTATTAAACTCATGATCTTTTTACCTCTTTATATATAACGTCTATATCATCTTTCCTCTCTATATCAATACAATGGGTATCCTTACAGTAATAATTCTTACTATTATTAAATACGCATCCTTCACAACTAGCATCACTGGATTCAACCACCTCCAGTTCTACTTCTTTCGAACCAATATTATATTTAAATATAGAGCCTATCTTATGATACCCTATATTCTCCAAAGGTATACTATTATTTATCATATCCTCATGTCCGAATACGCTGTTAATAAAATCAAGCATCTCATCATTGAATGATCCGCTTTCTTCTTGCAGCTCCCTACATTCATCCTCGGTCAATCCACAAGAAGATACCAGTTCCTCTGCGGCCTGCGTCCATCGCCCGTCGTGGGCTAGCTCCTGAACCGCCAGCCATATCCCTTGGTTCATGCCATTCATTCTTACCTTATCTAAAATATCCTTATTCTCCATATCCTCAATCATTTAAATTCTTGTTTATTATAACAATATCTATATCGTTTAACATCTTATCTTTTAATACTTTCTCTACCATTCTTGGAATGACATTAAAATCTTTATTTTTAAGCTCATTATCCACCATAAACTTAATCATCTGCTCTATATTATTATCATTCCCGTAAGTATTACATATACACTCCTCAGCATATTTTCTTATATCAGATCTAATTGCATTGATTATATCTTCCTTCGTAAGCCCAAGCTCATTATGGATATAATTCTTTATCGCTTTATATTCTTTACTTGTTTTTGTACTCATATTTATCCCTCCTATTCAGTCATTTTTTTAACAAAATTTTCCCATAACATATCAACATCATTGTAATGTTTACAACAAGCATTCTGGATTCTCTCTATCAACGGAATGAACCATAACTGAGTTATTCCGTAACGAGTTTGAATTATTCTGCATAGGTTTATTTTTATTATCTCCATGTCATCAATACTAGGAGATGTGTTGTTATCATCACATCTATCTAATATTGTTTGAATTGTAGCCAAATAATGATCCATGTCTTAAATTGTTAATTATATTACCATCTCCCATTTCCCGGCGTAAACAGTATCTCCCCTGTCCTCACCCAATGATTCCAGTTATTTTTAAGCTCATCAATGTCGTACGCCTCAGCCGAATGACCATTATCAGACCTTTTTACTACTGACATAACGCTTTCCGCCTGCACGCTCCAATGACTATAACAGTCTGTCCCGCACCCGCACGCCGTGGCTCTCCCGTTATCGAACTCCCAGACCAGAGGCCGGAGGCCGCATCGTGGACACGGCAACCATTCCGTTGGATTCTCCGGCTTCTTGTAAACATCAGTACACTTATATTCTACTATCATAATTAGTTCTATTAAATTGATCTGATCTTTTGATCTCTCGTCTCATTCTTATCCTTGAACATCATTATCCTATTTACAATCCCCTCCGATTCCATGTATGTCGAGAATCCATGTATCCTTAGATATTGAATAGCTGATAATGATTTCTCCAATATCTCCCTATACTCCATATCTGTTTTAACTGCTTTCTCCATGATCTTTTCCCTCCATTTCTTCTAATATAATTACCTATTTAATTTAGGTAATGTAATTATATATCTATTTAATTTCAGTGATTTCCCATCTAATCTAATTTAAGTTTAAATCACTTAATGTTAATACCTTTTTATCCAATAGATCAATAAGTAGCATCGCTCTCGACTCTACCTCTGTATCTCCAAATCCACTATACACTTCTGTTTGTGAATCGTAAACATCGTATCGAACATAGGCAGTTTCGTAATATTCGCTATCCTTATTCGGGAAATATTGTGTCAACTGCAACCAGTCATCCCATATTTTTGATTTACTGACATTTATCATACTTGGTAGTATCTCTCCAAGTTCATGACTCATATAAGCCGGTATGAGGTCGCCTTCTTTTCTATATGAATACCTCATTGTATTTTGCACAACTGAATCTATCTGGGTTTCCCCTCCTTTCATCTCTTTCACAAAATAAAATTCCGACTCCGAATTTACGCCCAACTCATGCAACTTTAGCGCAAGCTCATAAGGACATATAAAATTTTGATATTTCATGTTATTCTATATTTTCGTTTCTGTAATCCCCGGCATAGTCTAACCATACCCTGTAATCATTTCTGTACTTGGTCGCCTTTATTTTCATATTCCGGTATATATCCTTATTCGCATTTTCGCCAAGTACTCTCCTTACCTCCTTCTGTAAGACCGCCCCAATAAGAGGATAGACGTCCAAATAATTGTCTTCACACTTCTCGAAATCTATTACCTTGTTCCCTATTGCCCGCTCCAATGCCTTATCCATTGCCTTTATGATGGATTCTTGCACATTTTTATATCGATTGATAAAATCCTGTCTTATAGATACCATATCTCCTTCTTTAATACTCATATTTTCTTACGTATTTATATGTTATTTTATTACTCAACCAAGCCAACGAGCAAGGGCTGCGCCTTGTCTTCCCCGACCGCCTACCCATATACGCCGGCTCCACCGGTAACGCCACCCATGACATCTTGGATGTTTCTCCCGTAAATCTGATAGTGATTGCCATAGCTCTCAAATGTTAGTTGATATCTGTTTAATCCCATCCTAATTGTCTCGCAACACCCTCCATCTCGCTATATGCGATCCTGTGACATCCAGCAACCAATATATCATTCTTATAGCTATTGATCTTCCATTTGTGACCGGTTGTATCCAATACCATATCGTGTTGGAATTTACTGCCATTATGGAAGAACTTTATCAATTTCCAAAGTCTCTCAGCCTCAGCTCGTCCTATCTTGATATTCTTACTAGTCTCAATTATGCCATTCTTGATGCGAAGCCATACGTTAGGCTGGTCATCCTCCAAATAATAATGTAGATATAATTCCAGAATCTTGCCAGACTTCCACATCTCGATCTGTTCTTCAAATTTTTTCTTGCGATCTTCTTTTTCTTTTCTTCTTTTTTCAAAAATTAAAGCCTCTTTTTTCGCCTGACTGTCTTCCCATCTCTGACATCTGGCCACATACTTAGCCCACGTTCCTTCACCACAAATCTCATCTACTATCACATTGGTCGTTCCTAAAGTTTCTAACGCTTGATGATTTAGCAATACCTCAAACACACGCTTTAACTCATGGACATATTCACTTTTAATCTTATCCGATTCATAAGATAACTCATGTTTAGTTCCGATCCAGGTGTTTGCACTCTTTTTAAGAAGGCTCTTGGGAGTACCCATATTAAAGAACTCAATATAATCCATTAGACTTCTAAATACTCCCCAAACATCCCTATAAGACAGGCTTGTTCTAACCTTCTTGTATTTCTCGATAACCTCTTTGATAAGCTCCAATCGACTGGTGATAAAAGCCATGCTGCCATCATCAGACATATTATATCCAACAGAAAATACCTTTGAACCAGTTGGTATTGCACTACGAACACAACGTTGATGTTTACAGGTAGAAGAAGAATAATACTTATCGTTAAGCAAATACGCCTTTTCACCACACTTATTTCTTACGATTCTTCCAACCTCAAAATGATAACCATAAGAATAAATACTTCTACCTTCAAAGAAAAGATTACTACCTCTTGCGGATTCTTTCTTTTCGTTTGCCCACAAATGAGCGACCATAGAGTTGTTCATATCTATTAAGTTTTGAGTGTTAATTATTGATTATACTTGCTAAAAATAACATCGACACAAGTTCCGCCAATAGCGTTTGCGTCATTATACGAATAAAAACCTTCTGTTCCCCAATCCACACCAACTGGACAACCATCTGCATGTTTTACAAAGTCATCAACTTCTTGCGCTTCCTCGTTAGATATTCCAGTGTAGTCACCATTAATCAAAGCCCCAATCCAATAAATCGGAAGCCTATATCTTATTATCTCTATATTCATAACTTTATCAATTTACAATTACTACCTTTTCATTCTATTTTATTCAATGGACCGGCATGCGCTTCCCCATTCTCATAATAAAGCTGACCCTCATACTGGTTATGATGAAGCTCCTCACGTATCGCATCTTCATCGTCAGCCCAATGTTCATATTCCTCATGCCATGACTTGAAGAAGTTATCATAACATTGTCTCATCAGATCCTCTAAAGAAAAACCCTCCGGATAAGTACACCATACATTGTAATAATCAATTATAGGTTTCAGGAGATAATAATCATAACACATCCCTGTCAATGGGCAATTATCTCCATAGTCAAACATCACCCTACTATACTTGTGCCTGTATTTGTATTTCCCATCAATATATTTACCTGACGTGGAGAAATACTTGCCCTTGATAATATATGGCATAATATTGTTGTTGATATATCTGAACAGTAATTTGCCGCATAGATTCTCAGGGAATATATCACGATGATAATCTGTAGGATGTTCATAAATAGGATCTTTGTATTTAAACTCATAACTAAAATCATATCTCTCGTATCCAACCTCCCAACCATAAACCTTAGTATCTGTCAGATCTTCAAAGGCTTCCATTGACTTTTTATAGTCTATGTCATAAGCATCCATACATTGCTCCATTACATTCCAACGCTCACGCTCTATGATCCTTTCTTGTGAGTCTTTTGACAGCTCATCAAACTCATACAGTTTTAATACAATCTCTTTCATAATCCCTCCTCTTTTAATATAACTAGATCCCTAACGTCAATCGAATGACTTACGTACCTCCTTATGTTCACGTTTAGAGATATGATTGTGGCTATTCTCACGAACCACCACAATCCAGATTTAGATATTACTCATCCTTTATCTTTACGAATGGGTTTTCTACATAAAACTCCACTACATCCTTAGATTTTATAGATGTCACTATACCGGTGGTATCCACAAATCCATCCGTTTCATCCATTGTCAAATCTTCTATTTTATCTCCCGGCAGAAAACAAAGATTATAGTCTTGATCAATATACATAATCATCTTTAACCTAACCATGTCATCAATGATGCCTTTCATTCTCTCCACAACATCTAATTGATCATTAGTAAGCATTAATTTACTTTTTGAAGATTTTACTAATCTCATGTCTCCATTCTTGTCAACTACAGTTAAGTCATTGAATTTATACACATCTTCACATGTTCTGTAATATGTTTCCTTACAATAAATTTTTCCTTTATTATCTATTTCAACATCAAAATATTCCAACTCACCCTTGACAGCTCTTCCGTTTTTGTATTTCCACACATCACCTATTGGAGCGAATCCATATAATGACTTAAAAACATCATATATTGATAGTTTTGTCTTAGGGATGCTCTTACCCTTTTTAAAACATTCTTCGGACGAATAAAATAATTTCCCATCTAATGTCTTCTCAGTCCTACATCCTCCCCATGTTCCTACATATCTAACTACTCCATATGTAAAACTGATCAAGATTTTATCAATCTCAAACCACTTTAATCTTTCTGACATATCGTCAAAAAGATATCCACTCTCTAAATAAACTGATAAATACTTTTTTATTTCCATAACAATTTATTTTTTTTAAAATTAAATAACATCATTTGCCTTGATCACCATCAGTCTCAATACTCCTCTAAGTATCATGGTTTTCATGATACAACTCATAATATTACATTGAACTTCTCATTTAAACAATCTAAAGCTCTTTGATACTCCTCTTCCTTGTCGAACTTAATTTGAGTACTGTTCTCCAAGCCAAAAAACAGGTAAAAGGATATGACCCAGCCCGACCCGTCCACGGCCTGCCCCTTGGGTGCCACGACATCACCTGCTTCTTGGATATATACCAATTCCCTATCTGCACGAAGTCAGGATAGTTGTTAGTCAAATACCTTATCTGGATATTCAAACAATCGAAATTATCAAAAGAAATTATGTGATATTTGCTCCTTATCCGTATCTTCAGAAACGGATTGTTCCCGTAATATGCGGCGAATGCCGACACCACGGACATAGGATACCTTACGCCTTTTATTATCACCCATTTCATATACAATACCTCCTTATATTAAACTATTTAATATAAATTCATCTTCCTCCGTTCTCTCATTCATAGGCTTATTTTGTACCGTTTTGACAAGATCAAGCACCTCATCCCAAGTCCTTTCTGATAGCGTCCCATTATTTATGCCACAACACCTACATCCACTAGAAAATACCGGTATCATACTTCCATCACACATCCTAACGAATTTATATCCTACATATTCATCACATAACGAACATTTTCTTACTGGGATAAACCTTATTCTACCTCTATTAATGATACTTATTAATACCTCACGATTCATATTATTCCCTTAATTTACGTTTAACCTCTTTAACATACATAGGAGAATGCAATCCCCTATGCAATCTTATAGCCCGATCTATATCCTTTTTAGGATTATGATGAGATTGATATATCTCGAACATTTCCCTAGCCTTGACAGGATTCGTCCTGTCACGATACCTGTACCGCTTTTTCTCTCGTTTAAGGCGCAATATCCTATTAACCTCATCAACGTATATCCTTTTCATTTGCCACCTCCCTAAAGCCCCGGATGAGGCGTTATACGCTCGATCATCATCCCTTGACTCCACGAAAGACAGGGCGGCCGCCAGCTTATCCCATACCCGTGCCTCTACCACGGCAGGCCTTGGGGCGTGGGGCAAGCCGCCGTTTCCTTTTGGTGGTGTCAGTACCACCATAGCCATCATAAGCAAGTATCTTGTCATATCTTATCCATATCAAAATTATTATTCACGATCTTATCACCTATGTTAATTCTCCCCATATCCAAGATATTTATATTATTTATTATACTCCTTACCCAAAAAGAGGATATAATAGCAGAATATTATGATATTAAGACATAAACCTGTCTATTACCATACTGCCATATTTATCCTCCGTCCAATATCATTCGTATCAGTACACAACTTTTATTATTATGGTCATAAATACACTCAATCATTCCTTTTCCAAGCCGCTATCGCCATTAAGATTATCAGCTATACCCAATATCTTCGAAATAAGAGCCTTTTTAGGCTTATATTCGTCATTTATGCTTATAACCGAGTAGTTATATACCACTCCTTCTTTCGAGACCTCCACGCCCACGTATTTAGGCGCAACGGCATCCCTATGCAACACGATAAACGGGTTTTTACCGTCCAGATCATTTATCAACTGGTTAAACTGCCGTCTCGTCATCTGATAGTGATATTATTTCCATGTTATAAATGCGATCTCTCTTTACCCTTATCTTCTCGCATAGCTCATCGAAGCACCCATCTTTTTCTAACCTGCCAACATAATATGATACATTCGATTTAGAGCTTCCTTGAAGATATATATTTCCTCTTATATTCCTTGAGAAAAAATTAGGTAAGACCATCTTTTGTCTCTTATCCTTATTATCCATATAAGATATGACAACAACCCATAATTCTGGTTCCCGTTCTTTTACCGATAACATAAGATCGAGATCCGATTGACCATTGATATTCCTCCTGCCAGTTTCGTTATAACGAAGAATAATATAATCATCCGCTTTATCATCCTCAATCATCACGACCATAGGACTATTACCCTTCCCATTATCACATAATACTCTTGCCTCTTTTCCGTTACGGAGATATACCTTATCGTAATCTCCGTTTTTGTATATCTCAAAATCAAACTCTATCACCATATCATTTCCTCCTATTGATATATTGTTGTGTACGACCTTCTTTTATTTTTTCGAAATAAAACTTATTCCCATATAACCGGGTGAAGCAGATGTTATACCCGAAATGTTCCGCGCGTCTGATCTGTGCGTAACCTCTACTGATGTCATTATTATCAATCAGCGTAACAAAACAATGTGATCCTACCTCTGTGTTTAAAACCAGATTTTCCCAATCTTTTACCTCCATATCAAATCTCCTTAAATAATTTTTTGTTATGATTATCTCTATTATACCATTTATCAATATTATCGTACTGCTTTGGATAAACCCCATAGGCCTTACACCACCTAGGTAACGGCCCGTTCAACGCATCTAACGCCGTCGCAAGGTCGAACGTAGCCTCCTCCTTGATACAACACCCCGATCCACTCCCACGGCTCGGTATATAAGCTCTACTATATGCTACGCTCATCCCATATTCCCCATGACTCAGATACCCGATGTTAGGCGAATCAGGGAAGGCGTAATATAACATTATGTAATCACCCTTGCTCCAACCCCTGTTATAAGTATCATCCTGCCATGCGAAAACCCTGCAACCGGCCTTCTTTAACTCCTCAGCCGCTTTTCTTAAAATATTATCTCCCATATCATTTATATTTAAATTATGCCAAGGCGCCGGGAACCGACCCCGGACCATATCCGCACACGTACGATCATGGTATTCCTTCCGCCCCGCCAAGGCTTGGTTCAACATTAACAAACTTTCATATCCTCACACATCTTAAAAAAGACCTCTCTTATGATCCTCTTATACAAGATGTATATCTCATCATCATCCTCATCAAACTCCACGCCCCATGAACGTAATAAATATCTAATGTCGCAATCCGCTATATGAATCCTAAATATGGATGGAACGCTCATTATGTAATCCTCAAAAGCTTTCTTAATCCCATCCCTTTTGATATGTTCTCTATACTCATCCTTGAACACGTTAAGCATAAAAGATAGATATTCCCTATCATATTTAAACTGCTTCCCATAATTATCTGTATCTATATGATCCAGTATATATATCTCTATAGCGTCTCTATCGTATTTTGACATACTTCTTCCTCCTCCTTTTGATATTTTATAACCTTTTTCTCCCCATACGCTTTCGCCAACTGGATAAGTTGACCGGTAAATACCTTGGTACGGTGTTTTACGATCTTATCCACCAACTCCGGGCATCTGGTTCTCCATCTATAATTAACCTCTCCCTTAGCTTTCTTCTTGTAATACCTGTAGAATGTTACGGCTACTACCACTTCCCCATTCTGCTCGAAAGCAACCAAATCGTAATTGTTGTAAACTATTTCATTCATGTTGTTGTTACCCATTTTATGTATCTAATCACTTCTTTAGGCAAAGACATTATATCCTTCACCCTTCTCCCTAAGTTGTACATACCTCCCTTATGAGGATAATAGTCCCCTACATACATCCCTATTCCTTGCGGATGCGACGGGTTTTCGTTACAAGTGAACATCGGATAAAATAAGATTCCTCTTGAATCTTTATTCCTGTCACTTACGCATACAATAGTATATCTATCAGCGACCTTCTCGCCGAAATCATATACCCTTACCTTTCTTTTTACCCCATCATTGTTCTCTATGATATTATTCATGATGTTATTTATATTAATTAATTTTCTTTCCATCAGCGGTATATGTGCCATACCATTCCCTATCCATATTTACCACCTCAATATGATGTATATGATAACAACCATTAGCTATTCTATTGCAATCGGCTATCACCATAGCTATATTCCTATACCCAGAATCAATGAAAACACGAGCTAACCTACACCCGTTAAATATAGATACCTTGATATCGTCTTTCTTTTTTATAATCCTTCTCATATCATATCCTCCTATCGAGCTAATCTATCATTTTACCATAATTAGTATATGATCCACACCATCCACGGGCCTCATTCGATACCCTAATATGATCAATGGGCTTATCACCGGCCATATTATTGGCGTACGATATTACATCCGACATACTTCTGAATCCGGAATCCTTAATGGATTTTATAAGCGTCCTATCATACCCGAATACCAATATCTTCACAATATCTCTTTCCTTCACAGTCCTCCTCGCTCTCATAATATTCTAGCCATAAAATAAACAAACATAAAATCTATTCTCTCTTTGTTATCATTCATCCTATGCCCGGTGATTTCAAAAATAACCCTACGTTTTTCTATAGTTCGTATATTATCTAACTGAATAGCTATGTAAGGATATTCCATAACTTTCTCTCTGTTGATGTTATTCAAAATAGCGTTGACATCTTGCCTGCGAAAATACATATTTACCCCTATGTAGCTGGCAACCAAAAGACATTCGTCTATTACCCCATCAGTATCGAATAGCAATAACATATCATCCTTCTCGATAGTATATTCCATATCAAGAATCTTGATACGTTTGCTTCCGTCCTTCTTATCTGATATAAGAACCTCTATCATATCCTTATCAGTCGTAAGGATATAATACGCCTCGTCCTTTGTAATATTATTACGAAGATAAGACAGTATCTCATCTTGTAATTTTATAATCTCGTCCATGTTATTAGTATTGGTTATTATATACTATTTTACACCATATATGTTGTAAAACATACACATGTTATTTAATTTCACATTCTTCTTTTCTAGTTTTGTCTCACTCAATCGAATCATATAGTCCCTTGTTTCGGACAAGACGGTTGAGCAAAAGAGGTCTTTGATATAAGGTTTTACCCTAAAAAATATTCGTTGGGTAAGTAAAATCAAAAACGTTTTGTTTAGTAAAAGAATCCGGCGATCTCACTTTTGAGCAACCGGTAGAGGGTATTGGTGATACCCAGTACGGATTTTCGTACAAATGCATATCATTTCTCATTTTTTTGGTGTAAAATGGTATATAATCACCTTAGTATTTTATATTACCACGCCAAAGGAAAGAACGGCAGCCGACACCCGCAGCCTACCACGCCGTGACACCGCCGCCCGTTCCCCTTGGTGTTATTCTGCCACCTCTAATTTCCCGTAATAAGGATAGAAACAACCGTCTCGATAAACCGAATATCTGAGCGTTTTATCCTTTGCTTCATAGATGGAAACACAACCGCTGTTATAAGCGTTGGATAGTTCTTTTGCTACAAATCCGCCTATTCGTTTATAGGTTTTAGGCGTATCCCTCAACGGCCTGCCTACATATATTTTTACTCTCTTGCACTTCTTGTCGCCTACGTATATATCCTTTCCACTAAGCTCCATTAAATACATGAATCTCATATCAACCGATTTTAAATCCAACATTCCTCTATCTCTATCTCCATATGATCCTCCCAATCGCACCTATCAACGTCCTCTCCATCCTCAAAGTAATAGTAAGCCCATACCTGTACGCCTCCTACCTCTATATATCCATCACTTTTCCATTCTATCAACCCGTCTTGCCTTACCACGTTGGTAGGCTCAGCCCCTAGCGACAGCAGATTATTTACTATACTACCGCCAAATACGTTTCTTGCTTCTTCTTTCGTCATATCACTATCAGATTTTTAATATTACACTAACGCCAAAGGAGAACAGGGACGGACGACCAGCGGGACCTACCCCACGCCATCGCCGCCTCCCGTTTCCCTTGGTTTCCTCCGCATCGCCCCATACCAATAAACAATATCTACCCGCCATCGCTCACAACCGCCTTGCCTTGACCGGAAACTCCTACCACTTGCAAACTTTTACATTTGATCGGAAGATACCCCTTGCTTGAAAGGCGTTTCCCTTGCTCGAAAGGTGTTTCCCTTGTTTGTTGGTGTTTTTCCTTGTTTGGAAAGGTTTTTCCTTGCTCGAAAGGTTTTTCCTTGCTCGAAAGGTGTTTCTCCTTGTTTGGAGGTGTCCCATCACGCAAATCCCGAATCTCCCTCGAAATTCCCACGAAAACCCAAGACCTTCCGATACTTTGTTCCACGTGGAACGCTGATTCAGTCTAGGATATCGAGGTCTTTGTTCTTGATTGCCTTACATACTTGCCTAATACAATGTATTGATAATAAAGCCAATAAAATAACTATGATTAAAGGCAGAGCGTCGCCCGTAGCTATAACATACCGCCCCAACTCAAACGCCATATACCAACAAAACAAGATGAGTACGAAATACATAAATACACCCATAAAAAATATACAATAAGTAACCACGATTTTAAAATTGAACGCAAATAATACAATTAATTGAGTATCAATAAAATAATATATATCAACCCCTAGAGCTACCTCTAAGGAAAGATAAGCCCAGATATAGATAAAAAATATACAATAAGTACCGCCTATTATATACCTTTTAGGATCGATTCAAGCGCAAATCCATGCATAAGGGCACAATATACCCGTCCGCATGGATATATATGTATACAAAATGATGCTAAATAAAGCATTTTACTTACACATTTTCGATCAAGGCTTAAAATTTGCCGCCTCAACACTTTTATGTGTAAGCAAAACATATGATTATGCTGTCATTTTGTAAAATTAGACACAAAAAAGCCCTTCCGTCCTATATCGCTACAGTACAGAAGGGCACAAACTTTAAAATCAAATAAAAACAAACGATCTATTGTCGCAATTTATTCGCCATGTAACTAACACGTTTCCGCCTACATTTATCAGATTCCCTACTGCAATCTAATTTATTAGACTTGTATAGTTCTTTGGTAAGCTCAATATAAAACTCCATTTGAGACTTTCTTACAGCCTCTAAAGCCTTTTCTTTTTGAATAGATAGTTTCCTATTCAAATTATCGAATTTCTTTTTGTACATAATATATTAATTTAATTACACCAATAAGAATACGGCATGGCTATGAAGTCACAAAGCCGCCGTTATCAAAACGGCCAGCCGGACGCACCACACCCGCCCGATTCCCTTTGGTTTTGTCCCTTTGCCCCGAACGAACGAAGCCAAATACGTACATACGTTGCCCGTGATACGTACCGACAAGGCGCACTTTGTCCGTCAATTTAACCGCACAAAATACCCTTGTAAGGGTTGTTATTTTGCTACTACATATAGCGCATAAGTATTTAAGCCACCTTAAACGCTATTGTTTTGATACATTAGCACGGTTATAACTCCGTTATGCACTCCATACGTGTTACTCTAGCAACGTATGGACATACGCCCTATACATGCGTATATACACCAATGTACCCCGTGATTTTACACGGCCTACTAGGTTACCTAGTGTACTTACCGGATTGATATAAACCTAAAGATAATAGTACTATTATAGACTATAATAGTACTTAAACCACATTGTTAAGCGGCGGCCCACCTATTGCAAGTTTTCGATACCCTAATTACTAGCAATATGTTTATATCAATATGTTAAATATCGTGTCCATTTAGTCTAGATCAGTGGCACGGCGTGAACGTATGGACATTACCACCATAACGCCCCTATACATAAATAATATAGGAGCCGATTACTTGCTATCTTTCGTTTTTAGGATGCGTCAAATAGTATGTAACACATTTAGCAATAAGATTAAATGTATATCGTTTGATAGGTACGGCACACTTTACAATACGTTTGTCTGATCCGTTAAACACTTCATAATATACTCCCCCCTCATATTCTACAGGCTCGTTATACCCAAAGCGTTTATGTGCTTTGCCTGTTATCGATATTTCTGCCACCTTATCCTCTGATAACTTTGTGTTTTTATCCTGATCCTGTTTATCGAGATATACTCTTTCGATTTCCTTGTAGGCGCAAAAGGTCTCATTTACACGTGGCAATATCTCCTTACAAAGCTGTATTACTACCTCCTTATCCCTTGCTAAAGCAACCAAAGATGGCACTACTGCTTTGTCTACTTTAATATCGTTATCCTTGAATATTTCATTGATTTCTTTACCAGATTTAAAAAGCTGACACCAAGCTTTGACGGCACCTGTTAATGTTTTTTCACTTGCTTTTTTAACTTCACTTTGCACTTTGTTAATATCTTTACTTGTCATTAGATTTGCCCATACCCTTGGGACTTATAATGGCTTCTGGTGCGCCTGTTTGTTAATGCTGTTATCTTACAGGAGCAAATATACTACATGTTTAATCACCCAACAAATATTTTGCAATAAAAATTCAACGATTATATATAATAAAACTAATCAAATGTAAATGTATATTAAAATATTGGTTTATATCATTGATAATCAACAAGTTAAATACAAAATAGACATTCTTTTTTTTCGGTTCGCAGATCGTTTGCCGTTCCTATCTCCCAGCCTTTGTAGGCGGGGGGGTGGGACCAAAAACGGCAGCCCGGCCGGGCCGATTTCGGGGAGGTGGTCCGTCCCGCATATCATCCTCCCCGAATATCCCTCATACTTCCTCACAACCATATCACCTTCCATCTCATTTAATTTGTTATATTTGTACGTAACTTAAATTATTTAATCATGTATCAATATATTACATATAACTTCGTGGGGGGGGGGTATTTTAATCCTCAGATAAGGAGGGGGTATGTTTAGGCGCAGGACTTCTTCTTCCGGTAAGATCCACTACCGTATTAATATAGACAAGAGAATGTGTCTTAATCCTGTAGATATATATATTGATGGAGATACATATCAACGTGGTTTTAACGGATCTTATCTTGATATATATCGCGATAAGAAGATAAAAACTATAAGCATAAGAGGACAGGTAGAATATCTAAATCCGAAAAATGAGTACAATATTATTTTAGGCATAAGTGGAGGTATTATAGAAGGAACCCTTACGTATCAATATAATTCGGGTATGCATTGCGAGTTGGCTAATAAGGTGACATACGGGAATAGGATAACTAATTTTGTTCCTGTAACGGTGATAACCGATCCTGGGAAGATTATTAATTTCACTTACAGACCTGAATTAAAGACTCAGGTTTTAGATGAAAGTTATGTAACTTGGGATGGTGATTATGTATTAAACGATAATTGTATAGTAACTGATCTTTGTTCGGGATGTGAATCTTATGCCTATGGGAAAGGTTCTCATGGTAACTATCGAGTAACGGTAAGGATAGTGTAGTACCAAGGGAAGGGGGTAGACCTCATCCCTCCGGGCTTCCCCTGTCCTCCCACCGCCTCCCGTTCTTTTTGGCTTTCTTCTGGTTTTATCCTCAAAATTTCATATCTTTGGAACAAAACTATAATCATGTTTAGAGACATACTTCATAAGCTTAAGATCTTCTTCTGCGACGATGACGTTGAGAAGATATATGTAAGGGACAGTACGGTTATCCGCAACAACGAGATCCATAGGATGTATGACGAGATACTGGACGAGTTAGGTGATTTGGCTACGTCGTGTCAAGGGACTACGTATATGGTAAGATAAAGGACAGGACGGGATTAAGTATCCGTCATATCAGTAGGATAATAAACCATACTAAAGTTGAGGAGATATGATTAAGGATACGATGGAGCGGAATATAATAAATGAGATATCGGCGTTATTCGTGATGATATTCACGGCCGGGTTGATGTTTGTCATGCCGATGTTAGATATAGAGTGCGATGATATTGCTATCATAATAGGATCAGGAATAATACTATCTTTTATACTAACCATAATACCGATCTTGCTTTCTTATGATATAAGGGATGAGATCATTGAGTTGATTGAGGATATGGATAGCCAGATCGTGGTAGACACTTCGGTATATAAAACGAACCTGCCCTAGGTAATTCCTAGGGCAGATATTAATATCAATTTGACTTCAAATACGATTCTATTCTATCAGCGGCCTCATTAGGCGTATGTCCATCCCATTCCCATGCTGTATCAAGTTCAGGGATATTAAACAACTCCCAATACTGGTTCTCATAATGATTGGATATCTGTCCAGTTGGCAGTTCTGCCATTACGATAAACCACCCTCCGCCGAAGCATTCCTCTCCATCATGATGCTTATGTGATTTACAGACCTTTATATCGCCTTTAGCCAGCTCATTGAAGAAAGCGGCATTGTAAAGCATTCGATATTTATATAGTTCGTTAAATGTATGATACCCGTCGGATATATTACCCATCTCATCTTCATGTAAATATGTTTTCTCGAATATATCAGACCTACAAGGATAAAACTCTCCATTTACCCCTTTTATGATATAATCACCTACATTGGCTGTCATAACACCTTCAAGGGTTTTTATACTGCAATCAATACAAGGAGGTATACCTCTATCCGCATCACCTTCACGAATAACTTCTATTTTAACGCTATCACCAGCGAAATCCTTGATCTCATCATTATTAAAGCCTTTCCATTTTACGGCTTCTATCGCAATTGGTTTCTTTACATATCTATTCATAATTTTACGATTTAATATATTATTATCTTTTGATATACCTTTCTATAAGATCTATGGATAATTTAGCGCCCAGCTCTTCCTCCAACAGGTTAAGGTAGTTCCGGTGCAGGCATCCGCCCCGCTCCACCTCCCTAAAGCCGGCCCCGTCCCGGATCCTGACCAGCCCTTTCCTTGGATCCATGTCGATCAGATCCCGAAGCTCGTTCATATTCTTGAACCGGTTCTCTATTACCTTAAATACATCGATCTTAGGTCTCTTATCCTTATCCTTGGGCTTTATTTTAATTCTTCCACTCATATCAATTATCCAGTAACTTTACATGTAATATGATTCATATTATTATTACCGCAATAAGCGCACATAGATACGTAGGGAGAATATACTCTTCCACATACCGGACATCTCCATCCATACATAACAGGATTTGTTTGTTTGTCAATTTCTTTCAAGCCCTCATTAGTAGTGGATGATGTATTTTTGTTTTCCATATCATTCATTACCACGGTGGTTTCCTAACCGACGTTCGCTGGTCATGAAGCCATCTTTATTTATCTTATCTGTACTTCCAAATCCATTATCACCTCTATCAGATTTTCCAAGATCTTCTAATGACTCCACTTCTTCCCATACGATACGTTCCCGTCTACGAATAAGAAGTTGTGCTACCTTACCACCTACATTACAATAATAAGGACTATTCCTATCCATTTTTCTGTGAACTATCATAATTTCCCCACTATATCCTTCATCAATGGTAGCAGGGGCGTTTTGCATAATTAGCTCGCTATTAGTAAAACCACTACGTGGACGGATTTCCATCTCATAATCTTCAGGTAGCGCTACATGTACACCAGTATGATATATGATTCTGCCGCTATCAAGCTCTATATTCTTTACAAATAGATCCATGCAAGCATCTTCTTTATGAGCGTATTCAGGCAGCTTAGCCCCTTTTTCCAGCCATATCTTGACCTTACACGTATCTATACCATCAAGCAACTCAATTGCCTCTTTATAGCTCATAGGTTGCTCTGAGGCTAATGAAATGGCTCTTGCCAATAAATCTTTAATCTTACTCATTTTATCTTGTTTTTAAATTCTTTCCCTTTCGGGCATTGTAATTTACATTCCTCGCCACAAGCGGAACAGTTGGGTCTCATTCCGGGCACCCCTCTTCCCCCGTACGGCCAGTAGGCATAATCGCACACGCTCCAGAACGCCTCCATCGCCCTGATCTTGGCATCGACGGTTATCTTCTCCTTCACCTTTTTCATGCTCTTCCTGAACTCATCTTTCATATCCTTCCCTTCTATCTGTCTGGCCTTACGTCTCTCGTTCCACCAATTGTAGTAGAATTTGTCTGCCATCTTATAAGCTTCGGGGTCAAATTTATCACGATGCAGGATAGGTGCGTCCTTGATCTTTCTCAAATTCCTGCCACAAACATAAGCGAGTCCTGCGTACGGAGGTATGTCCTTAGGATCAACCAACCCATCCGGAACGCAGTAGTAGAAGTAATTGGGGCGGCCGTACCTGACCCAGTCACCGGTCTCGTACAGGGCTTGCTTTCGCGCCTCGAACCAGCCTTGCATTACTTGGTGCTTGCCCTCCTTCTCGAAATCCTTGTTATAGTCAGCCAACGAGATCTTCACCTCAACCTCATAAGCGTACATGGATCTGGTTATAGCCAGATAATCAGACTCCCAGTTATAGACATACAAGTTGTTTATAATCCATCTAGGAGATACCAAGAACTGTCTGTTAAGGATATCCAATATCCCTCTTTCAGTGTATTCAGCACCTTTATTTGATCGCCGTGTTCCCATCTCCTTTCAGAGGATTATTCCTTAACCCAACCGCCATTATAGCGTTCGATACCAATCTCCGTAATCCACCCATATCCTTATCATGGAACGAGAAAGTAGTTAAATTATGTGATTCAGTAATCTTATCATAAGACTTTATCATCAACACAGCCATATACTCACCCATCATCTTTCCGTTCATGATATCAAGATCGATTATGCCGTGATCTATTAGATCAACCACATCCCATCCTGATGGTAGATACGTTTTTATCTGATTAATGTCCATAGCAAATAGTATTTATAAAAAGGAGGGTCGTGCTACCCTCCTATAGATACACACGAAAAATAGAACTGAAAGCGATCCTAAGCACGTAGGATTTTATTAATTCCCGTAGGCTGTCTACCGGTTATCGTTAATTACCGACCTACGGGAATATGTTTAATAAAACACCATGTGGGGAGTGGGGGAATCGAACCCTTATCCACGCTACGATTAGGAATCGTAAATTCTATCCGTTAAATTAACTCCCCTAATTATCAATCCTTTAATTTTCTGTAGTAAGAGGCATGTCTTGGAATGCCAAAGATATCACATATTTTCCTTACCATATTGTCAGATACGCCTAATTTTTTACCGACACTTAGGAAAGACTCATTTTTAAGCATCTCAAAAAGCTTATCCTTAGTTATATCACCATATTTGGATAACATATCCTCTCTTCTTTTCTTGTTATTACAATCAAAACACAAACTTCCCTCAGTATCATGACATAAATCCTTACCGCAGCACGAGCAATACTTAACTTCCACGGGTTTACAATACGCTATCCCTTCCTTATCAAAGTAAACCTCAGCTCCATGATGAAACCTTGTATGATCGGCATTAGATCTAAATATCATAAGATTATCAGGTCTATTATCATGCCTTATTTTATTGATATGGTGAACGACTTCTTCCGGCTTCAAAAGTCTTCCTATTTTTCTTTCAGCCACGATTATATGTTCATATACAGCTCCGCTACTTCTAGCTCTATGATGAGTCGTATCTATTATCTCTACATATCCATTATCCATATTAAAACAATATTTTAGCGAATCCGGCTGGAATCGAACCAGCATCTCCAATATTATGGTAATCATCCAATGATCCTCGGATCCATATGTCCCGATCCTCCCGGACAAGGACATCAAACAAAATCTAAACTCTAAATCTAATGACAAAACTCTATGCTAGTTTTTCCCCAAAAAACAACGTAGTCCTGGCGGAGGGGCTTGAACCCACGTGCGACCAACTACCCTTTCTACAAGGTATAAGCTTGAGGGGATACGCCAGGATGGTTTTATGTATATATTCTATTTTGCATATATTTATTATAGTTGCTTTTGATACATCAAACATTTTAGCGATCTTATCATAAGATAACTTTTCATTACTTCTTATACTTCTTATCATATTTGATATATCAATATTTAATTTCCCACTATATAAATTAGATTCAGCTCCTCTTTTTATTTTAAGAAGCCCCATTCTTGACGCTTCTTTCATATTATGAACCTGATCACACCATTCAAGATTATCATATCTATTATTTAACTTATTACCATCTATATGATTTAACACATTAAATCCATTATTGTTTTCAACAAAGTAAATTCCAACTAGCCTATGAATACATATGGATTTGTATTTACCATTTTTGCACAAATTTACATAATAATACCCACGGCTATTAACTCGTTTCTTTAATAATATTTTCTTACCTCTTTTGACAGATATCACATCTCCGTCTTCAGTAATAAAATAATCATTGTTATAACCTTCAATTTCTTTAAATCTACTCATTGTATTTAGTTATTTTATAATATAAGTTAATTAAAATATATCCACATCGTCTTTCACAAGAGGATGTGGAAAGGAATTTCTCGAAGTTTATATAGTAATATCATGAAACTATTGTCCAACATTCTAGCATATAGCACCAATCCTCAAACGGGAACGTCTCTATACCAGACCTACCCCATCCCGTCCCCCAACTGTTCTGTAGGACGAAGCCGGCCTTGTCCCAGCCGGTGAGGATAACGGCATGACCTCCCAAGTTCTGTCCTTGGCCTTGCCAGAATCGATTACCATAATTATAGCAATACAGACCTATAACCAGAGGCCCATTCAGCATCAAAGCCACCTTAGCTGATACCGGATCTATGATCCTAGCGTAACTGTTTATTTTCTCCCCATCTACGCCTACGTTCTTGATAGACTTGATAGCGTCACGAAGAACCATCCCGTCTTGATCCTTATCCTCTCTCAGATCATATATATCGTAGGGAGAGATCTTAGCCGGTCTTTTAATAGCCCTTATACTCTTTCTCCAGTTAAGTATCTCAGCTAAGCTTACCGCAGCGCAAATAGGAGAAGATCCTTGATCCACTACGCTATCAACGTTATTGACCTTATACTCATCAGGGACAGCCTCATGCTGCATATTCATAATAGCGTCCCTATCATCTGCTGGCGATGGTATGTAACCTAGTCCGTATTCCATTACTTATCTTTTTTATGGTAATCAATTATCTTGATATTAAACGTATCGGATCTTTGCCTTACCTGTATAGACCCTCTAGCCTTTCCCTTGGCGTCGTACAGGGCGGTAAAGCCAAAGTTATCAACCCGACCGTCGTCCAGCGTAAACCGCCACTCCTTCCATTGGCCCATCACGGTCCCGGAAGACACTATGGAATCCACTACATAAGATATGTCAGTAGTATCATATTCCGTATAATAGGTTCTTGACGTACTGCATCCGACAACCGCTAAGGTAAATAACGTTAACAAGAAAAACAAGATCTTATTCACTTTTCTTAGATTTTTTACGTTTCTTAGATTTCTTCTTATCCTCCGCCTTATTCTCGACATTTACGTCAATACCGGCATCAGCGACCTCAGGGGCGTTATTTTCAGGTATATCAATATGACCTGAGTTAGGATCCATCTTATCCTCATCAACAACAACCTCATTAGGAACATCGATGTCTAAAATCTCTGCCTCCAGATACTTGATACGATCTGACATGATTTTATTCTGGTCCTCAAGTTCCTTATATCTTCTTCTAGCCTCATCGAGTAATTTAGATGATAGTTTATGTTTCTTCTCGATATCCATATAAGCCCGTTTAAGAGTTTCTTTCTCTTTTACCGACTCATTATATATCTCTCTTGATTTACTAAGCTCATTACCCATCTTAATTATAATAGAATCCTTTTGTTCTATATCCATATTAAGGGAATCGGAAAGAGTTTCAAGATACCCTACTTTCTCTTCTAATTCCGTTATCTTCTTGCGGGAATCCTCATAATCTCTTTTTAATCTACTTGAATAGCTAATAGCCTCATCAAGATCCTGATTTAGAGTATTTATATAACTACTCTTTACTATCTTCAATCCGAACATTTTTATCACTGTTATAAGTTTTACGAATATCGGCATTTATCTTACCGACTATAATTAACTCAGCTATATGTTTATCTTTCTCGACTATAGCCATATCCTTACGGACATTAGTGACCCTGATCATGATATTCCCGTTATTAGACGAGACGAACGGTGATCCCACCAAAGTAAGTCCCGTATCGCCGGTAAACGACGGCAGCATCATCAACACCCCTATGGTATTATCCGGGAACGATGCCCACACCCCTGTGTCTATATCAAGGACATCACCCTGCCCTAATGGGAAGGCATTACCCTGCTTGATAGGAATATCCTTACCCAACGAGTTCCATGCTTTCGAGAATCTTACGGAGTTAAGGAAGATCTTTCCCTCTTTCTCCACCATCCCTACCATAGGTTCGCAATTCAATCTAACCTCGTTTTGTTTATCATCTGGCTTCTCCTCAAGCTCATCAAGGTCTCTGGCTGATGTAAACGACTTGCTTTCCAGAAGCTTTTTAATATCCTCAATACTGGCCATTATAATTTGATTATTAAATAAACGATCTTCAGTCCTAACTTAAAATCAGATGTCTTCTCGAACATCTCCCTAAGAGGTAAGATAGTAGCGTCAAGATCTGACGCTACCCATTCTCCGTCCTTATAATACATATTCTTTTCCTCGGAATACGCTACACAAGGTCGATGCCCTAAGTTCTTCATAACCGTATCTACCTTATTTTGGGTAGGCATCGAGACACGGTTCACTTTAGTAGATATATTAAAATTGCTTTCCATTAAATTACTCATTTTCAATTAGTTAATTAGAAAGGTAGGTCACTGTCGTCTCCAAAAGGAGGATATTGTGGCGGCTGCTGACCTCCAAAAGAAGGCGCTTGGGCTGTCTGAGGAGGAGCCTGCTGGTATGATGGAGGAGGCGTCTGCTGCGGAGCCTGCGTAGCGTATGACGGTGGGGGCGTTTGCGTTATAGCCTCACCAGCGTTGTTTTGGCTTGCCGACTGAGTAGGTTTCACACCATCTGTCTTAATACTTTGGATATATTTATTAAGTACCTGATAAGCGAAAGTGTCTTGGGTCGTATAATCAAACTTCTTATTCCCCATTATATCAGTACTCTCAACCCTGTCAGGCCATCCATTCTGCCCGTTCTTATAATATTGCTGGATAAGCTCGTCCTTACCGTCAGGGGTCTCCCTTGCGTATGAGATAAAAAAATTACCGGGAGCATATTGATCCCCTTTCTTAGCATGAGCAGGATTGATCACTACCTTACGTTTCAGGTCGATATTAGGCAAGTACCTTACCAGTGACTTCACGTAATTATTAATACCTCCTTTTTGAGTCACCAAAGGAACGTTTATAAAGTAATTACCATCCTCATCACTTATCTTTATGGATAAGTATTTGGCGTTTATTCCATTGAACTCCACTTCTCTTACGCTAATATCAGACAAATAACCTTCGATACCGTTCCAGAACACCCTCCAATAAGAAACGGCTCCGGTCTTCTCGTTTATATGCTCCTCGAAACCTTCCTTTGGTTCTCTTGATGACTGATATAATAATCCGCTACCACTTACTTTAAAGTAATGGTTATTACCACCTGATGAATTTTCTCTAACTCCCATTTTATATATTTTTAAACATTAAACAATAACTGATGATGACAAGAAATACTCGTTCTTATTATCCTCCCCATAAATCTTATTGAAATGAGATTTATGATCATGCTCGATAACTATCCTATTCCACGATATGCTTTTTATGATACCCAGATATCTTCCACATAACACGTTGCATACAATATCTTCACCATAATGAGACAAAGGGGTAAGTCTTTCCTTACATGATTTACCTGAAGACGGGCTCTCTGACATAATACCGCATCCTTTATCGGTAAATATCAACTTACAATGATCAAACTCATTTACCTTAAGATTGTTTTGGAGGGCTTGGACGAGTAGATCCTTATCAAAGACATAGGTACTTGTTTTGACAAAATGCTCGTCCACGAACCTCCAATTTGGATAATTACCCTCAAAATGGGTCTCATACATATCCATATCAGGCGTAGAGAAATAAGTCTTAGTATCGTCCACTTTTATAGACAACATATCCGATGACTTATTGATATGCTTATCAAGCAATATCGCGGATTCGTTCGATACCGGGATAAACATCTTCTCTACCTTATCCTGATTAGGGACAAAATACCTGTAAATAGTATTTCTATCCGTACTTACTATATTAATATTAATATCATCAATATCAATAACCACATTCTCGATGCATGGATAAAAGTCATCTACCTCCGTATAATCGCTGGCTTTGTTAAGAACCGAAACATAATCGCTCATCTTAACCTTAATTCCTCCATCAAGTATCTTATGTACCTGCGGGAATGTATTGATATCAAAAGCCGGACAACTATACTCACCAGAAGCGTAGTGGATCGTGATCTGATCTTTTCTATCCGAAAGCAGTATCGTAATCTCACAATTCTTCTGTTTTTTCATGAACTTAATAAAAGAGCTTGCCTCTACCAAGAAAGAGAAGTTAGAGTCAGCCTCGACCTCCAATCGCTCTATAACACATACCTTGGCATTTACGGAAGTGATATAAGCCAGATTATTGACAACATCTATCTTAAGATCCTTATAAAGGGAGTTGGAACCGGCGTTCTTAACCACCGTCTCCAATTTGCCCAACTTCTCATTTAATGACTTCGACAAGCATCTTATAAGCATAACGAACAACTTTTTATTACATCGCAAATATAATCATAATTATATTAATACAAATACAATAAATACTTAATAGTATTAAAATAGTTTAAACTTGCGTCTAATATACTCGGCTATAAGCGTGGCGTCACACATTCCGTCTTGTATCTTAGTAGGTTGTACTCCTTTTCCTGACCATGGTTTCACGAAAGAGACCAAAGGGAAAAGGCGCATGGCGCATCGGATGGAGGTAACCTTCGTGTCTAACTTCGCCGCCGTATACACCCGATCGGCTGTCGTATGAAGCTCCTTCTGCCAGGTCTTTGGTTGCACCTCCTCGAACATGAACCTAACATCCGGGTGAGATCCGTATCGCTCCATCATCTCCACCATCATAGCGAATAGGGCGTTCGGTTCCCGGCGTCTCCCGCCAAAGGTGAAGTTGCTGGCGGCCGAGCTGTTGTGGATGCTGTGGACGTCCTCTACGGCGATCGCCAGCGTCCCGCCACCTTCTTCTTGGATTTTATCCGCTGCGTCAAGGAAGAAACTTGATATGGTCCTAAGATCTATATCCCCTTTAGCCGATATCCTTGGAGTCATGATTACCTTAATCTCACCGTTCTCCGGGATCATCGCCAATCCTCCGGTATCTATACCTGGGTCTATACCTATTGATATGTTCATAACTTCAACGTATATAATGAATGAAAATCCTCCGGTCTAAACACCTGTATCGAGTTATCCGGGTACATACCTATATAATAACCGTAAAAAGCCCGTAGAATGCCATTTTCTAGCCTTATACCCAATGCCTTTACCTTATTCCCTTCAACCATAACATCAACCTCATCAGTCTTGTTAGATATCTTATCGAACCATTCAGGTATAGGATCAATACCGTACCTGAATGCGTTTACCGTTGATTTTATCGAGATATATGTTCCCATATTAGATTAGATTACAATCGTCTCGTTTAACAACCTTAAAATCGCCATTTCTAAGTAATATCGCTACATCAGATCTCGTATATGTGAGAGGCGTATACGATACCAAATGATAAGAAGCCTGTCCTGTCGCTGGTCGAACCGGTCTTAATACGGCTATGGCTATATCGCCGCCAAGTTCCGTACCACCAGTGACACCCTGTAGGCACATGTATATGAATCCCTCATACTCATATCTCTTCCCGATAAACTCACTCATGGGAATACCTACGAACAAATAGTTTTTCACATCCCCTTTCTTAACCTCGACAGCGTTCTCTACACTGGATGGTATTACGTCTACAAATTTTACTCCGATTGCCATATAATCAAATATTTAATTTAGTTCTTAATTCTTGACACAATTCTTGATTATCTCTCATAATACTTAACGTATTATCCACTCCATTGCCTACCCGGACCTCTCCGTACCAGTACCATGATCCTTTACGGGTAAAGATACCGGTTTCTTCACATAACTTCAAAAGTTCAAGCTCCTTGTCAAATCCTACGCCATAATACAAAGCCGTCTCTGCTATCTGGAAAGGTATAGCTGTCTTGTTCTTCAATACCTTTATCCTAACCTCATGGCCGATAGAAGACCCGTCTTCTCCTACAATGACCTTCTTCCTTGACATCTCCATACGGATAGAGGCGTAGAATTTAAGGGCATTACCGCCGGTTGTTACCTTAGGATCACCGTATATTACACCAATCTTCTCACGATACTGGTTGATGAATACCAGAACACAGTCACTTTTGTTTACGATCCCGGTAAGAACTCTCATGGCTTTTGACATCAACCGGGCTTGTAGTCCCATGTTGCTATCTTCCATATCACCCTCGATCTCCTTCTTCGGGACTAGATTCGCCACGGAATCCACGACAATGAAGCCTACCTTGCCGGACTCCACCAGCTTGGCCGTGATATCGATAGCCAACTCCCCGTAGCTTGGCTGGGAAATAAGGAACCGGTTAACGTCCAATCCCATCTTCTTAGCGTATTCGATATCAAAAGCGTTCTCCACGTCTATTATAGCTACCAGCTTATCTGGATGTTTTTTCTGGAACTCGATCATACTTAACGTACACATCATAGTCTTGCCACAAGATTCCATCCCGACCAGCTCATGAATCCGGCCTACCGCCCATCCGCCGCCGAGGGCCTTATCCACCACCAGCGATCCAGTGCTTTCCCTTGGTATGGATATTATAGGCTTATCATCGCCGAAGTTTATTATCGAGCCTTCTCCAAGCTCTTTATTTAAAGATGATACTAATTCATCTACGTCTGAAAAAAGTTCTTTCTTAGCCATTATAATCCAAATTCATCGAAATTAAACACGTCTTTCTTCATATCGAACATCTCAATTCCCAGATCCCTTACGCTCTCCGGTTTGAAAGTACCTCCGTTCTCCTCGCACCTCTCCATAAAGGATGCTATCTTGTCGCTCAATGCTATCATGTCATCATTCGGCACGGATTTAAGATAAATACCTCCTATTGACTTGCATCTCGACAATGCGGTGTACACCTGACCGATCTCGAAAGCACTCGTCATATTCACATACACGCTATCCAGAGTCATACCCTGACTATTACTGCATATTATTCCACCTGAAACGAAATGATGGTCTATATCGACCTCTATATCGTATGTATCCTTCACTCCTGTAGATTCCACGCTTTTAACTACATCGAAGAAGTAATCATTCTTTTCTATCTTATCGAAATAATCATTCAAGCTATCAGCCATCCTTAATGTATTATAGTCAAGATATGTCATCATGTACATCTTTCTCCTAACGTGGGAACCATATATACATTCTTTCTTGAATAGATCGATATTTGGGACCCTGTCGAATTTTACGTTCCTGCCTTTTGCAAATTCATCGCAAGAGTTCCTTAGGTATCCTATATTGAAATTTATGTATTTCGCAAATCTTCTTACGCTGCTCTTTTTTATGAATAGGCAATAATTACCCCTAGCGCCAGGATACCATTTCTTAACGTCTTGGAAATGGATGCTTGATATAATTCCAAACTCAAGCAAAAGAAGTTGTACGGATTTTATGATATGGATATTGCTTTGGCTCAATCTTATCGTTCTATTACCAATAGAGCAACATCCATCAGAATCGAACAAGCCTCTTATTAGATCCGATTTTTCCTGAAAACCAGATTTATATATATACTCTGGAATCCTCTTATCTTCTTTAGTCTCGTACCCAAGACCCATAGATAGAAGTTTTTTCCTGAACTCCTTATTCTCTATTACGAAATTATATTCAAACCCAGATGTCGAACTTATAGACTTCTTGTTATATACATTGTAAGGTATTCTCAAATAATCCAAACATTTAGACAATGTGTCATATGCATCCATATTCTTATTAGTAGACCCAACTGATATATCTATCCTTGATTTTGATTTTTGCCTGATACCGTATGATCCATCACCTATTATATAACCAATAAGCCAATCAATGGACAGGTTGTGATTATCAATATCCGGCACGCTTACTTTTCTTGCTACGGGTATGAACTCACCTATATTAAACTCACCAGCCCTTTTAAATGCAAGGTCGCTATCCAAGATTTTATGGTCAGGCGTGCAACATATCTCATACCCAAAATTAGTCGTTATCCTGATGGTATCCTTCTTCCCTGAATACACCTTGTCCAATACCTTCCTGTATTCCCCGTTTCCTATATTGACCATATCGCCAACAGAGATATCCCTCATCGGCTTTATCCCATTGTCGGTGAATATAGGTGAATCTTCATCTATACACTTATGGCTAGTGATCGAGTACCCTAGCCTTATAGGATATTGTATGATATACCCACACGACATCTTCTCCAAGGAACCGTCCACTGTCCTGTACTTGAACTTATCCCATCTTTCCTTTCGTACGTCTACCTCACTTCCGTCATCCAACTTAACCGATATGACCTCTTCCTTCTCATCTATACTCGTTATGATTCCGGTAGAACCGTTCACGTAACCACACCCGTTCCGTGTTATCAAGACCTTTGCTCCCACCTTGATAACCAGCTTATCCTCACACGGTGCGTTCGGTCTGTCTCCAACCACCTCGGCCTCGAACTCGTAGCTCTCGCCAGACAGCTTCGACAGGTTCTCGTTATTAATCACGGAAGCCTCCTTGTTCGTCGAGCACACGATAACAACATCATCCATGTTCTCCGGGACCATGACCCTTGATTCCATTATCCTCTTCGACTCTTCTGTTATCACTCCGTTACGTATATCCTCTAGAACGGTCAATATCTCGTTATCGTTCTGCCTAAACACCCTATTGAATTTGATCACGGAGAACCCAGACGCTCTGAGCGCCTTCGACGAGAAGAAGAAATGGCTGTCGTAATACCTATCAATGATGTCATCCTCCGTGACAACTGGGGGTAGCTGGGATAGGTCTCCGAACATTATGATCCTAACTCCTCCGAACGGGTTCTTGCTTCGCTTCGACTGCCGCAGTATGTCCGCCATCTCGTCGAGGAGGTCAGGGCGTACCATGCTCACTTCATCTATTATTATCGTGTCCAGTCTCTTTACTTTCGACTTCACGAACCCTCCGACCTCGATCTTGTTCGACAGCATCCCATGCTCGAACCCGGGTACGTACGGATCGTTCTTTATAGAGAAGAACGAATGGATGGTCTGTCCTCCAGCATTCAACGCCGCTACTCCAGTTGGGGCTACGATAACGCACTTACCCAAGAACTTTACGATACGTCTCATGAACGTACTTTTACCACTACCGGCTCTACCGGTAATAAACAGATTCTCCCTAGTGGTGAAAATCTTCTTCAAGGCACGACCCTGCTCTACGTTTTTATCCACCGTCATAATATGACGAAGGAGGTCGTTTTCATTTCTAAAATCCTCTTGTACCATATCTTTTTAAGTTTATGGTACAAAGATACGAATAGTTATAATTAACTAATAAAAATAAATGTGAATAATATGTAAATATTAAATTTTATATCTGATACTCAAATCATCCAGCTTTACTCATCTCGACCCCTTTTACTCTTAAGAAAACGTCTCTTATATAATCTTCTGCGATGATTATATGCATTATCGTTCCTCTGTATGATAGTCTTAGGTGTCCGATAGTTACGCTTTTCCTGTCTTTGGTATTGACTATTCCATTGTTTTTCCTTACTTCATCATATAAATCAGATATAGTCTTACAACACATGCTAAGAACGTCTTTTATCATCCGGTATACCGTTCTTTGGGATATTAGCATCATACCTTCTTTTGATAGCTTTATATTCAATCTATTCATAAGATATGACACATTGAATTTGACAGTTCTTTTTTTAGTTACCTTATATATCTTATTTATATTTCTGTTTCTAGCTGAGAATATTATTTTTGATAACATCTTGACTCTATTTAATTTACGACTTTTGTTAGCCATCCTTCTTCTGGTATTAGAATCAAGACTTTTATCAAGGCAGGTATATACAGATTCTCCTTTCTTTACAAACATATCCTTTATCCTTGGGGTCTTACTAGCCCTATGCTTGTATTTTATGATATCCGATAAAGCTATCATAATCTCTCCTTCAGCCCAAGCCTTTAAGCTTATAAGCTGGTAGTTCATATCCTCATGAGAATCCCTTAACACATGACGGTAGCAGAAATAAGCACATCCATCTGATAGGATATCAATAAAATCATTGGTATTGATCTCTATCTGATCTCTATTCCCGCCATGCATCCTATTTCTTAGAAACACATGTTTGAATACGTTTATGATAATAAGATATATCATTGCCATCTTACATTCATCACTGATCTGAATACCTGATCCATGATACTCCTCATGTTTCAATGAATATTTTATAGCTGTCACTTTTTTGCCTTCCTTATTGGTAACAGGCTTGAAATCGACTGGGCATATAAGTGATCCAGCTGGAAGTTTTACGCATCCTAGCTCATCTTTTTTGGCATGAATATTACGTGGAGTATATCTTTCGGTAAGAATCTTATCGAAATTTGATTTCATTTTATGTAAAAGTATTATCTTTGTTCCCATAGGATTTTTTATTTGCTGCGAATATACAAGTTTCATCAATACGAAACAAGTTATTCGGATGGATGGGTAGCCTGGGAAGGTCGCCCATTTGTTGTTTATACGAAATTGTCGTAATAAAATTGGGGGGGGTAAACTCCTGTGTTTGTGGAAGATCATTTTTGACACCACACTTGTTACGCGCGCGTTAATAGGTATATTTATTAAATATAATTAACTCTATAAACATATACTACTTACTAATATCTCTATCCGTACACAGAACCTCTCCTGGCGTCGAGTTCCTGTGTACTCCACTTAAAGTCTCTATTTAATAAAACATTGCTTTTTACCGCCAAGGTATGGTGCCGTCAGGCAGGATACCGCAGGCTAAACCTGGTAGAAGCCGTATCCTATACCGGAAGCCGGGACCCCGGCAGGGGGATCGGGTGGAGCAGAAGCCAAAGAAGAAAAAGCGAGGTCTTGTGCGGTCGCTCACGCTCCGGCCGTCCGTATCTTCTACGGCAGGCTCCATGCCCCAAGGCCTCCCATTTCCCTTGGCTTTATATCCCATAGCTTGGGGAGGAAGGAATCCAAAGGGAAAAAAGTAAGGTCGTATGCGGTCGCTCACGCTCCGGCAGGCGAATATATCTTTACCGCCGTACATGTCAATAGCGAATCTCTGGCGGCATTGTCCGGTATGACGGCGGTAGCCTTACCTTAGCTGTCCCTGCACGTCCCCCACCAACCTTTCCCCTTTGGATGCCTTGGGCTATGTCATGGGACGATAAGAAGCCAAAAAGAAAAAAGGAGTGGTCGCATCCCGTGAGGCAGGATAAGGCTGTCCCCCGCCGTCCACGCGCGTAGCGTACGTGAACTTCACTGTTCTCGCTATTGCAGCCAGCCGTAGATATATATGGCTTCGTTCGTCCTACCCCACCAGCTTTTTCCCTTTGGATTATCGTAAATACATGCTAGTCAGCATATATTATGTTGATTATGGCAAAATTTCTTGACAACGATATTTTTTTTAAGTAGTTTTGCTGAAAACTAATTTCATATGCCTGAGCAGAGAAAAGCTTTCGTATTCGCATTACCTTACGACACTAGACTGGATATGATCCAGCAGTTCTTAAGGATATACAACGGCTATCTGGATTCCAAGGGTAGAAGCTTGATCACCGAAAGAACGATAAACTTACTTTCTTTCTACATCAACTACGGATACTCGGATGATACCAGGGCTAAGTACATGGATTGTCATGGACAGAAGGAGTCTTACATCGCTGTCCTTAACAATGAGTTGAAGCGTGGTGGTTTTCTGGTGGACAAGAAGAACGGGAATTTCCGTACCCGTGAGTTGTCTATTGAGATGAGAAGCCTACGTAATTATTTCGTGCTTGACGGGGAGGGTGATGATACCCGTGTAATGGGATTCGTATTCAAGAGAAACAAATTGGATATTGATGGGTAGGAATCTTATTTCATTCGATAGGGATATCGTTGATGAGGTGGTAAGAAGATCTGATGGGAAGTTCACCAAACAACAGGTAGAGTGGTGCATGAAAGCATCCGTATCTTACATCCATCATCTAGCTAAGTATACTGACAATATATCTATCAGAATACCGTTTATCGGATACGTTATATGCAATCTTCGTGAGATGCGTGTAAGGCGTGATAAGATACGCCGGATATTTGTCAAGGAAGGTAATCGTTATCCGGATGAAAGGATGCCTATTGAGCTTGATTGTCTGGATAAGAAGATTAATGCGATAGAGGATATGGAGGGGTTGAAGAACGGAGATCCTCTTATACGTGATAACCATGAGGCCATGTATCAATGTCGGTATGGAATGACATGGGAACAATTACAGGATTTTCAACAAAAACAATTTAAGAAATAATATGCAAACAATTGGTAAAGCCCAAGTAATAGCCCAAGCTTGGGAAGACAGTTTATTGGGTAGGATTCCTAAGGATAAGAAAGATTATCCCGAATGGTATAAGAATCGTCTTGAATTATGCAAGAAATGTCCTAAGAACTCTTCTAATATAGCTTTCTTTAAGTTACCAGCTAAGGTATTGCTGCAAAGATTGATGGGAAGACAGGCATGTTCGTTGTGTGGTTGTTTTATCAAGGAGAAGGCTTGGATGAAGACCGAGGTATGCCCGTTGAAGTTCGTGGAAGGAGAGAAAGCTAAATGGAATGCTATGGAGGTGATAACAGCCGATCATAACGATTTTAATATCGAGTGCCCTAACGATTCCTTTGATATAGGACTGACGGATGATGAGAGCGAGTTTTATCTAAATATTTTTGATCAGAAAATAGGTGATAAGATAGAAATCGTGTTATTTATTACCCATAAAGATGGTTTCCATGTCAAGGAGCATCATCTTGGATGTGGATGTATGGGAGACGTGTCATATAACAAACATCCTGACAATGAGAATAGAACTATATTTAGGATGACGTTGGATACCTCAAAATATACGGAAGGTCATTTTGAGAAACATCTATCTCTTATGGGTTATACGAAGGATGATCCTGAACGTAATTTCAAACATTTCCCGCTACGTATTATAGGGGAAGCTTATAAGTAAATACTATGCGAAGTCCCGTAAGAAGTAATATAGATGATCGTATCCATGCCCTTATTGTCATGGAAGTCGGATGCCGTGAGTTGCCTGAATATTCGTTGGGTGATATACTTTACTCCGCTTTAAGGAGGATAGCTAGGGCTAATGGTGGTAATGTCCGCTTCTTGCGGGATGTTAGTACCAGGGATTTATTGAGGTCTATAGACCAAAGCATCAGTGATGAGATTGAATTAAATAATAATGATTATAACGTGTGATTATAATGGAAGAGGATAAGGATATCAAAAAAGAGATCAGGGATTATCTTAAAGAAGAGGCGGATACTCATATAAGGCATTGGATAGCCATAAAGCGTGAGAGCAAGCGTCTGTATAGCGATATTGAGGATAGAACCAAGAAGATAGCCCTTAAATCATCTTCGTTGATAAAAGAGGAGGATTTTGTCGTTCTTCATGAGATGACCCATAAGATACAGATGTTGAATATAGAGGCTGTAAAAGTCAATTCTAGGTTGATGTTCATGATCCAGTTGGCTACCAGCTTCGGTATGGATCTGGATTTAGATACGACATATGCGTCCACCGCCAAGGGTATTATAGAAGACAGAACGTCTGGATTCGTGTTTTATGATGACAAGGAACGTCTTAGATATGCTGACAAGGAGCTTGAGGATATGTTCCATGACATGAGCGTGACGGAAGTAAGTAAGATCGGGGTTGTTCAATCTTATGAGCTTCTTATGAAACAGTATAATGAGTTTAAAGATATGAAAGCTAATGCCACAGGGAAGACGAAAGCCGACGAGTAAGGACGCTGATCGGGTTAACGACAATCTTGAGGTCATAGCTAAGGCTATAAATGACGCTAAGACTTATATTGATAAGCATCCTTGGGACAAGGAGAAGCCGGAGGATATGGCAAGGGCATTTGACTTCATATCAAAATTAATCGATAAGATAAATACATGGAATGATTCTTATATGGAGAAAAGTGGGATCATGGATGTATATAGGTCTGTAAGCAATGTCCAGAAAAAGGAACGTAAGGGTCAGGTTTCTGGTGGAATTGAGTCTGTTTTAAAGGATATTATGAAATGAGTTTAAGCACGAGTCCAGAATTTTATGTAAACATGAAAAATCCTCCTGTATGGAACGATCTGTTCGGTTGGGAGGATCAGGATGACGATGTTAAGCAGTTCTTTAAAGAAGAGGCTTATAAGGTCAAGTACGGGGTGACTATCAATGGTACGTTCATCCCCCCATGGCTTTATTGGCATGTTAATTTCTTTCCCGTATTTCAGGATCTTCCAAACGGGGAACGTGTGCCAGCGATCAGTCGTTTGCGTGATAACGAATGGTTTTTCGCCGAGATGTACCAACGTGCCCGTCAGGAGAAGAAAGGGTTGGGGATGTTTGGTACTCGTCGTTTTGGCAAGGCTCTTCTGGACTCGGAGCTGATATATACTCCTCATGGATCTAAGAAAATAGGATTCGCCGATATAGGAGATATCATATACGGTGATGACGGGAAGCTTACTACCATAGTGGGCGTATATCCTCAGGGATTCGTTGATACGTACAAAGTGACCTTTGAGGACGGTCGCAGCGTGGTGTGTTGCGGGCAGCACCAGTGGAAAGTCAAGTATCATGGTTATTATAAGGTTATGAGCACTATGGGTATCATCCATTCTGACTTCTCCAAAATGACTATAGATATTGGGGAGGCGGTAGATTTCCCTGAGCGGCGGTGGCTGATATCGCCCCAGCTCATGGGGTCTCTGGCCGCCTCCTTCCTTTGTGGCGCTACCGACAGGATCTTTGAGCTAAGCAAGAAGGAGATGGATGATGTCATTTATTCATCCAAAAAACAGAAAGAGTTGTTCATAGGATCGTTTATGAAGATCGCTTGCGGTATAAATACCGGCGACGATCGTTTTAAGGTCGTTTATAAAAGCGAGTATATTATATCCTTTGTAAGGAAAATATTTTGGTCTATGGGGTATTATTGTGTCATGGATGGTGACGATATGTATATATCTAAGACTCACGATAGGCTTAGGATATCTGATATAGATTATTACGGTAGATATAAGGCTACTTGTATTGAGGTCGATAATAAATCGCATCAGTTTCTTACTACCAATTTTGTCGTCTCCCATAATACGACCATCATGTCATCACTTCTCCAGATGAACGCTACTATGACGATCGGCCTTAGTCATTCTGTAGTAGGATTCAGCGACAGTGATTTATCCAATATCGGCGAGTATTGTGAGTATGGTCTTGATCATGTGCATCCTTTTTTCAGGATCAACAGAACCAAGACCGACTGGAGTTCGGGAGTTACATTAGGCAAGAGGATGTCCAATGGTGTACGTGATATCCATGCCATTATCTCTATAGCCAACATCAATATGGGTAGGAAGACCTCCACGCAGAAGACGGCTGGTTTGACACCGGCTACGGCTATTTTCGACGAGGTAGGCAAAGGTCCGATAAAGAAGCCTTACACGGCCGCCATGCCATCCTACGACACGCCTTATGGCTGGCGTCTTAGTCCTATCTTGGCTGGTACTGGTGGTGAGGTAGAATTATCCAAGGACGCTCAAGAAATGTTTTCTGATCCTGAGACCTACAATCTTCTGGTTATGGACTGGGATATTTTAAATCGTAGAGCCATGAAAGGGAAAACATGGAAAGAACGGAAATGGGCGATGTTCGTTCCCGGTCAGATGGCTAACTCCGGTGTTAAGAGAACTATAGGATTGGGCGATTATCTTGGTAAGCCTGATGACAAGAAGCTTAATAAGATCAAGATCGACGCTACTGATTTCGATGCTAGTACCAATAAACTTAATGAGGAACGGAAGAAACTATCTACAAAAGATAGGGTTGCGTACACTTCTCATACTATGTTCTATCCATTTACGATCGATGACTGTTTTTTAAGCTCATCCCAGAACCTATTTCCGGTCGAGTACGCTATCAAGCATAAGAATGATCTCCTTGAGTCGGGGCAATATAGCGGTATGCTGTGTGATGTCTTTCTTGAGTCAGGTAATAAACTGGGGACTACTAAATCGAATAAGCAACTGGCTGGATTCCCGTTTAGCGGCGGTGTTATTGACGCTCCTGTCCAGATATTCGAGATGCCTCAATCCAATAGGTTTGATGATTTTATTTATGTGGCGGGCCAAGATCCGTATAAGCAGGCCAAGTCTGATACTCCTTCATTGGGATCCTTTTATATATTCAAAAGGCGTGTTGGTATCCGAGATCCTTATGCCTATAGAATAGTGGCTTCATACGTATCCCGCCCATCATCCATAGATCAGTTTTGTCGTACGTGCGAGGTACTTCAGAAAGGATATGGTGCTATATGTCTTATGGAGAACGCTGACCAGATGTATGAACAGTACCTTAACCGGAAGAGTGGTATGCCTGCTTCTTTTTTCTTATTCGCTGGTGAGGCAATAGCCAATAAGTACGTGAAGGCCGGCTCCCGGCAGAACAGCAAGCTGGGGCTATACCCTACCCCCGGCAACCAGAACCTGCTCTTCTCGTGTGTAGTGGATTACTGCTGGCAGGATTTCGTTATCGGATATGATGATAGCACTGGTCTTGATATAACGGTCAAGGGTATTGAGTTGATTGATGATATAGCTCTACTGGATGAAATAATACAGTACAAGCCAGGATTGAACGTCGATAGGATAATATCCTTCGGTCATGCTCTTGTGCTAGCCAGATATTTTGACGATAACAACTACATGCCTAAATCAAAGATCGAGGAGATGAATAACGCCCGTAAGGAAGACGCTTATAAACATCATGAGGTATATGCCTCTGCCTTTGGATCGGTATCTATAGGAGCTTTTAGGTAAATGAATGTCAATTAAACGCCTATCTTTGTTGTAAATAAAATTGAATAATCATGGAAGTGTTTAATAGAGATCATTCGTTTCCGGCAAAAGGGGCGCTATTAGGATTACCTCCTCAGGCTATTTCCACGAAGAAAAAAAATAAGAAATGGAAAGAGGATTGTATGGACGCTCTTGAGGCGATAGGATTGAAACAGTATGATCGTAACCAAATGTACCGTGACTATTATCTGATGGCGGATGGTAAGTTATCTTTTATGGAGATGGCGGATGTTATCCCACAGTTAAGGAACGTACAGAAGTTAAGGAGTGATATAAGGATACCCTCTTTCTTGAAGCATTATGATATCATAGGTGGTATTGTAAACGCTTTTGAGGGATGGTTGACAAACCTACAGGATAAGTATACGGTTAATGAGGTAGGTGATATGGCTATAAGTGAGTATGAGGATACGATGTCAAACTTACTTCATCGTCATATACAAGAACAGTGGGATATTATCGTCAATCAGCGTCTTGTAGAGGCTGGTCTTGATCCTACGTACAATGAGTTTAACTCTGAGGAGGAGCGTCAGGCTTATGTTCAGCAAATCCAACAGGCCAAGACGTCTATGACCCCTGATGATATCCAGAGGTTCATGAGTACCAGATGGAAGACGCAGGCGGCTGTATGGGGAGATCATACGATCGAGGCTGATCGTAGCCGGTTTTATATGGATGAGCTTGACAGGGAGAATTACAGGGATCGTCTTCTTAGCGGAAAGATGTTCCGTAATCATTTCGTTGGTTTCGATTACTACCGTCCGGAGGTATGGAGTCCTATGGAGGTTTTCCATCCTGATGTAAAATACCCGCAATATGGGTCTTATGTGGGCCGTATTCATTATTACGAGGGTGTTGAGTTGATATCAAGATACGGCCATAAGATGACGGCCAAAGACAAGCGTCGGATTATGGGAGGTGACGATGATTATGAGGGATGGGTATCTAATGACGGTGCTAGGTATGATTGGAAGAAAAAGAAACCGTCTATTACCGGTATGTATGAGAATGAGGTTATTCCATGGAAAGGATACCATGACTATGAGTCTATAGTCGCCGCTGAGGACTATTATGGTGTGCCGATGGGAGAGTACCATACCTTCGGACCTGACGGGGAGGAACACACCCAGCCCCGCTTCTTGCCCCGCTTTCATCCCTTTGGATATTTCAACTCCGGTATGGCCGATGGTAAGAGATATGAGATAGACTCTCGCCTTTTTAGGGTCATGGAGGGATATTGGGTATCCATGAAACCGATATTCTTAATAACTTACATGACGGAGACCGGGATGGTTGATCAGGAACTTGTAACCGATGAGTTGCTCCCGGAGTTCTTGGAGAAGAACGGTATCAAGAAAGTGAAGAGGGTTATGGCCGAAGCCGTTGGTGATCCTGAGGTGAACACCTATATCTTGGAGTATGTCCCTGAGGTTAGGTTTGGCGTTAAGATCACCGGAGGTAATTTAATGGATAAGCCTATATATATTGGTGGGGATCCAATACCTCATCAGATACATGGTGATAGCAGTCTGTATGATTATGTCATTCCGGTTTCTGGATTTATAGGGGCTAGTCTCGCCGATCGCATACAGCCGTTCCAGATGATGTATAATCTTGCTATGAACCAGCTATACAATAACGCAGAGAAGGAGATCGGTAAGTTCTTCTTAGGCGACTTAGGATTCCTGCCTACGGAATATAAGGATATGATGGACAAGAAAGGGGCTTTGGCTACTTTCATGCAGATTGTGAAGTCCGTCTCGTTTATGGGCGTAGGTGGCAATGATACGAATAATCCTTACCAGAATCCGCAGATGAGTAGCATATATAACCAGTTTGGTGTATATGATCTTACTAATACGGATCAGATAAGATCCCGTATGGAAATGGCTTCTTACGCCTATATGATGGCTTATAGGATGATAGGTATATCCGAACAGGCAATGGGTCAGTCAACGAGATATGAGAGTTCTACGGGCGTAAAACAGGGAGTTAACGCTACTATGTTACAGACCCAGACTTACTTTAATGATTTCGATGACTTCAAGAAACGGACATTGGATATTCATCTAGCCGTGGCTCAAGTATGCCAGAAGGAAGGATACGATTGGACCGTGATGTACAGGAATAGCGATCTTTCCTTGGCTTACATCAGTCTTACGGATAATAGCTTGTCGTTACGTCATCTTAATGTTATGGCTGTCTCTAATTCCAAGAAACGTCTGGAATTGGAGAATTTGAAACAATATATATTACAGACAAATACGTTAGGTAATGACTTACTTGATATCACTAGGATGATGAGCGCCAACTCAACGGCTGAGATGAATCAGATCGGAAGGGATGCTAGATCTTACGCCGATCGTGTAAGGCAAGAAGAATACCAGAATCAACAGCGACTTGTCCAGCAGCAAGCCGAGGCCGATCAACAGGCACGTAATGATGAGCATGAGAAGGATAAGGAGCTGGCTTATATCAAGGGTAACTTCGATTTACGGGGTAAGAGCATAATGGCCGCTGGTCAAGCGGCTAGGACCGAGAATAACTCTGAAGGTATGGATTATGTTGAGGCTATGGCTGATAGAGCCTTGAAGGAAAGAGATATGGATATCAAGGAAGAAGAGATGAGAACCAGACAGGCTAACGCCGAGGCCGATAGAAGATCACGTGAGGAGATAGAGAAAAGGAAGTTGGAATTAAAAGAAAAGGAGATAGATGCTAGGAACAAACGTTCTGATACAGATAGGTTTACGTCTATAATAAACAAGAATTGATTACAATTTTTGTAAATATTTTTACAAGATATGTAATCATTTTGGCGTAAGATTCTGTCATATACTATAATGGGCTTGATTTGATTGGTAATTGTGTTAATGATAATTTTGTAAAAAGCAAAAAAGGAAATTGTATGAATGACATGGGTGATTTCGCTAAGGGTTTTAAGACCATGAGTGTCGAGGAGCTTTTTTACCGTGGTGACGGTGATGGCGATAAGAATAATATTGAGGGTAAATATGATAAGGATGGTAATCCTATAGGTGATACCAATAAAGAGCCTGCCGACGGCGGAGCGGCTGACGGTGGCGGGGATAAGGGCGGCGACGCTACCAACCCAGACCCGGATTCCTTTGGCGAAGGCGGTACTGATAATAATAACGTGGTATCAGTGTTTAACGGGAAATCTTTCTTGGAGAAGATGGCCGCTAGAGGTATCATCGACAGTATCGATAACCTTGATATTATGGTAGATGACAAGCCAGTCGATCTTTCTACTATCACAAAAGAAGATGATTTACTTGATATAGTGGAGGGGTTGATCAAGGATAAGGCCGATGAGTTGTTGAAGGATAAGGTTGATACCGGTTCTATGTCTGACTTTATGAAGAAGATGATAGAGGTGGATAAGGCCGGTGGTAACGTTGGCCAACTATTAAGCCAATATCAGAACATTCAGGCGCCGTTGGACAACCTTGATATGAGTAATAAAAATGATCAGCTTGCGGTTATCCAGCATTATTATAAGATGTTGGGTATGCCGGAAGACGAGATAAAGGATAATATGGAGATGATGATCGGCAAGGGCGATGAGTTTATTGAGTCCAAGGCCAATAAGTTCCATGATATCCTGAAAAAGGAGATGGATAACCTTATCGAGGAGGAGAAGAAAAAATCCGAGAAAAGGAGACAGGAGTTAGTTGAGCAGATGAAAGTCTATAAGAAAGGTCTAAAGACATCTATAAGCTCAGGATTTCAGTTGACTGACACGATGATAGGTAAGGCTGTCGATTTCGTTACCAAGCCGATAGACAATCAAGGTCATACGGCTATAGATAAAGCTTATTCGGAGGCTATCAAGAATCCGGACATGGCCGCTGATTTGGCCTTGTTCTTGATGAATAAGGACGAGTTCCTTAAACAGAAAACCAACAAGGCTAAGATGGAGGTTAATAAGAAGACCATCACTCTTCTTTCTGGCAATAAGGGAGGAAAGCAGAATAAGACTAATATCGATAACGATACTATAGAAGCTAACTTCCTTGATCTGAGTGGATCAAAGAGTGTATAACATTAAAAGATAGATAATTATGAATCCTTTTTTAACAAAAAGTTTTCCGGCTACCGTGAATGGTGATAACGTTATTGCTTTCACCGATGCCAAGAACTATAAGACATCGCTCGTAGAGCATAACTTAGGCTCATTGGCGAGCTGGTATTATGAGGATCCTGATAAGAATCATTTGGGTCTGTTGAATCTGTTCTCTAATATCGCTAATTACCCCGTTCCGATGTATATGGGTATGATTAATAACGGCGCTACGATCTCCGTTAACGGTATTGGAGCTTCTTTCCGTTATGATCTTCCTGTTACAAAGACATTTGCTGTCGTTACGGCAGAGGATACTTCAGGTCATCACCTGAAACCTGGTATTGATGGTAGCTTGTTTGATATCGTTTTGAATACCTCTGAGTTTACGGCTTATGATGTCATCACCTATGACGCCGCTAACGGCTGTAATATCCTTATCTCAGGTGAGATCCCGTCTAAGACAGAAGGTGATTTGACACGTTATTGGGGTCGTGTTATCGGCGGAAAGGCTAAATACTTCCCTAAAGAGAAATTACGTCCTGGTATCCGTTATTGGAAGATCGGTCATGCTCTTGGTGAGTATAGCACCCAGTTCTCTAAGGTATCTGGAGCTGACAAGGCCGGTTCCATGACCTGTGAGTTCCGTTTAGGAAACCACCGTGGTGTTGAAGGAGAGACAACTATGTATGCTGGTATGAAGTCCATGCAGGCCGCCCAGAACAGCACTTCAGAGTTCGTGGAGACCGCCCTTCGTCGTATGAATGCCATGAGAAGCGAGTATGAGGGTAATATTCCTGATCTGGCTATTATCGGTAAGACTGTTAATGGTAGACTTGATTTGCGTACGGCCAAAGTAGCCTCTACGTTGGAGGTGTTCTGTATGGCTGAGTTGGTTAAGTTGGAGGCAAGACAGTTGATGTGGCAAGAAGGTGGTATTATCATGGATCAAAATGGTCCTATCCATTTGAATGAAGGTATCTATCGTCAGCTTCGCCGTGGTTACACTATCTACTATAGCCGCCCGATGGGTATTACTAAGGATACGCTTATGGCTGCTGCCGCTTATATTTTCCGTGGACGTCAGGATCTTCCTATTACGGAGCGTAAGATTAAGTTCAAGGTAGGAGCTATGGCTATGATCAATTTAGAGAAGTTGATTAGAGAATCTTTCTTCACTACATTGAGTAATTTAAGCTGGGGTATGGGTAGTGACCGTATGCTGCCTTCTAACCCTATCTCTGGTACTAATGACGCCATGATCTTAGGTCCGGTTCAGGTTAAGGGAGCTTTCATCCCGGGCATCGGTAATGTTGAGTTCGAGCATGATCCTTCTTTGGATTACGCCGACATGACAGATCGTAGCGAGTTGGTGAATGGCATGTATCCTAGATCCTCTTATTCTTGTATTATCGAGAATATCACTGACGCTGGATCAACTAACGCATATTCCGCTATTCCTAATACGGCTAACGCTAAGTTAGGTAATATGAATAACAACGTATTTTATATCAAGCCAGAAGGCGTAAGCATGTGGTGGGGTTATGAGTACGGTCGTTGGGCGCACAAAGCCAACGGAAATGAGATCGTATCATCCTTGCCGGGTATGAAAGAGCAATTCTGGTGTCATTCCGCTTCCGCAGCATGGGTTATGGATAACAGTAAGTTCTTGATTATCGAGCTTCAACCGAACTACTTCGGCTAAGTTTTTTCATATATGTAATTTGGTTTTTAGAGGGGAGGATATTCCTCTCCTCTTTTTTTTAAAGTAACGCAAAAAGGAAATGAAAGAAATTTTAAAATCAAGGAAGGTATTGGCCGAGGTAAACGGTTTCAATATCATGTCAGATACCTTATATGAGGTTGTAGGCAAACACGATGGAAGTGCTCCTCAGGCCTTTCAAGACGCTAATATAGCTAAAGCTCCGTTCCCGGAGAACGCCACTCACGTATGTTGCCCTTGGGATGATTTCTCCAAGGCCTATAACACCGGTTTTTATCCAAGATCAAGATGCTATAATGGTCTTGACAAGAATGAGATCGATAAGCTCGTCAAACAGCGGGTAGATAATATCATGAAGCCTTTCGAGGAAATGTCGCAGATGGATCTATCTCAAACCAATTTAGAATTTTGGGATGACGCTAAGGATAAGATCTTCATGGGTAAGGTTTATAATACGGCTAATACCGTAGATCTATTTTATTTATATCTGGCTGTATTTTCCGGCATGTTGACTCCTCAGGAAATGGATGGAGATCCTGTCTTCATGAACTCCATGTTCTGTTTCGTGGAGAAAGACAATATGAAGGATTTTGTTCAGCAGCGTGAGATCAATAAGATGAACATCAGCTATAAGTTTATCAGCGCTCTTAAGAAAGGCGGCGACGATCGTCAGGCTGTCATCGATCTTCTTCTTTACATCGGTATCGTAACTCGCCCGGATTTCACAGAGGATGAGTATTATACAGGATCTCTATCAAACTGGATGAATGAGAAGAAGACCAATGTTGATTATCTGCTTGATATCTGGGATCGGTCATTGGAAGGTGATTTCAAGGAAGTTCTTGAGTTTTACCGTATCGTAAACGTCCTTCAACGTAACGGTCGTATCAACATGACTCCATCCGGATTACAATATAATGGCCAGATCATAGGACCTGACGTTCGGACATCCGCTGAGTTCTTGGCTACCAAGAAAGACTTTATTAACATAAAGGCTAATGTATTGGATGAGTATGAGGAGATCATATCTATGTCTAATATCGATGATAAGTCCAAGACCAAGAAGGTTAAGGATATTAAGAAGAAGGATGACGTAGAGGAAGGTGATAAGGTTAAGGAGGAATAATTATGACAATCCAAGAAGCGTATCTAAGGTCTTTGCAGAAGAACGAGCAGAATCTGGCCAATGGCGGGATTAAGCTTGATCCGGGGAGGTTCGTGCTGTTGTTCAACGAGGCCCAAGACCGGTTGGTTAAGTACTATCTAAATAGGAAGGATGACGAGACTATACGCTCCATCCAAAACCTTCTTGTTTATTGGATGTCGTTGGATAATGCGGGTAGGATGGATGACCCTGAGTCTACGTCCTTTAACTTACCTGATGACTATCTATGGTTCTCTAACATAAAAGGCGTTTTCTCATACAAAGGGTGTGAGGCCACTGATTTCGTTATGTGGGAGGCTAAGAACGAGAATATCCATGAGCTTCTTGGGGATGATAATAACCGCCCTTCTTACGATTATCGGGAGACATTCTACTCCATAGGGAACGGGAAGGTCGTGGTCTACGAGTCAGGCTTCCGTACCGAGGAAGTTAAGATGACGTACTACCGCCGTCCTGTCAGGGTAGACCTGTCGGGGTATATCAACGCCGCCGGTATCCAATCCACGGACATCGACCCGGAGCTGCCCGATTATCTTGTGGAGGAGATTCTGGATATGGTCGCTAAACAATTCAGCCTTAACGAGAACGAGTTGCAGAGGTATCAGCTTGATAAGGATAATGTGGCTTCTTTTAAATAAACAACGTTAGTTTTGATTGATAAGCCTGCTCAGAAATGGGTAGGCTTATTTTTTATCATCCTATGCATATTTTCTGGAATCGGAGATTTCTCCGACTCCAGAAATCGTAAGTATGGTTTTTGTGTTTTACAAAATATTTAATATAATGATTTTATATTGGAATATTTTTTATCTATATATTTTTACGGTAAAACTTTTATTTATATATTTGCGTCGTATTAAATAATTAAATATATATAATATGAAAACTAATGTTGTTATGATCTCCAAGGATAGGGATCTTTTTGGTGTTACTATCAAGCAAGACACTAAAACGTCTTTCATGTCGTTGACTGATTTACAGGAAGCCTATACAAGGAAAAGGATTCAGGAGGGATGGAATGATAAGAGAATAGAGAATATTCTTTCTAACAAGGAGAGTGCTGAGCGAATATATTATATTCTTGAAAAACAAGGATATATGATAGAAACAGGATTTCCTGTTTTTATGGAAATGGTTGAAAAAGAGTCTCTTATAAAAGTAATGAAAAAGTTTGGCGCTTATAAGACGGTTGGTAGGGGCGAGAACAGGAGAACTATGTGTAATCCTTATATATGGGTTCTTGTAGCTATGGAATTGAATCCTATGTTGTATGCCGAGGTTGTTACGTGGTTAACTGATAAGCTTATTCTTAATAGAATAGAGGCTGGTGATAGGTATAATGCTTTGTCTAGGGCGGCTTCTAGATTTAAGGATGTAGATTATGTTAAGATCGCCAAGGGTCTTAATTATATTGTTTTTAATATCCATGAAAGTATGATCAGGAATAAGGCCACGGAAGCTGAGCTAAAGGAATTGGAGCAAACACAGGGCAATCTTATATGGGCTATAGATATGGGTTATATAAAAAGCTTCGATGAACTTATTGATATGATGAGGAAGATGTATAAGAAAAAGTGGCTTAAATAATGTTTTTACAAAAAATGTAATTTATTTATATGCTTATACACTCGTAATCGTGTTTTATTGTCGTGAACTCGTTTATTATTATGTTTGTGTTAGGTAAATGATTTTTAAACTAAAATATTGATAATATGTTGCACAGACCGCAAGACCGGGTACTTTTCGTATCCCCACACGCTAAGATGGTGGATGTTGATTCCATCTTCTTGAAGGAAGGACAGATCGGTATTTACGATACTAAAGATACTTCCGAGAACGGTTGCAAGGCCGTAATTGACTTTACCGGTAAGCCTCGTAATGATAAGCGTTATGAGATCCGTATCGGTCGTAATGAACAAGCGGCTTCCCGCTCTATCTATGATAAGGATTTTTCCACGCCGTTATTCTCGTTGAATGAGATCACCGAGATTTACGCTTCTTGGCCGAAGAAAGATCATGCTTATGTCGATGATGTTATCTTAGGATACAACGGTGTGTCTGATGACACGGCTTTCTCCGTTTCCAAAGGAGACCGTATCGCTATCCGCTTGGTTCTCGCTGGTCGTGCCTTTGAGCTTCTTGGCTATGAGGAGGGTCGTGTAGAGATCAATGACGCCATTCTTTTGGATGATTGTGATAATACGCCAAATCAATGCGAGGAGTGTGATCCTTGCGAGGAGGTTGATTTGTTGCCCGCCGTATTGAAGTGTATTGAGCGGATGAAGAATCAACCTATTGCTGGTGGTGGCAAGTTATCTGATTATATCGATATTACTCCTGTTACAAGATGCACCAATGAGGCTACCGAACCTGATACGGAAGATGTCAACTTCTATTGTATGGAGGTATGTGATACTGGTGATGATCTGGCCTTGGCTGAGGTTCGCGCCCAATATCCTGGGTTGAAGATCGTACGAGAGACTATTGAGGGTAGCATGTCACGTTATAAGGTTATGAAGAAGGGGGCTAAACCTGCTGACTATACTCAACGTCTTATCTCTATCATGAAAGGATGTACAGACTGTCCTCCTAGCTATACGGAAGTTAAGGGTGGTTATCTTTATTCTATTTCTTTGGAGGATGACGGTGTTGATATGTCTACTACAGTAGAATCTTTACCTAACGTGGTAGCTGATACGGTTAATAAGATGAGCCAGATCAAGGGATCGGGTTTGTATATTGCGGCCACTTCTAAGAAATTGACGAGTGATGAGATTTCTGCTTTTGTGGAAGCTAATCCTACGGCTATCATCTATTACGTTGCTAAGACATCTGATATGTGCGAGAATCCTACGGTTCGTACCGCTTCTTGGTCAGCTTGCGGATCTTGCAAGGTATCTAAGGAGAAGTATTATATCACGATCCCGGACAACGAGTGTGGTGAAAGTGCTTTGGAGGAAATCAAGCAGGCGTTCCCGGAACTGGAGATCACGGATTACGGTACTCCGGCGGCTTGCCAGCATAGCTTCCAGACAGAGGTATATACCAATATGTTGTGTGATGAGTGTGACAAGGTATTTGAAGGATTCTTCACCAGCGAGGCTCCAGCATCCTACCGCAACAGGATGTGGAAGAAATTGGAGTCGGCTCAGGAGCTTGGTAGTAATTGTAAATGCGGTATCCGTTTCCGTGGCAAGGAAATGTTGTTATCTCCATCAGAGTGCTTGATGGATCAAATGACATATATCGAGGATAGCGTGGAGATCGTTGGAGCTAGCGGCGGTTATCCCGATTCTTTGGATGAGGGATCTCCTATCTGGTGGGATCAACTTCACTTCGAGAGATTGTCCAGCAAAGCACCACGTACTCACGTAGGCGGCAATATGATGGATGACGAGTTGAAAGGATATGCTCATTTCAACGGCTTCCCGAAACATCAGGATTTCATGGGGCGGACGTTCATGAACGAATATAGTCGTGTGGAGCAAACGGCTCAGTACGTTGACTTCCAGATCACGATTAATCCTCATAGATACGCTCAAGGATTCGGAAAGGTTATCGCCGATGATCCGGTTAACTTGATCTTACGTGTACGCTATGGCGCTCATGAGGGTGTTCAGGAGATGATCAATATGATCGGAGCTGCCGCTGGTCTTGGCCCGGCCATCGTAACCGAGCCGAAATAAAGAACCTTTTTTGCGTTCATATATTTCCTAAAGGGGAGAGATTCAATTCTCTTCCCTTTTTTGTTATCTTTGAGGCAGTAGAATTAAAATATGATATTATGTCGGCTATTAATGAGTATTTAAAGAGACTGGCTTCCATCTTCGGTAGCATGGGTTTCTCCGTTCCGCCAGATGACTTCTCAGGTGTTGTCATAGACGGAAAGACGTATCCGGTCATGATGAGGAATGACGGGTGTTACGTGTACTTCGATGATAAAGGAGTAAAGAGACTTGTAAGCGAGGTCCCTAAAAAGGACTATCAGTTCATTAACATCAAGGACGCCCGTGTGTCGATCGTCAACCAATGTTATCGTACTCCGGGAGGTCAGGTAGAGGCTCGTATCCATACCTATATGAATAATAAGGGTGAGATATTGGCCGAGAAGATATTTATCATCAACTCATCGGATATCGATACTCCCATTGGCACGGAATTGGATAAGATCCCTGCCGAGTGGGTAGCTATAGATTGTAGTATAGCGGAGATGACCGATCGGGAGTTGATATTCGTAAGTAAATGTTATGCCACGGAAGGAGGCAAGGTCCAGATAGAGGGCGTAGAGTCGGTTGATCCCCGCCTGAACCCGGAGGTGTCTCATTATGAGGTGGTGAATACTACTGACGATAGTAACCCTATTGGAACGAAGTATAATGCCATACCTGATACGTGGAGGCGTATAGTATGTGATTTTCCGGACATGACCCAAAGGGAGATAATACCGGTGCTTAAATGCTTTGATACCGGGACCGGAAGGGTACAGATAGAGGGGTATAAGATATTTGATTACGAGATGGGTACCAGAAAGGAATGGTATCGCGTCAAGCAAAGTACCGATCCTGAGAATCCGGTAGGTGAGTTTATCACCAGCATAAGCGATGACTGGGTTGAGGTCGTTTGTGACTTCACGGATATGGAGGATCGTGATATAGAGGTAACAATAGAATGTTATAAGACACCGGCCGGTAAGGTGAAGCTGGAGGTTCTCACGTCATGGGACGGGAATATAGGAGTTAGGGATAAGAGTTATAAAGTCCTGGAGACTACCGATCCGTCACAGCCTGAGGGCGCCAGCTTCAGTTCCTTGCCAGATACGTGGGTAAGGGCTGTCTGCGATTTCGACGATATGGAAGAGCGTGATATTAGGTCTTACGTCGAATGTTACGATGGAGGTAACGGTCCTGTCAAGCTTCGTAGGCTGGTTTCCTATGACTCCAAGATAAAGGCCAGATATACCCGTTTCGAAGTCCTTGAGTCGGATGACGCTGGCTTCGTCCCGGGGACCGACTTAGCTACCCTTCCAGAGAGTTTCTCTTTGGTCCCATGTGATTTCACGGATATGGAGGATAGAAACGTTCAAGTATATCGTGAGTGTTATCTCTTCAAAGGACAGCGTATTGAGGTGGATAAGGTTGTCTCTTATGACGGTGATCTAGGTGATAGGAAAGCCAAGTATATTGTACGTGAGAGCGAGGACGGCACTATCTTAATAGATCAGGAATATGATGAGATCCCTTTTGGATGGAAGAGATCTCCTTGCGAGCTTGAGAACCTTCGTGACAGGCATGTATCTTACTACGATCAGTGTTATGTCACGGAGAACGATAAACGGGTTAAGATCCATAATATCGTTATATATAACTCTTTAGGATATGAGTATTATCATTTCTACGAGGTTACGCAGTCAGAGGACGATAAATATGAGGTAGGCGATATTAACTCCTCTATGATTAATAAATGGAGTAGGGTTGAGTGTGAGATGCCTGATATGGAAAATCGGTTCTTGGATACGACAGATACCTGCTATGATACAGGGAATGGTACGGTTAAGATAAGGCGTCAGGAGTCTATTGACTATAAGCTTAATGTCCGGGAGTTTGATTATAAGATCGTGGAGTCAACCGATCCTGATCATCCTACAAACACCACCCCTACCCAAGATACGGTAAGAGGCTGGACGGTGATCAGCTGTGACCTTAATATCATGGAGGTAGATGACTGCTATGAGGTTGGTGGTCATAAAATCCATTTAAAGGGATTCAGGACGGTTAATCCGGCGTTACAGGATATTAAGTCCATATTGTATGTCGTGTATTCCGATCACCCTGATTATAGTGCTGGTGATGAGCTTAATTCTATCCCAGAGGGAGCCAAGATCACGATCTGTGATTATGCGGATAAAAGCCAAAGACATATGGTCCCGGTACGCGAGTGCTATGAGGTAGCCGATGGCCGGTTCTATGTGGAGGGAAGTCGGTTGGTGGATAACGATATGGTCGTTGAGCGGACGTCGTTAACGGTGATGGAGTCATCCTCCCAGACCTACCCGGTAGGTACGACACTGACCTCCATCCCCGATGGCGCTACTATCGTGGCTTGTTTATGTCAAACCTGTTAATCTGAATGGCTATGGTTAAAGTATGTAATGATTATTTTATGATTGACGCCTTAGCTGGAGGTCAGGTCATAAGAAAAAGGAAATATCGTCGTGAGAATACGATGATAGGATATAAGTGGTATGATTATAATGGGGTCGAGGTTTCCGACCCCACAGAAATATCTCGTCTTGATGGACTGGCTACTAAGCATCAGCGTGTGGATGAGGCTTATGATGACCATGCTATTTTCATGTCTTCAACCAACTACGTTAACAGCGTTTCCGGTATACCTATGGACAAGCATATGGTTGTCGTTGAATGGAGACCGGATAGCGAGCAAGGTTTTGTCACCATGGCTCATGACGAGGGTCTTGACGGGGATAGCTATTATATAGTTATTATCAACACCGGAGATAAGCAGGCTACGATCTACACCCCCGTAGATCCTGAGGATCCAAAGGATGGGACTTCCCGTGCGGTTGATGGCGATAACGTCTCCGTTGGTGGATCATATGTCTCTATATCCCCCAAGCAAGTAGAGAGGATAAGGGTTACTTTCCGTGATGGTAAATGGTATTATGAGTTAGTCACAAAAACATATCCTAGTAATACCGGAGGCATTAAGATCGGGGATGTTGATTTTGTGACGTTCAGATATTTATGGGAATCAAGTTCCGGAAGGGACTTGGACACGATGACGGAAGCCCTTAATTCTAATGTTCCCACCATAGATAATCTTGCTGTAGGTTGGTCTGGCCCCGGAAATGGAGATAGCTCTGTTAGAGAAGTTCTTAAATGGGGTGGTGATAATACAGGATCCGGTAAGGAATGTGTTTGGATGTCGGTGAAGGATTTAAGGGCTAAATATTATGATATCCTACCTGAAGAGACGTATTTCATGGCCTACGCTACATGGTTTGGATCTAAAGGTACGGGTAAATGTTCTTTTGAACTTGTTGGGTATAAGGGCGGTACGATGAGACAGGATGGGTATAACTTTATCAATACCGGAGGATCTGTCGTGTATCAAAACACATATGATTTTATCTGTAATACCAGTAAGGGGGCGAGCACATATAAGACCTCTTATCAGAAAGTAGCCCGTATTACTTATAATAAGATCACGAACGAGGTCTATATGTCTATCGGTGACGCTATAGATCAGGAGGATAATTATGATAAGCTGGAGCGGGAGATCAATAATATAAAGGAAAGACTTAGCGATGTCGAGAACGAGTTGGCTGTCGTAAGACGTATAGCCGAGGGCAAGAACACGGCGTATATCTTTGATACGGTCGATGCCATGAATGAGTGGCTGGCGGTCCCGGAGAACACGGCTAAGCTCCGTGTGGGGGACAGTTTCTGGATCAGGGAGCAGGATGTTCCTGATTATTGGTGGGATGGGAATCAAGCTTTAGAACAGGAAGGACCGAAGGTTGATCTATCCCCTTATTATACAAAAAATGAGATTAATAATATTGTTAATGATATCAATCAGAAGATAGAGGGTAAAAGTACGTCGATCATCTTCGATACCTATATCCAGATGAAATCTTTCGTGGATGATCCTACAAATGCCGACAAGCTTAAGGAAGGTACCATCTTGTTGATACGAGAGAAAAACGTACCCGATTATTATTACGATGGAGCTGGGATAGTTAAGATGGAAGCCGACGTAGAGCAATGCCTTTATGTTACTTTGACTAATAAGCCTACGGAAAGCACTGTAAGTTATACCCAAGATCGGGAGGTGACTAATTTCGCTCCTGGAGCTATAGCTAGATGGGTTGACGCTGATGGTAATAACGTTTTTTATAAACTTGTAGAGATAGTAGGTGGTAAGGCTAAGTGGATTACGTTGATTGATACAAGATATGGTAATGTCACGTTGCAAAGCACTTATGACAAGAACTATGAGATCGTGAATATCGTATCTGGATCACGTTTACAAGCTATAAATAGCGATAAGGATGAGATCAAGTTCGTTAATAGCGCTACCGGTAATATTACTGTCGTGTTTAACGCCACGGTATCAGGAGGAGTCAAGAAACTTACGAGCCTGTTGGCCGTGAACGAGGTGGTCCTTACGCCTGGGGCGGCGGCGTCCTTCACCCGTACCGGTGAGACCTTCACCCTCTCCGATCTTTTTGGTGTTACGATCTTCCCCGATCTGGCGGATGCCAATCGTGAGGGGGAATGGGTCATGAGCGTAGGCATAACCGGAAAACCGATCCTTATGGAGGTAAAGGAGATGAGGAAATGGGATGAGAGTATTGTCCGGGAACTTACTATTGATGAGCTTAACGAGAAGTTCCCTAACGTGGATATCGGATTCGCTGTCGTATGCAAGACCATCAACAAAGTATATGAGATGGTTAATGGATATAAGGAATGGGTGTCTTATGATATAACCTCAATAAATTAATGGTATGGCTTTTTTAGCAGGATACGACACGGTAGCGTCCTATGTCACGTTTATAGTGAATGAGGACAGGTTCCCTTGTTATGAGGGTAAGGGCGCTGATTATATACCCGATCCGATAATATCAGCGGATGCTTTTAATAGAAGTCTTAGGTTCTCGACAAGAAAGCCAGGATTTGTGGACGTTGATTGGGGGGACGGAACAAAGGATCAATATCCTTTAGTTAAGGTATCTGATGGTAGTTATAGGATTGTATTCAGGTCTCTTGACATTGAGTATAAGAAGAATCCGGATGATACCGTATGGTGGTATAAGAAAGAGGATGGCTCACAATACATACCGGTTCCCCCACATAAGTATAGCGATATCAGGCGTAGGGAGGTTACGATGAGGTTCTCTAACGTAATTGATGGGGAATTTAATATGGATGGTATTGTCCTTCATGAGTTCCCTATAACTAATCTTCCCGATATAACTTATTTTGCTGTGTTTAGATCCGTTTTAAAAAATGGCGATATCCCATATGACAGGATAAGCAAGTGCGTTAATCTTCGTAATATACAGATGGGGTTTTTTATTCATTCTGGTGTATGGAGTAATTGGCCAGAAGGTTTTTTGAACATGAAAAACCTGAGGTATTTCGGATGCAATAGCGTTTTTAATTTCGGGGATGATCCTGATTCTAATTGGAGAAGGTTCTCTGAATGGAAGAATCTTACCGAGTTTAATTTCAATTGGTGTAATATCCCTTCTTATGATCCGGCCTTTAATTCTATTCCGGCTACGGATATAAATATCATTAGCGATAGGAATAACATACCTGTATTTGATGAGGTGGATAAGGTTGGAGATGATAAGACAGACGTTACTTTTATGGGTAGGGGTAGCTCATGGAAACAAGATCTGGTAGGAGGGAAGTTGAACAAGATTCAACGGGCATATTGTTCTTCAAGTACGGTGCCGGTAGACGATCTTCCGGATTACTTGTATGAGATAAGGGAATTTAGGGTATGGAATTTGCGTGATGGTGGTAGATTTATAAATACGCAGGAGAGGGCTGATACGTTCGTTAACACGTTTTATGATAAGATGATGTCGTGGAGTTATATAACGATGTCACAGACGGCTTCTGACGGTAACAGGAATCAGTTTTATAAACTTACTTTAGATTTATATACTGCCGTATCTCCTACTAATAAGAGGCCGTCTGGCGTTTATCAGGCTCCTGATGGGTTTGTTAAGGGGGTTAGTAATGGTAATCCTACGACACCTATGGAGAAGGTGTATGTACTTACCAACAACTACGGGCAGACGTGGATCTTGGCCCCTGCCCCGGCTTCTAAGGCTGCCCTTACGAGGGCACGGCGGGCGGGGAAGACCAGGATCACCCCGTTCGTTCTTGGCGTAAAGGATGGGCATGTATCCGTGTTCAGCGGAGATGTTTTAGATGAAAGCATGTCCAAGTACAGTTTTGCCGATAAATACGAGGCTATAGATATATGTAGTAATCTAGGGCTTGATAGTTCACCTGTTGTCGAGTATTTTAGAAGAATAGAGGAGGGAGAGGTATGAAGTTGATATGTAAGGATACGAATAAAGGGTCTATAACCTTTTTTACTAAGGGTAAATACGCTTTTAGGGGCGTTAACAGGAATGATACTACTGATGATGTTCCTGATCCTATATTGGATGGTAATAATTATAATGAGATTATAGGATTTTATTCCAATGCTCCCGGCATGTGCGAGGTTGATTGGGGAGATGGGAATAAAGAGCAATTTCCTTTTGTAAAGTCTAGGAGTGGATCCATATATGGTCAATATAGGTTAATGTTCAGGAGAAGGGATATAAGTTATCGTAAGAATCCAGACAGTCATCCATGGTGGTTTTACAAAGAGGATGGGAGTGAGTATGTTCCCGCCCCCAATCATGCTTATGATGATGGCATGGATAAGGAGCGTGTGATATCCATGTCTTTTACCAATGATGTTACGAGGATGGAATCCTATAGGATTATGATGGTAGGTTTCCCTATACTTGATATGCCTAGCCTTATCAATATAATTATAAGTATTCCTGGGGATCGTACCATAACAGATATACCAAAGGATAGGATAATGAGATCGGTAAATATAGAGCGTATAACATTAAGTGAGTTTGGTGTGGATACGTTGACGTCCATCCCGGAGGATTGGAATAGACTAACTAAATTGAAAGGTCTGAATTTGTCCAGGTCTATTGACTTTAGTGATACCGAAGCTTCCAATATAAGGAAATTCCCTTCCATGTGGCCTAATTTGGAGATATTGCATTTAGCTGGTGGAAGGGTTAGGGTATATCCAAGGGAATGGCTGTCTTTTAGCAAGCTAAGAGAATTATATATATCCCCGGGAGTGGCTATGCCATCGTTTGATCCTAATACATGCCCGGCTATGGATGAGGTGGATAAGATAAATTCTAGTTTAAAAATTTTCAGTCATATAAACAGATGGTATGGATCTGTCGTGAGTTGGCATCCGTATATGAGTGGTAAGGGGTTGGAAAACATTGAGAGTCTCGACGCTTCATACAGTTATAGTAATATAGATGTAAGTAATCTCCCGGATTATATATATGAGATGAGGTCTATGAATAGCTTTGATATGTATCTAAGCTTGTTAACCCAAGGCCGATGTGATACGTTTATATCGACATTATATGAGAAGGTGATGGGATTTGATTATCTCACTATGTCCTCCGTAGCTTCCGATGGCAAAAGAAATCAGTTTTATGGATTGTATCTAAGTATGTATTTTGCTTCCAATCCTGGTGATAAAAGACCTAGTGGCGTATTACAGGCTCCCTCTGGTTTTATAAAGGGTCAGTCTAATGGCTCTCCGTCGACTCCTATGGAGATGGTTTATGTGCTTATGAATAATTATGGATGGAGGTTTAGTATGGCACCAGAGGCTTCGGTGTTAAGGTCAATACGATCTTCTGATATTGACACGAGGTCGTATAAGCCATATAAGCTTATTGTATTTGACGATGGGCGTACCTTTGTAGGCAATGGAGATGTTTTAGCTCATGATACGGATAAGGTATTATCGTTTGGGGGTCAACCAGAAGGGGAGTATTTGTGTGATTCTATGGGATTGGACAGGAATGTTATTGTAGAATATTTTAACAAGATAGGTAATGGCTAAAACATTATATAAATATGAGGCATCATCCAACAAGTTCGTGTGGTTCACCACATGGGATAGGGCACTTAGAAATTATTATACCGATGATTATAATTATGTACCCGATCCTGTCGTTGGTAATCCTTTTAATACGTATGTTGAGTTTAGATCCAGAAAGCCCGGTATGGCTAATGTGGATTGGGGGGATGGAATAAAGGAACAGTTTCCTATGACCAAGGTACAAGGGCAGGATAATTATCGTATTATATTCCGTTCTTTGGCTATACAATACCGTAAAAATCCCAATACAACATGGTGGTTTAGAAAGGAGAATGGATCGCAATACGTACCTGTGGATAATCATGCTTACGCTGATGGGAGGAGGGACGTACAACGGGCTGTGTCGATAGATTTTACTTGTGATATTTATTATGCCGATATCCAAGTTTGCAAGATGACATCTTTCCCGATTGTGGATATACCAGGACTTGAGTTTTTGATCGTATCCCATACGCTGTATGTTAATGACGGTATACCTGTAGACAAGTTGTCAAGATCCAAAAAGTTAATTTATATCGATCTTCAAAATATAGGGCAAAGAATGACCGTAATTCCTGAGGCTATAACCAGTAAGACAGAGGTATATTATTTAAATATGTTTAATATGCTTGATCTTAGGGATATAGAATATAGCGGGATAAGGAATATAAAGAATATGAAAAATCTTCAAACCCTTGAATTGTCTTCATGTTATTTGGATAGGTATATAAAGGAGTTTAATGATCTTCCTAAATTAACTTCGTTGAGAATACATCCTGGCCCTTCTGATATGTGGAATTATTTTGATATAAATACCCTCCCTTTTTTCGAGGTAGATAAGATAAATCCTAACATTACTAATTTTGGTTTTTTAAATGACTGGGTAAGTGGAGAAAGGAGGACGGGTTGGAATGATGATAATATGTCGGGTAGAGGATTGGATCATCTTGCAGGTTTTATCGCCAATCATAGCAATAGTCTTAGAATGGATAAGCTTCCGGATTATATTTATGAGATGAGGGCTATTACAGTGTTTCACGTGAATGCATCTACTCATAGCCAAAAAAGATCAGATGATTTCGTGAACTCTTTCTACGACCTTGTTGTAGGATGGGATCAGATTACCATGGCATCCGTGGCCAAAGATGGGGAAAGAAATCAGTTTTATGGACTTGCGGTTTCTATGTATGATAGTCAATATCCTTACGAGAATCAGCGTCCTTCCGGCACGGAGCAGGCCTCAGAGGGATTCGTGAAAGGCTCGTCCAACGGGTCTCCCGCTACACCTATGGAGAAGATATATGTGCTAAAAAATAACTACGCCCAGAGATGGACGATTAAACCAGAATAATATTATGAATATCAATATTTTAAAACTAAATTGGGGGGGGGTAAAATCCTATTTGCCTTATGATGAGAAGAAGGATGTTACCCAAAAGGAAGGTAATAGAGGTATTCGAGGAATTATCTCCTCAGGATAATGGATATTGGACGGTTCCTGATGGGGTCTATGAGGTTGAGTTCGCGTTGGTCGCCGGAGGTCTTAATGGAGAATATTCCGATATATATAATGCCGGGAGTGGAGGTAACGGAGGTGGTGTACTGACTGGGACTATATCCGTAAATCCAGGTGTTACATATAGGGTGGTTGTAGGAGATATAGGTGGTGATAGTATATTCGGTATATATCAGGCTATTGCCGGTAAAGGTGGAAGAGGCGGATATGGAGTTGAAGGGGATGGTCATGATCCTTCCCCGGGAAATCCAGGGCAAGATGGATCATATGTTTTTAATAATAAGTATCCTGATCGTTATCCTTATCCTATGGGCGCTGGTGGTGGATCGGGAGCTTATACAAGAGGATGGGATAAAGGCTTTTTATCCGGAGGTAAAGGTGGCAATCACGGAGGAGGTGATGGGGCTGGAGCTGAGGATACTGAGGGTGTTACTATTAATGGCGAAAATGGAGGTAATGCCACTTATTATGGTGGTGGTGGTGGAGGAGCCTCTAAAGCTTCTAATAGTGGGGCTACGAGCGGTCGAGGAGGATCAGGTTATCGTGGTATTATTATTTTGCATTATTTAAAAAACGGATAATATGGATAGAAATAGTATTATAAAAGAACTAGGTTCGTATTTTGATATAGTGGAATTAGTATGTCCTCATACATATAATAAGTGGAAGGACAGATCGTGGCAGTTTCTTGATACAGCGTTTCTCCATAATCTTCTTATATTACGGAGGGATATAATCAAACAGCCTATGTATTGTAATAACTGGGATAAGCAAGGGCAGTTTTCCCAACGTGGTCTTAGATGCAACATCTGTCAGATAGTTAAGGATAAGAAAGATGTTTATCTATCCGCTCATGTGTTGGGTAAGGCTGGTGATTTTGATGTCAAGTCGATGACGGCGGAACAGGCTAGAGGCTTGATCTTGGATCATCAAGATATGTTACCATATCCTTTCCGGCTTGAGGGGAAGGTGGGTTGGTTGCATTTTGATAGCCTTGATACTAGGAACGGTATACACGCCGTGGTGTTTTAGGGACTTAATGGTATAGTAGTTAACTTTGCGAGTAGGGTACAAAATGAAAGACAAAGACATGATAGAGCGAGTAGGGGCTTTGTGGAATATTGCGCTTGCGTATGGTGCCTCTTGTTGGGCTTATTTCCAGCCGGTACACCATTTATTAATTGTATTACTTATAGTATTAATAGCTAATTTTTTGGCTAGGTTAGCGCAAAGCATAAGGGGCTGGAAGCTCCGTAGAAGCCGTAGGAGGAGGTTTAGTTTCAAGAGATGGTTTAGGGAGGTCAGGTTTACTGATATTCTTAAGGAGTTCGCTTTGTCCTGTTTTATAGTAATGACATTATGTGTTATATATAAGACGTTATACCCGATCGAGGAGGAGGCTAGCATGATACTTACCGTTACCAAATATGGGGTGTATATAGCACTTGTTGGATATGTGATGCTTTTCCTGAATACGATAGGGGATGCTTTCTCTGACGCTTATTTGGTGAAGGTATTCAAGGCTGTGTTCAAGAGAATAAACGTGTTCAAGATGTTTAGCTTCTCCAAGAACATACCTGATGAGACGTTTGACGATATAAGGAGGATTGCTGATGATGAGGTTAAGGATAAGTCTTAGGGCGATTTTTTGTTTAGGTCTGTCGCTATTCCTGTCCTCTTGTGGAAGCAGGAGGCAGGTTAGCGAAACGTCTATTGATAGCCGGTTGATCAGCAGGATAGAGACGATGATAGATGAGGTTATAGACCGTAAGGTGGTGGAGATAAAGACATCTGATCTTAATGCCGATATCGTTATAACTGAGAGGAAGTTCGATACGGACAAGGATGTTGATCCTGCCACGGGGGAACGGCCGGTGTCCTCGCAGACAGATACCCATATCGTCATTGGCCGGCGGGACAGCACGGTGACAGCCGATTCCCTTGGAGTTAATAAGACAAGGAATGATATAAAGGATCTGGATAATAAGACAAATATCAAATCCAAGGACGTAGATGATAAGAAGGAATCAAGATGGCCTATAGTGTGGATAGTAGCTGGTATCTTGATGATATTGTTGGTATTGGTGTATATATTGAAAAAGATAAAGGTTTTATGAGAAGAAGAATGTTGAATAATGGAAGTGATGGTCTTGTTGATCAACACACAAGATTCTTGATGAGATTTGACAATGATTTTAAGGTTGATGGATACCCCCCCCCTAATATCGAGGATGGTTTAGAGATCAAGGGAGGAGAGTTTGTTACCGATTCTATAAGAACTGGATATAAATACACAAATACGTCTAATTCTTATGGGATGATTAATACATCTAGTACATTGTCACCTGATCTATTTGGTGATGGAGATCCATTTACCATTGATTTTTGGTATAAACCATTAGTCGTTATTAACGCTTGTTCTGTTGGCCATGAATGGTATAATGGTATTTTTTATTTTGGTATAGCTGGTGATGCTGGTGATTTAGGTTTGTTTTTTGCTACTCAAAGAGGAGCGTATGGAGGTAAAGCATCTGATGCTATTATTGGTAGGTGGTATCATATAGCTATGGTTAGGGTTAATTATACATTATATGGTTTTGTCGATGGCAAACGGTCTGTTTCATTCCCATGCTCTAATATTTCATTGAGATATAGTAATATAGATTTTAATAGACAAAGGGATGGTAGTAATAGGGCGTCTTTTGTAATAGATAATTTTAGGATAAGTGATGTAGCTAGATGGACGTCTGATTTTGATCCTCCTAAATAAAAAGGGACTATGATCTCTCACCGTCCCTTATCTAATTAGTTTTTAAAGAATATGCAAATAGCATAGAGGTCAGTCCATGATTCGAACCGGGGTGTATGGTTTTGCAGACCACCGACTAAACCAACTCATCCAACCGACCGTGACGCGAATATAAAGATTTTATTTGACCAGATGACTTAATTAACCATCTTTTTAACTAACAACTTCCCTTAAAGCCAAATAGTTCTTATTTAACTTCTGGAATCGTAGAGATAATTGTATAGACAAGTATTGTTTTTAGGTGACTCTTGTTGGAAGCCAATGAACAAGGTGGCGGCGTCATAGCGTGGGGCTGGTGGTTGCCTTCCATGGCCGGCCAGGAGCGGAGCGACTCACGACCCACCCTGCCGATTCCCTTTGGCACTTCACGCTTTAGCGCAGAAAAGAAGTAAACATATAGGATCATTATGTTTAAAGATAGTAGTCATCTGCCAAATAAGATCGAATGTAAGGATATAGTAAATATCTAAATAATACAATCATAAAGAGTCTTGAGTGGGATTATTAAGATCTTTATCTGCCAACATACTACTCATTTTTAAATTAATGTTTTTTGGATGTCTACTTTAGATAATAAAAGGCGTTAGCTAACATCATTTCATTAATAGGGTTATTAATTAGAAATTGGTAAGAATTAAATAAAGGAATGCTTTATAATGAGATTTGCTTCAGAAAGAGGCGAAGCTTCTTATTACACATGTCACAAAATGGACAACTGTGTTTCAGCAAGTTATGTTATTAATGAAATAATAATGGTGATATATGGGAAAATTAATTCATCTTATTCTTTTAAAGGTCTTATATTTTGCTTATATTTGAAGTGGACAAAATATGAACAATATGAATTTCGACTTGAATTATATAAGGAAATGCTCTTCTATGATAAAGGAATTTCCGGTGTATACCGAGGCTGAGAAGAAGCAGGTAGATGAGGGGTGTACTTGCATTAAGCTATCTAAAGGTCAGCCTATATATCCGCGTAATTTCAAGAAACGTAGAGATACTTTCGCTGGCGCTGATTATACCACGGCTAATCCTAGGAACATCAGTCCTGATGATATTTATATACCTCCCTACTTTAGGCTTAAGATTATTATGGCTATTATCATCAACTTTGATAGAGCTATAGTGTTTAATAGGATATCTGATAAAGATTTTAAGCTAGGTATGACGTACCGGTTTATCTATGAGTATGTAGGATCGTTTAAGTGTTTTGAGAAGGCTTATAAGATGATATCGATGGTAGTTGATAGCGAGTTGTCGATCATGAGATCAATCGGTGATTATAATTATAAGTGGAATATTCGCAAGGTTTATCCATCATGCTTTGTAGGCAAGGCTAAGTTCAGGTATATTGGCGGCGAGGACAATGCACCTGTAAGTTCAAAGGGGAGGGCTAATAAAGCTAGAAGAGCCGTTGTTGACTACAAAGTTATGATTATGGTGAATATCATAAATACCAGATCTGCGAGTAAGATAAGGAAGATGATTGACTCTGATGGTAGTCTTAAAAACAATGGCAAAAGGTTTGACGGCAGGAATGATAAAGTTCTTTTCAGTATATTCAATAGTCATTTGATTCACGAGGGGTTTAAGGAAGTTAAAACCTCGTCCTTATATAAGTACTTGAAAGAGGCCTTAGATTTTTTAGGTGTAAGTCTATTAGAGTTAAGATCTATTGCTGATAGAGCTATTTCTGACATAGAGGAGGGCAAGGAAGGATATGAGCCTGGTCTATGCTCTTATGATGACTGTTTTGATATTAATTCTTTTGTGGAGGATTCGTGATGAGTAATCTTATTATTGTAAGAAGTGGTGATATATATGTCATATTTAACCATGATAATGATATGTTTAACATTCAAGAGCTATCTGATTTTATTGGATGTAAGAGTGTTTTATCGTCTATTGTGAAAGATCCGCTAAATGGGGCTATGTATATTGTTGAGGATGTATCTGGGCAGAAGTGGGGTGATATCGTGGCTTTGGTAAGATTCGGTTGTATGGTGAATAAGTCTATTGTAAAGGATTTGATCATTAAGTCTATTAGGTTATGGGTGGAGATATGTGACTTCTCTTATGATGATACCGATCCATCTACATCCGATCCTATATACGATACGTTCCTTTTTAAGAGTTATATGTCTGTAGCCGGGGACAACCCTGACCTTAACAAGTTTATTGTATCCCTTAGAGGGAGGATGCTTAAATACGATCTAAGATCTCTTTATCTTTACCTAGCTATATTCATGGCTATCAACGGAGGCATTCTTCTTAGCGAGGACGATCTTCTTGCCGCTCTTATCTTATGATTGTATTTGTGATGTTGATCAAATTAGTATCTTTGTGAAAAAGATACGAGATGAATCAGATTAATATCATACCGAAGATAATTCATGATAAGTTCGCCGCTAGGATTATCATGGATGATTACGATATAGAGAAACCTATCGTTATTACTGTCGTGGCTAGACGTAACGATGGTGAGTATAATACCCAGATATTGACATACCCGACATCGGGCGTTGATTATGAGGGTAATGTAAGGATGGTGTTTTTCGATGTTGCTAGGTCTCATGTTTGCCAGATAACATCGGTATTTATCAACGGGCATGAGGTCAAGACATATTATACCGATATCCCGGATCTTGATATGCAAGCCCGTTATGACGATAGCTTATGCCGGTACGATAAGAAGGTTAATATGAATGATATTCGGCTGTCATTTCAGGTGCTAGAGACACGTGATCCCAAAGTGCTTCAGGTATTGGATGAGTCTGAGTGGGGGCTACTAGAGGACAGGAAGGCGATTATCGAGATCACTACGCCGGGCATGTCCGACCCCGTTACGTTGTTCCTTGGCAAGAATCAGGTCAATACCTTTACTAGCCTAACACTAGGCCTTAATTGCTTTAATTACGATGATTGTAATGTCAAGTACCTTGATCTACCTGATGGTATATATGATATCAAGATCATAGGTAGCCCTTCTGTTTACAACTTCAGTCGCAAGTATCTTAAGACGGATCTTATACGCAGACGTCTTGATCGGCTATGGATTAAGACTGATGTCCTATGCGAGGACAAGGATAAGGATCTTATAAATAAGATACAGGAGATGGAAACACTTATGGTCGTGGCTGAGGCTAACGTCAGGCTGGATAATATAGAGGCGGCTCATGAGATCATTGATCGTGTAGGAGAGCTTCTTGAGATGGCTACTAATTGCGTGGATTGTTGAATTTTAAAGATATAATTATGGGTTGTAATACTTGTAAGGAAAAGGCGTTAAAGGCCGAGAGAGAAAGGATTGAGAGAAGTATGATGAATCGTCCTTCTTCTACCGTTGTTAGCGATAGGGAATATGCTTCTAGAAGCACCGCCGGTTGTATGGTCATGCTCGATCCGTTGAAGACAATGGAGCGTGACGTGGTGAGCATATACAAACAGACCCGTACCATAGGTGACGTGGGTATCGTCTATCTCAACATGCAGAAGAAGATCCGTGAGTGGATCAAGAACCTGCCATATGGATGCCCGCCTGATGAGGAGGTACAAGAAATGAGAAAGGAGATTCTGGATGGGCGCGCAATCTATATCAAACCTTGATAGAATAGATCTATGTAAGGTCGTAGATGAGTGGTTATCTTGCCAATGGGGTAGATACATGAGGTATCATAGGTATAGGATCGGGGACAAGCCCGATGTATCTTATTGGGGGAAGATAATTCGTCTGCAAAGGTCATTATGCGATAATGATTGCGGGTTATGCCCGGATGAGATAAGATCGTTAAAGGAACATATTAACAGGTTGCTAGTATGAAAAAGTATAATTGTTCACATATAACTCCGTCCACTTGCGTGCCTTACGAGGGCGATCTTCCAGAGTGGTCAAAATATAAGGACTCTGGTGAGTGCGTTATGATCTCCGACGTGATAGAGGAGATCTATGAGGAGCTTATCCGTATCAGGGAGGCTATAGATGTCCGGGATCTTGGTGAATCTTGCGTGAAGGTAAATGGTGATAAGACTGTAGCTAAAATCCTTTATGCGTTAGAGGATAAGATATGCAATGGGTAACGAGCCATAGTCCAAAAATGGACGATGGTGATAATCAGATGTATAGATATTGATTTATGAGGATTGCTAGATGTTAAGCCACTGTAAATCAAGTATCCAATTTGCAGGGAGTCTTCTAAACAAGTAGGTTAGATAGATACTCTTGTAAGTTGTAAAGTATCTTTATGCGTTGGATATAAAAAATAGCCAATTGATTTGTCATAGACGATTCAATTGGCTATTTTTGTATATCCATCATATCTCACGATATAATGGATATAGGTTATTTATTATGAGTGCAAATATAATTATTTCCAATGATTCTACGAAGGCTAGTAGTGGAATTTTGGCGTCCAGATCCAACGAAAAAGGATTATCTACAATATTTAGCTACAATGGTAGTGATATAACTTTCAAAACAGAGAACGGTATTACTTATGTGAATGCTACCGAAATGGCGAAGCCGTTTAAAAAGAGACCAAATGATTATTTATCGTTATCTTCTGTAAATGAGTTAATTAATGCCATTACCAGAAAATATGGTAATGCTGATTTTCAGCCTGTTACGATTATCAGGGGTACGGTTAATCCTGGCACATGGATGTGTGAGGATCTGGCTTTAGATTTCGCTCAGTGGCTTAGCGTTGATTTCAGGTTATGGTGCTTGGACAGGATTAAAGAGCTTCTCACTACAGGCAAATGCGTGATTCCTGATTTTAATGATCCTCCCGCCGCTGCTGAGGCTTGGGCTAAGGAATATCGTGGCAGGGTTGCCGCCGAGAAGCTGGCGTTAGAGGAGAAGGCTAAAGCTGAGGAGGTGGCTAAGGTTCTTGAATCGAAGAGAGAGGATATAGAGTTTTCCGAGTCATTTATCATGTCTGGAGAGTCAGATTTGCTGATAAGGGATTTGGCCAAGAAACTTGAGCAGAATGATATAATCATAAGTGATAGATGTCTACGTGATTTTCTTGTTAAGATAAAGATAATAGTCAAAAGGGTTAAGGTTAATGGAGATTGGGAGATTACGGCTAATGCTGTAAGGAAAGAGTTTGCTCATTATCGTGATAAGAATATATGCACCGAATCTGGTAAGGTTATATATGCTAGGACTATTTACATAACAGGCAAGGGATATAAATACATATTGCCATCTATAAATGGTAGCAAGAAAAGTGATTTCATATTGTGTGGAGGTATGTTTAGGGACTATGGGGTGTTCGCCGGATCGGAGTCGTTTAATCACTGGGATAATTAATTCCATTTTTGCCCAAAAATTGAATCAGGTAACTGCGTATTTGCATTTACGGTTATGTGTCTCATATCGGTAAAATATTTATCTTTGTGACAAAGTGAATTACGATGATATATGGAAATAAAGAAATAGTACGGACGTTCACCAGAAACAACCCACCTGCCGGGTACGTGGGCGGCTCTGTTGACTACCGGGTCCCGGCCGATGTTTATTTTGGCGATACGCAGGAGGAGGCTGACAGCAAGGCTGAGGATGATATCAAAGCTAATGGTCAGGACTACGCCAACACATATGCCGACATAATACCGTCCGTATGGTATAATGATCAGGTATGCGATGAGTTTATTAAGAACAATTGCGTAAGCGGTAAGGGATCCAAGGAACAGATATGTGTAGAGAAAGGTAGGTTTGTGTCATACGTATCCAAGAAAGACGCCAATGATAAGGCGATGGTTGAGCTTGGAAGGATCGGGCAGGGGGAGGCCAACGCCGTTGGGACATGCTGTAAGGACTGGGCCTCACAGCCTCTTCGTGGCGTTTTCTACAAGAACGATTGTGAGGCTGGGACATCAGGTAAAGAAGGTATTGTGTATGAATTGCCAGCCGGAGCCGTCATATCCGATATATCCCAGATTGATGCTGATACGTTAGCTTATAGGAAGTTCATGAAAGAAGGACAGGAGAAGGCTAACTCCGAAGGTAGTTGCTCCCCTGTATTCTATAATACTACGATCGGTGATTGGTTTGAGAAGGTATGTCCGTTTGGATATAAATCAGGTAGGGTATATTATTCTATCAAAGCCAATAGGTTTAGATCATGGATATCAGTAGAGGATGCCAACGCCAAAGCCCGTGAGGTTTTGATGGTAGAGGGGCAGGAGTACGCCGATCTTAATCTTGAGTGCGAGAAATGGATTGAGAATATTGATCAAGAGGATCAATGTTATTGGTAAGAATGCGTTTGTGTTTTCCATAATGTTAGATTAGTGTTTGGAGGTAGGGGCTTATGGTCTCTACCTCTTATTGTTTCATGCGTCTCGTTGTCTTATAATCAAACCAAATAAGTATCTTTGCTAAAAACATTAATATTATTAATATGTGTAATACAGGTGGTTGTTGTCATGATCATTCGAGGGAGCGTCCTAAAGAATGCTGTCATGGCGTTAAGATAGATAGGTTTCTTAACAAATGCCCTGAGGATCCTTGTGATCCTTGCGATAGGGATTGTCAGGACGAGCCTTGTGTTGGCTATGGATGTCCTATAGTTTTATATGATAAATGCGTCTTATACTCAGGTGATGAGTTGGTGGTGGACGGTATAGAGAAAGGCACTGATATCTCTGTCGTTGTAGACTCATTGAGGCGTATTATAGCGTCTAGGGATAAGCAGATAGATTTATACCATCGCGAGGTTCTGGATTTGAAGAAGATTATAAACGAGCTTGTCAACGCCGGTAATGGCGGTGGCGATAGCGGAACTGAAGAGGAGGTATGGTAACAATGAATGGTTGTAACAAGAAACAATACAGGCCTACTGTAGACGATACGAAAGTACCGTGCTCTACGTACATGAGCACCGACTGTGTTTATCCAGGAGACAAGGTACGTGTGGAGTCATTGGGATTATCTCCCAGCTGCGATATGTCTGATGTCCTTAACGCTATGATAAAGGCTATACGGGACAGGGATGCTGAGATACTTGAATTAAGGAGAATGATTAATAAATTGATTTGATATGAGGAATAACTGTAATCCATGTAAGCCGGAATATAGACCGGGGAATGAATGTAGTATCTACAGTTCCCAGATCATATATGATGGTCAGTCTTTTCCTGAGGCAGATATCAGGAACGGAGATGGCATGAATAGCGTAATCGAGTCTCTGGTAAGGAAGCTGGTTGCCGTATCTGGAGCAACGGCGTCCATCCAAAGGGATTCGTTTAAGGGAGTGCAGGCCGTAAGGTTAAGATACGAGCCTCTGAATGTTCTTAGCGTGACCTACTGCGGTACTATCGTACCTAACGACGGGTATGTCGTTTCTGGTAGATCCATTAAGTTCAAGAAAAGGTATTGCATGGGCGATGAGTTCGCTGATGTTAATATCGTATATACTACATTGAATAGTAATATTTTAAATACTTCATGCTATGGCTAAGAGAGTGTATGATACGGTCTTGGCTTCCGAGTGTGACGGTTGGGTATGTGGTGAGACACTTAAGAAAGGGTCTGTCCCAGCAGACAGGTTGGAGCTTGATTCTTTTTCAGAGGCCGTCAGGGAGCTTATAGAGCGTTTTTTCGAGGAGGGATGGTTGCCGGACATGATCTGCGATCTTGGTTGTGGTGGCGCCAGCGTGTTTGAGATTAAGCCTACTAACTTCGAGTATCCTCCTGAGGGCGGTGAGCAGATTCTGGAGATTATCGTAGGCAAGAGTGATAAATGGACTATAACTCAAGCGGAATGATATGAATAATTTAAAAGATATTCTTGCTAAGATCGAGCAAGGCTCCTCATGGGTGTCCTACGACAAGATTTCCGGTACCGGTCCCGACAAGGTGGCGATCAAGGTAGAGCCGGGATGGATGGGTAGGTTGCCTAGGGAGACTTACGTAGCGGTCGAGAAAGGCAAGGTAACGAAACTCGCTACCATAACCCAGAAGGGTATGGAGCGGGTGAGCGTGGATCCGGCCAATATCATGTTTGACATGGAGGGCGGGACGGCGGTCATCAACGCCAAGCTTAACTCCGCCTCGGTCAAGGCCTCCTGCCTTACTCTTGGTGGTTCGGTAAGTAAATGCTATATGGTGTCTATGAACGTCAACGGGCTATCCGTTAAGATACCTGACGAGGATAGCAGATACGTGGTGTACGCCGATCCTGAGGATCCGGGAGCCACTGACCTGTATGACGCTAGCTTCGTTATAGCCATGCCTAAGAACATGGATAACGAGGAGCATCATGAGATGTTTGTCTTGAATGGCAAGGTTGTTAATATCAATCAACAGCCTAATGATATACCTTATATTATACTTGATCATGACTTTGATAACGTGACTAGTGAGAACGGTCAGGTCGTTATCGATATCAAGTCCAATACCGAGTATGATATTGAACTGGTATGTTGCACTTGTGGCGATGGCAGCGAGGAGCCGGAACCGGAACCACCCTTTAACGTGGATCCGCAAAGGTTGACGCTTAATAAGGATGGTGATACCCAGATCGTGAGGGTAGAGGCCGGAGATAATGTTTCATGGAGAATAGAGGAGGATTGACATGGCAAGGGAAGTAGATAAGAATTGCGTTGAGGGTAATTGCTTTGCCATTAACGACAAGAGCCATGGGGTAGGCGATAATAAGCTTAACATCGTATACAAGGCTAATTACACCGGTCAGATCTGTACGGCTAAGTTCCGTATAACGTCAAAGGACGGTAGTGTTGTTAAGGAGTATATGATAGCCCAAGATGCCAAGCCCGTTTATTATAATATCAAGATGGTTCAGCCGTTTACCAAGGATGACTGTCTAGCCAACCAGCACGGTTCGGTTGTCTTGTATGTGGTTGAGGAACGGACGTACAAGTCGTTTATCTCACAGGAGGACGCTGACGCTAAGGCTATGGAGGATATAGCTCTTAACGGACAGAAGTACGCTAATGAGCATGGTGAGTGTATAACTGACATCTGGTATAACGAGGAGCAAAGGAAAACCTTTATCCGTAACAATTGTGATAAGTTTAGTGACGGTCAGGAATATGTTTACATCGTTCCTGAGGGTAAGTACGTGTCTTCTATCTCTCAAGAGGACGCCGACAGGAAGGCTCTTGAGGATATTGAAAAGAATGGTCAACAACAAGCTAATCTGGAAGGTGAGTGTAAGCCTAAGGAGAATATCTATTATGGTAAGTTTAGCAAGACCTTTACCCGTAACAATTGCGACTCCACTCAATACGGAACGGAGGTTGTTGTTAACGAGACTATGGTAGAAGGCGACTTCAGGTCTATCGTCTCTCAGGAGGAGGCTAATAAGTTAGCCCAAGCCGCTGTAGAGGCTCATGGTCAGGATATAGCTAATATCAAGGGTAATTGTGAGAAGATACCGGTATTTACCGGATCGTATTCTAAGGTATTCCAGAGAACTAATTGTCCTGAAGGTTCTACGCCTGTTGACTTTACCGTGGATGAGAAGATGTGTACCGGCTATCCGTTCACTTCTACAGTATCACAGGATGCCGCCAATAAGCTGGCGCAGGACGCTGTTGAGGCGCAAGGTCAGGCTATCACCAATGAGCGTGGCGATTGTCAGACTAACGTCTACTATAACGTTAGGATGGAGAAGACAGTCACGAGAAATAATTGTGATGAGTTCCATATCGGTCAACCTTATACTTATGTTGTAGCCGCCGGTAAGTACTTCTCTATTATCTCGCAGGAGGACGCCGACAATAAGGCCAAGGCCGATCTTGAGGCTAACGCCCAACAACAGGCTAACCTTGAAGGTGAGTGTAAGGAGAAGACCGTATATCATGGTAAATACAGTAAGGAATTTACCCGTAACAATTGTGACGAGACCCAGTATGGTACTAAGGTCGTTGTAGACGAGACTATGGTGACAGGAGACTTTAGATCTACCGTATCTCAGGAAGACGCTAATAACAAGGCTAAGGCCGCTGTTGAGGCTCAAGGTCAGGATGTGGCTAACGTGAAAGGTAAGTGTGAGAAAGTTCCTGTATATACCGGTACTTATACACGTACGTTTACCCGTAACAATTGTGGTACTGGCACTGGTGGTACTTATACGGTAAATGATAGGATGGTTGACGGTTATCCGTTCACGTCTACCGTATCTCAGGAGGATGCCAACAACAAGGCTAAGGCTGCCGTTGACGCCCAAGGACAGGCCCTTGCCAATATCCACGCCCTTTGTACGTACACCGGCCGTGCTTCCTTGGAGTTCACGAGAAACAACTGTGGTGAGTGTAAGATCGGATCTAAGGTGACGATCACCCAAGATATGGTAGAAGGACACCCATTCCAGTCTAACGACTCCCAGACCGCCGCTGACGCTATGGCCATGACCGCCGTACAGGCTCAAGGACAGTCTTTGGCTAACACCAAGGGTACTTGCTCTAACGCTACTATGTATACCGGTAGGGCTAGCTTCGAGTTCACTAAGAGCAATTGTGGAGCTAATCAGATAGGAGATCCGTTCACCGTGACACAGGATATGGTCGATGGTCATCCGTTCCAGTCTTGCGTATCTCAGGATGAGGCTAACTTGGTGGCTATGGCGGCTGTCATGAACCAAGGTCAGAAGATCGCCGATGAGCGTGGTACTTGCCATGAGGCTCCTAAATATACCGGTCATTATAGCGAGGCGTTTGAGAAGAATAACTGTCCGTCTGGTCTTATCCCATCTTCAGTTACCGTTACTGAGGCTGACGTGACCGGAGGTCCGTTCTACTCATACGAGAGCCAGCACGCCGCTGATGAGCTTGCCAAGGCCGCTGTCAAGGCGCAAGGTCAGGCTATAGCTAACAATCGTGGCACTTGCGATGAGCTGAAGATATATGTTGGTAATTACAGCAAGGAGTTCACTCCTAAGTGTCCTACTTGTCAGTATGCAGATCCTATCACCGTAACTCCGGATCTTATGGGTCAGTTCTTCACCTCAACCCGTTCTCAGGAAGAGGCAGACGCTTTGGCTAAGGCCTATATCGACAGAATGGGTCAGGCGTTCGTTAACAAGAACTATGATGACACGTGTCATACTAAGACCGAGCAACCGGTATGGGAGACTATCGAGACCGTATGTAAGGACTGTATCTCTCAATTACATCAACGTAACACCAATACCTGTTATACTGATCCTGATAATCAAGAGCGGTATATAGCTGGTGGTAATAATACATGTTTCTGGTTTGGTACGGCATCCAAGGCCTTTACCCGTCAATGTGCGGATGGTGGAGTTGGAAGCTCTGTTACCGTAACTCAGAATGATGTTACGGATCCAAGTCCTAGCTCTGATGGTAAGTTTAAGTCATGTATATCCCAAGCTGACGCTAACGCCAAGGCATTGGCCGCCGTGAACTCTCAGGGTCAGGCCGTGGCTAACTCGAAGGGTACTTGTACGTGGACAGGAAGCTATACCGGACAGGTTAGGAAGAACAATTGCGCTGACGGCGGCGTGGGCGACATGGTATCCGTAAGTAGCAGCAAGCTTCCGGGACACCCGTACACCTCCACCGTTTCCTTGGCTGACGCTAATAAGAAGGCTGAGAACGCGGTTCGTGGATCTGATGGTCAGGCTTACGCCAATAAGAATGGAGGATGTACATGGACTTACGTGGCAAGCCGTGACTTCTATAGGAACAATTGCGCCGGAAGCGGGGTTGGTCAGAGAATAACAGTGACCTCTACGCAGGTTAACGGCGGTACGCCTATCACCAGCAAGGTTTCTTTGGCTGATGCCAGAAGCAAGGCCGAGCAGATCTTAGACCAGAAGGGACAGGATTACGCTAACCAACATGGAACTTGTGTATGGACCGGTACTGGAAGCGCTACATTTTATAAGGATAATTGTGGTACATGTAAACATGGTGTCGCTCTATCCGTTCCTTATAGCGCCTTAGGGTTGTCAGCGTTGACATCTACCGTATCTCAGGCGGATGCCGACAGCAAGGTTCAAAACGCTTTCAAGAATGATACGGCGACTAAGACCGCCGCTCAGGCTTACGCTAACAAGAATGGTGATTGCGCCGATGACGATGATACCCCATCTTATGATGATTGGAATTATTATTGTAGTGGATGTGATTATCGTAGGAGTAGGAATCAGACCAATCCTTGCTCTTCAGCCCCAAATCAAGATGAGTTGGTTGAGTCCGATTCAAGGTCTTGTGGATGCGGATGTGATAATACATACCATATGGATAATAGTAGGTGTAATAATGGTAATAGCGAGGAGCATTATTCTAGCGAGTGCGATCCTACGGGATATTGGCAGAATGGTGGCGAGCATTGTTGTAATCCACATGACTACACTATCTATACCAATGAGGTATGTAAGGGATGTTCGGGTAGTTGTGGTGACGTGTGCGTTCCTAGCAGCCCTATGAAGGTTGTTTCTGCCGGAGAATATTGCAGGAGCACGACTCAAGATGCGTCTAGCGCCGCTTATGATGCTTATTCTAGCACTAAGGAGGCTCTTCAGATTCTTGTTAATGCTAGAACATGCCCTCAAATGGTATGTAATGATTATGTAGAGGCTACCGCTACCAAGCAAGGTTGTCCGTCTAACTGTACGGCTCCGAAGGCTTCCGCTTACTGGGTTTCTGGCGGACACAATGGCGCTTGGTGTGAGTGTAATGGTGATAAGGCCGCACTTACCGCCGCGGCACAGGCTGACGCACAGAGACTAGCGCAGGCAAGAGCCAACGCTATGGAATGCGA